CGAAAGCCGCTCGTTCTACTAAATCATGTTCAGATTCAGAACGCTCTGAATAATGTGGGAGATTATAATCTCCAACAAAATCAGTGCTCAAAGCAGAAGGCCAAACTTCATTACCATGGTAATCTACAGAATAACTAGTATACATAATATATTTAGTGTCAAAATCAAAAATAGTTCCATCAAATAATCTAATAGGTACTATCATATTATTCCCCTCTGGGTTAAACGTCTCTATGACTTATTATACCAAGATTTTATTAACTTGTCAAATCATTTTGGAACTTTTTATATGCACGAGTTGCGGACAAATCAATCTTACCATTCTGGTCAACAATTAGGTCAGAAGTGTCGCGCTTAGTAAACTTATACATGTGCGCCCAAGGTTCATATAGAAACTTGGTTTCAAACTTACCGACTTTTCCAAAAGCAGAATTGATATGTTTATCAGTGATTGCGGTAAAATCAGTATCGTTGATAGAGCAAGTAATATATCCAGGGGCATCAATGATTGATCCGTGATTGTGGCCATGTATGTTTACAACCCCACTAGGCCAAATTGCTTGCGGGAAATGGCTTACAATTAGTCGTTCACTAAGATAAATTGGATGCCAATACACTTCATCAAAGTAAGCTTCAAACTTGTCTTTATCTTCAAACCTATCGTGGTTTCCTGCAATAAAAATAAGTTTAGCCCCTGAGGCAATTAGAGGAAAAGTCGCAGATGGAAGAAAACTAATATCTCCGAAGTCGCCCAAGAAGTAAAACGTATCTCCCTTTTTCATTTTAGCGGCCCATTTATAGATTGTATCAATAATGGCTTGATCGTGCTCTTGAATAGTTTTAAACTGTGTGCGTTCCCAATTGATAATAGATTCATGTCCAAAATGCCAATCAGAAGAAAAATAATTAGTCACGATTCCTCCACTTTCCTACAAAACAATAGTACGCAAATCCAATAACAAAAATTACATATCCAATCAGAATAGCATCTTCAAACATTATTTGCTCCTATAATATTTCTTCCAATGATTATAAGCTTCTTCTTCAGAATCAAAACACTGTTCCCGCACCCAGTTCCACTCCTTGAATCGCTCCCATGAGCCATCAAAGATATAATCGTTGATCTCCCAGCTCTCGGTATACTTGCGGTGGAGATTGCCTTTCTGCGGCCAATCAACATTGGAGTCACTGTTGAGGTACCGCCGCAAACGCCTATTAGCCATCTTCTTAGTATACGCTCCAGGGCAGCACTTCCACCAAGGATGCTTCTTATAGCTGCGGGACATGCTTACTCCTTATCGTTGTCTTTTGGATAGATAATTGTCGAAGTCCAATAATAGGGGTCTTTAGGTTTGCGAGTATAGCCATAGTATCTATCATTACTGTCACTATACTTCATACCAATATAGCAGATAGCCCCCATGAAAATTAGAAAAGCAATAAAACAAATTCCACCAATAATGTCTGCAATCATTTCTTTTCCTTTCTTTATATATTAAATTATACTATATATAGAAAAAGCCGTCAATGAATATTTTAATTCATCAACGGCTTGTGTGTTTTATGGCCGAAGGTAGAGTAATCGAAACTCACAGACTTATCACCTGCCATCTGTTTTCCAAACAGAGCTGCTACCTTAGCAGTTTACCTTCGTTTTATTCAATATTTTTCCAAATAAATCCTGCGCAGGTCTGTCTTTTTCCTCTACAAACTTCACTAATATGTCTTTGAGCATCTTTCCAATTTTTTACTAGTCCTTCATCTTGTAGGAAAAAAGCTGCTTGTCTATAAGAGTCAAAAGAATATAATTCTTTGCCTGTTTTTTTGTCTATTTGTAAAACTTTTTTTGGTTTATTATAAAAATCTATTTGAAGATTATAAGCTTTTATTATTTGATTTACTGTTGTTATTGAACACCCTACATTTTTAGAAGTTTCTTTAATACATTTTGTTTTATAAAGCTCTTTAATAATTTTTTCTTTATCGTATTTACAACGACCTTTTCCTCCAGTGGTTGCGTTATATCCATTATGATAAGTATTTAATTTTTCAATCCAGTAAATTTCTCTTTCGTCTAAGTCTTTATCGTCACATTCTTCTAATTGAGAAATTATAAAATTTTCCACTCCATATTTATTGAACGCTAGATACAAAGGAAAATGTTTTCTATCTTTTTTATTTTTTTGTTTTTTGTGTTCTTTAAATCTTTGTTCTATAGAATAAGTGGTTTGTCCTACATACTGTTTTCCATTAATTTTATTTGTAATAACATATATATAAGCCATATATAATCCTTTCTAATATTCTATTATATATGACTTTTGGCGGAGTGTAATTATATATTTCTGACCACTCCGCCCAAAAAATTCTAGTGGCGGGAAACTGAGGTGTCCATCCCCATCGCTTGCGCGACACATTGTTTTCGAGGCAAGTCTGGAGGGCGCTCCAGTTAGCTTCCCAGTATATGTTCTGCGGAAGTTACAGGATTTGAACCTGTACTGGAGTTCTTGCCCCAGGCTAAGGATTAGCAATCCCACGCTTTACCATTCAGCCAAACTTCCATAGAAAATATACCCAGTAGTCGGTGTAAGATTCGAACTTACATTGCGCTCTAATCTGGAGCTACAAGTTTATAAGACTTGGGTTCTACCATTGAACTAACCGACCATTGGATATATTCTTTCAAATATATCCTATAAAATTAAATCATGTTAACAATATCATCCAAAAGAACAGGAGTAAGGTTGTTAGTATCTACTCCAATATGAAATTCATGATGACGCATTTCGTGCGGTGCATTGCTATGAACATGTCCATACAGATAAATACAATCATCATAGTTCTGCCCAAAGAACTCAGTTGCATTCTTCCAACCATCATTCTTAAGATGATTCTGCTTAGGGCCACTATCACCTTCTACAGGATAGTGATTCATCACAATAAACTTTTCTTTGTAATAAAGAATATTGTAATCCTCGATAGCAATGACCTTCTCAGGATAATGCTGATATATCTTGATTTTGCTATCAGTGTCATGGTTTCCAGTAATTAGGTAAATCTTTCCATTCAAACGATTCAGGATAGGTTGAACACCATCGGCCGCACCCATAATAAAATCGCCAAGAACAAAAATAATATCTTCAGGAGAGACAACAGAATTCCAAGCATTAATCATCATTGTATCATGTTCACCCTGCGAGTGAAAAGGGCGAGTAGAAGTCTCATACTTAGCCCATATGTTGCGGTTTTGAAAATGCTGGTCGCTCGTTACCCAAATCTTCACGCTATCTCTCCTTTCGTTGTTTCGATAATTATATTATATAATAGATTTTGTTATTAGTCAAGAAAAATCTTTAAATATGACAATCAACTGCAACAATTTCATAATCGCCATTAGAATATGGAAGAATAAACCGCTCAGCGAAATGGTCTACCCAATCAAGCAGATCATCGCCAGTTTCGTCGCTAAGGCCCCACCAGCCCATTTCTCCAACTTCGTGCCACTCGCCATCAGGAGTAACGATTGCCCGCATCCAAGGAGTTGACTTGATTCGAGCGTAGTTTTCAGCACTGCCATAAAGCCCTTTTAGATACTCTGGCTTATAAAACGCAAAATCATAGTTTTCATCGAAAGAAAAGTCTTTGCCAGCTTCCCAATCTTTCCACTCTTGGAGCTTCTTATTATAATACGCTTTATCAATGGCAGTATCATAATCCTTTACATTAATAGTGTTAGCTCCGTCAAAGTAGCCATCCCAGCGGCCACCGATCACCCACCAATCCCACTTAGCATTTTTATTATACCAATAGCCTGGCTTTCCTTCGGAATAAGTATATCCGTATGTACGAACATACTCTTCCATTGTAGGATAAAGAACAGAATAGGGAACTTCAACCTTTACCCATTCTTCTGGAATATCCTTTTCCTTTTCCCAAGAATGTCCGCCCTCTTTTTGCTTGCGGGGAATCTTAGAGCTATATTCCGCAATTAAATCATCATCTTCAGTGCGATACATCGTTACACTGTTATTCAGATACTTTTCACGAATTTCTTCAGAGCAATCTTTAAAATCATATTCCGCAGTCTCATCATAGGGCGCAAGAATACTCTCAAGAGTATCATAATTAGAATCTTTAGGAACAACTACTCCAACAACAAAATGGCTCATTTTAATCCTCCCAAATATCTCCGTACTTCGCATGAATCTTTGGCTTATACTGCGCGGGAATATCAATCTTAAAAATTTCATAAAAAAGACTGTTAATGTCTTTTTCTGCGTACTTCATCTTCTCTAGAAAATCTTCATCTTTAGTATTCAGGAGATAACCAACAAACATATTTCCAGATGGAGAATGAGTGTAGTCTAGTTGAATTACATTATCCCTAAAATCATTCTCAATCTTATCAATATTGTATGGGGATTTCTTTAGCATTGCTGTTGGAACAATAACCCCGTATCCTAGAAAATGCTTGTATGTATACATCCAATGTCCTTTCTCTTTATGTATATATTATACAATAAAAGAAAAAAGCCGTCAAGGAAAATCCCTAACGGCTTAATTTTTAAATAGAGAAAGGAAATCCCCATCTAGTTTCACAGATTTGCCCGTATGTAGCAATCCATTCATCTAGTGGGGTTTGAACAATTGAACCTACATTATGCCAAACATAACCATCCATATAGATTCCAATATGACCATATGTATAACTCATATAGTCGCCATTCCATGATGGCACTGCAACCATCATTCCATTTCTTAATTCATCTCTGTTTGCGGAAAAGCAGTAGTTCCAATACATATCACATGCATCGCCGTTTATACGACCATACCCCGCATTTAAATATACATTGGTTACCCAGGCCGCACACCAATTTAGTCCTGGACTTGGTGTACTTTGAATAGCAGATGCGATTCTATTCCCAACTTCCGCACAAGCATTTTCATATCTCGCTTGTTCCTCTGCAATTCTTCTAGCCTCTTCCTCTGCCCGCAACCTTTCTTCCTCTTGGATTTTCTTTTCTTCACATTCTTTTAAAATAATTGTTACTTGCTCTCGGATTCCTTCATCCATTGTTGTGTATGTGGTTTCTAGAAAATCCTCTTGCTCTTCTGTAAGATATGGTTTCAGTTCTTGTGGGAATTCTATGTAAATATTATTCAGTTGTAAGTTTTCCGCGACTCCTGTAGGAACATCTGGTGTTCCTGTTAGCAAGCAACACGTTAGTGCTACCGCTGATAATAGTTCCATATACTTACCTCGCTTTCTGGTCAATCCCCAGAAGAGCAATAAAAAAGGACTAGGTTAATTCCTAGTCCTAATTTAACTTTGGAGTTCAGTACTGGTAACGCTCCAGCCTATTAGGGTTTGCAGCCCTATGCATTCCTTCTCTGCCAACTGAACATATATCCAAAAGAGCGGAGTATTTACTATCGACTATATGACCTATCTCCGCACATATTTTTACAAGTTGTGTTCTTGGTAAATATTAATTTCTTTCTTCTTTTGGATTATAATAGAGGAAAAAGTATAGTCAGACTGATTGGGTCTAAATGATAAAAAGATTTAGAAATTGAAGTAACTGACTAACCATCACTCTATATTTATTTATTAAAATAGCGGAAATAAAAAGATAGCGATTATGTTGGAATTGAACCAACCTTATATTTACTGACTGAAATATTTTCACCTTGAAGTAAGCCATCTTACAATCACGCTATTTATTTATTAGTGGTACCGAGTGAGAGATTCGAACTCCCGAAGGCTGAGCCGGCGAATTTACAGTCCGCTGCGTTTAACCACTTCGCTAACTCGGTATTTGGCGAGGATGATGGGACTTGAACCCACGACCTCCAGCGTGACAGGCTGGCGCTCTACTCTTCTGAGCTACACCCCCGTATGGTGGAGAATATCAGAATCGAACTGATGACGAGGGCTTGCAAAGCCCCTGTTTTCCCCCTAAACTAATTCCCCACTTATTAAAGTATATCATTGAATATATCTTAATAAATGGTACTCGCTGACGGTGCTGCCCCGCCGACCTTCTGCTTGTAAGGCAGGTGCTCTCCTAGTTGAGCTAAGCGAGTATTTGGTGTCTCTGAAAGGAGTCGAACCTTCACGTATTGCTACACTAGAACCTAAATCTAGCGCGTCTGCCAATTCCGCCACAGAGACAGTTATATGGTGCGGGTGGAGAGATTCGAACTCTCAATCCCGTGGGCGCTGGATTTTGAGTCCAGAGCGTATGCCAATTCCGCCACACCCGCATATTTAGTTATTAATGGTGCCGCATACAGAATTTGAATCTGTGTCGCCACTGTGAGAGAGTGGTATCCTAGGCCGCTAGACGAATGCGACATTTATATGGAGCGGTGTAAGAGATTCGAACTCTCACCCACAGCTTGGAAGGCTGTCATGCTAGCCATTAAACACCAACACCGCATTTTATATGGTGCGATTTTCTGGAATTGAACCAGAGACACAAGGATTTTCAGTCCTTTGCTCTACCTAACTGAGCTAAAATCGCATTTTAGTTGGTACGCCGCCTGGGACTTGAACCCAGAACCTGATGATTAAGAGTCACCTACTCTAGCCAATTGAGTTAACGGCGTATTTGGTTCTCCCATCCAGAGTTGAACTGGAATCTTAGGATTAAAAGTCCTCTAGTCTACCATTGACTTATGGGAGAATGGCTCCTCGGATAGGACTCGAACCTATAACCCTTCGGTTAACAGCCGAATGCTAACTGCCAATTGAGCTACCGAGGAATATTTATAGAGCTTCCAATTGTCGAATAATATCGACAAAAGCTTCGTCAGGATTTTCAATGTGATTCACCGCAAGTTCATGCGGCCAATCTATCCTTCCCCAAACATCATACCCAAATGCCATTGCTTCTGGATATTCGCCTAGAAGATTAGATTGATGGCTGATATAATAATCTTTGCCATTAACCCGCACATCCCAAGTAGTGTGCATTCCAAAAGCAGCAGGCTCAATATCTGCAGAAAGAATTTTATACATATTAATCCTTTCGATAGATAAAAACTCTATATTGAAGCAGACAGCGATAGTCTTTTACGAGGATTACTTACTGCCTTTACAGAAAGTCCACTTAACGGTGATCAACCCGCACTAGTAGGTTTTAGAACTTTAACCTGCGCGCTTGTGAGTGATTGTGCACATCCCCACTCCACCAGGTAGCAACGTTGAGTACCATCCCCTGCTCATAATCCACGCTTCAATATAGAGTTTTCAAAATAGGGCAGTTTCCTCTGCCGAGAGGGACTACCCAACCCCGCTCTAGAACTAGTGTTTTTATTCTATATTAGGACTAGAGTGGTTCGCTTCCACTTATTCCCCTGACTTCCCTTTGTTCCGCACACTTCCATGCCTTCCCTGTGCGTGGTAAATCGTTCAGGACAGCAAAACCTTGGAGAAGGGATTCCAGCTTTTATTGACTTTCAGTATCATTGGTCATCTTATATTTATATTATATAAGAAATTATTTATTTTGTCAATAAAAATCTTCCCTTTTATTCTTTCCTCCGAAGATTCAGAACTTTGATGGACTGGCGAACCGTATACCAAGGGGTGACTTTTCAATGGTCGCGAGAGGCTGGTAACGCTCCAGCATTTTTCCAGCTTATGAGACTGGTGAGGTCACTATCCCTCCCCTCCGCAATTTGGTTGCTCTTACTGGTTACGCTCCAGTCACACACCAAACTTATGAGATTCAGCGGGGTTCCTAGCCCAAGAGCAATAATCCTGGCTTTGACGGGTCAGGCGTCCGAAGGGTGCACAAATAATACTGATAAGTATTATTCCGACTGCAATCCCTTATCGCAGCTACTAGGCCGCAACCTAGCTTGGAATCTATAAAAAGTTATTTCTAACTTTTTATATTTATATTATATCTAAGATTTTCCTATTAGTCAAGGAGAATCTTTGATGACTGGTCGCTTCTTCAGAATTCGAATCTGAGTTGCGCGATTATCAATCGCGTGTTCTAACCAACTGAACTAAGAAGCGCTAAATTTTATCCCACTCTTCTTGAGAAAATTTTTGAATTTCTTTCTTTAGAGAGGGAAGATTATATGACTCACACCATTTTCTAATAGTGTTATCAGAAACCCCATAATTATTTCCTATAACAGTAAAAGCTTGACTACGAATCAAATCCTTTAATGTTTCTCTAGACGGTCTTTTATCAATCTTTCTATTTTTAATAGATTGACATTGTACACATCTAAGAGCGCCATAAGAAACTGGTTTTCCACAATCAATACAATAAGCTTGATTAAATTCTCTCTTTAATGAAGATTTGAATTCATCAACATAACTCTTAGTATTTTTCCCCGCAAAAGTATCTAATTGTCTATCACAATTTGGACACACCCATCGGAGATTTTCTAATCTATTATCGTTATGGTCGCCATTAATATGGTCTAAAGTTAATGTTAATGGCTTTCCTTCCCATTCAGCTGGAAGACCACATATAGCACATTTATATTCTTCTGTGTATAATTCTCTAAAACGCTTTTTAATATAATTCTGAGAAGCTGTTGAATTTTTACAAAAAGAATTTTCAAAAGTTCTTTTTTCTCGATTCTGAGAAACTAATTTGAATTTTGAATAATCTATACCCAATAAATCTAATCGTTTTTTAACGATTTTTCCAGCATTACCATTTACACATTTATATCCAATTCGGTGCATTAAATCATTTAGACAGCTAGACTGTTTTAACATAGATTCTAGTTCTTCTTTTGTATATAAATCAACGAGAGCATGTCCCATATTTCCAACCTTTCTTTAATAGAAAATTAATTCTATTATATCTAAAAATTAGAAATATAGAATTATAATAATTCGACCAAACTTTTTATTGGCTTCCAAGCGTGGGTTCGAACCACGATGACGAGTTTCAAAGACTCGTATCCTAACCGGTTGGATGACTTGGAATTTTATTTGTTGGCTACCCCTGAAACAAATCGAAGTTTCTACTCAAGTTCCAGAGACTTGTGTTTTCAGCCGCGTAAACTAAGGGGTAGTTTGGTAGCGGATAACGGTACTGCCCCGTTTTCTCCACTGTGAAAGAGTGGTGACCTAACTTTTAGTCTAATCCGCCTCTGCTATGAGGGAATCGAACCCCCAACCACGCGCTCCCAAAGCGCGAGCGCTACCAAGTTGCGCCAATAGCAGTTATGGAGCTTCCAGAGTGTGCTGCCCACTCGTCTGAGGTTTACAAGACCACTGTAATAGCTGTTATACTATGGAAGCAAAATCCCAGTTCCACTTACTTACCTAGGTAGGAACTGCGGCGAATCTTTACCTATCCAAGACATATATCCTGGAGGAAGAATATGGCAAGTATAGGATCATTCATTTGTAGACATATTCTTCATTCAAGATATAAGCTTCGCGTGATTAGTATGCGCGACCCACTCGCCTTTCGTATCCGTCAATACTAACAGACTTGGTAGCAACTCTCCATACTGTCTCCCCGTTGCAGCACCCCGCCTTTACGGCGGGGGTTGGACTTGAACCAACACCATCAGGTTCGTCAAGCTACCTATAATTGGAAGTGATAACGTATGCTTCCATTTTTGCCACGGCCTTATTTTAACGTGATATTGGCTTCCAACACGGGAGAAGTTCGTATCTCTCCTAATAATTTCATGCCCGTCAGTTCTGATAAGGCTGACAGTACGGAGCCGACCGTGCCTTGCTTTTTAAGGATAAAGCATAACCTGTGGTCGCCCTACGTCTTAAAGCTCTCCTATGGTGGGGTCGGCGGTCAGACTTCAAGCTACCATCCGCAAGTTGGTATACCTATCAGACGTTCAGTGTCCTGCGACTTGGCACTTGCGGTGAAGGAGTTTTCTATTTCCTTCGATATATAAATTATATCATCTTTTCTTTAGGTTGTCAAGGAAAATCTTCGATTTTCCAGCGAGTTGGCGAAGCCAACGAGTCAAGAAAAATCTTTATAATTCATATATCGAAGGAACTTTTGAATTCGTTCCTTCTTTAATTTTCAAGTTCCTTATCTCTTTCGATATATCTATTATATCAAAGAAAATTTATTTCATCAAGTAAAATCTTTAAGCTTCGTAAGTAAAGAACATAACTTTAGGTTCTCCCAGCGGCTTGCGGGCTTCTCCAAGAGTAGAGATATAGTATGCCCAGAAATCTCTATCAAACTGCTCAAGCTTTTCAATAAAGCTGTCCTTACCTTGCGGCAAATGCGGAAACTCAAAGCCAAGGAAGAAGGTATCTTCGTTCAGATAATGGAAGAATACGTGCTGATCTTCGAATACAGTCTCCTGCTCTTCCTCAGTAAGAAAGTCCCAATAATATTTGGTATCTTCATAGCCTTTAATTTTATAGCCATATCCCGCAAATGAATAAGTTTCCAGGCTCATTAGTCAATCCTGTTCTCGTCAACAAACTTCTGAATAGCGTCCAATACCTTCATAATTGCCGCAGACTTATACTGTTTACGAAAATCATCACATATATCTTCAATGCCTATAGCTAAATCACGACAAGCACAAAAATATCCATCAATCTTTCGTTCATCTTCACGCCAGCAGTCGTCATAACCTTCTCTATAAGCATCTTCCCGCACATCATCAAAGAGCATATCGCCAAGACGATCAATATCGACAGAATCAAATCCAAGAGAATTCAGATATTCTTTAGCCGAAGCGTTATTATAGATATAAGTTCCATCATTAAGAGCGACAACCATATCTTACCTTCCTTCTCTTGGATAACTTATAGTTATATTATATAAGAGAATATAGAATTTGTCAACAATTATTTTCTAGCAAGGAAATCCCCAGTGGCGAAGTAGCTTAATCACTTCATCCACAGAGTCCTCAGTCTTAGATTTCGTCTTGGTATCATAAGATACAGTATTTTCATACTTGGACTTCAGTGCATTGGGTACAATGTTCTTGCCCCACCAATCATCCTGACGCTTCTGGAGAATAGCAATCTGCTTCTGTAGGTCTTGGATACGATGCTCTAGACGGTCATTCTCCTCTAGCAGAGCGTCACTTTCATCTTCAAGGTCTGATACATACTCTTCTAGGTCGGCAATATATTCCTGTAGGTCACCCTTGTAATCTATTTCATCTTCCTTCTTCTTAGAAGCTAGGTCAACAACCAAATTTTCAAAGGCATTAGTAGCACTCTTGTCGAAGCTATTAGATGTAGCCTTCCCGCAAGCTTCATTATCATCAGAATCCCAATAGTTAATCTCTACTTCATGGTCTTCTCCATCATAACGATAATCTAGACCAACGCTAATACAATAATTGTCACTCATTTTATTCTCCTTCAACATGTTTCTTTTCATTAACAATAACAGAAGCACCATAAATATCAATTCGCTCTCCTGTAACATCATTCAAAATTACGAGATACGATTGATACCTCTCAACCCTATAAAAGCCTATATATTCTTTAATTTTAGTATTTCCACTATATACTTCAATAACATGCTCTTCTGGAATATCATTAAAAGATTTAGAAAAACTTTGCTGTGCTAATTGCCCAGTTGATGTTCCTAAGAACCAAGTTAAGAACAAAGCAATAACAATAACACCTGCAACGATAAAAGAATAAGCCTTTTTGTGATGCCTAAAAGTAAGCTTCTCCTTAATCTTTCCTAGTTTATCCTTTACGCTCACAAGAAAACCCCTTCTCTTTGATTTATATTATACCATATTATCTTTCCTTGTCAAGTTGTATATATTAAAAAAGGACGTATTTTCTACGTCCCTTTATATTATATACTACCTAAATATATTATAATTTATAGTTACCACTAAATCAATATTTAGTTGTTATTCGACATATACGTCGTAATGATTTCCACTAGTCCCACGGTCATAAATTTTTGCTTCTCCCCAAGGTGTAGAAATTACACTGCCGAGAGGCCCATCATTAGCTACACAAATATAACCATCACCATCACGAACGAATCCGCCATCAGTATGTCTACCAGGAATGTTTAATCCTCCGCCTGGTAACACAGATTGTGAATAATATGAAAATTTGTTGCCATTATGATACACAATTCCCGCAGTTAAGAAATCATAATAGCTACCACTATAATTTCCACCGCCAGAAGAGTAACTTCCTCCAGAGGAGGTAGAGACTGTAGCTGACTGCTGTGCGGCCAAAGCTTCTGCATCTGCCTTAGCTGTTTCTCCCGCAGTTACAACTTCATTAAACTGTGCATCTAGCTCACCAATTTCCGCAAAAGAAGTTGCACTTACTAATTGATTCTCTAAATCTCTAAGTTGATTCTGCTGTTCTTCAGACAGATAACTTGCGTATGCAGAAATTGTTTCTTCAGCTTTGCCCGCATACTCCGCACGCTTAGCTTTTAGGTCATCCCACCAAGTTGCCAAATCTTCATATCCTTCTGTTTGCCAGGTGAAAGTAGGGAATTCATAAGTTCCTGTTTCAGTCTTAGGATAAACATAATCTGAAACTCCAGCCTCTTCGACTGTTGGCTGAGCAGAGGCGACACCCCACACACCTAACACAACTGCGATGGCAATAAAAATAGAGCCTCCCGCAATCAAAAATTTATTTGCTTTCTTTTCTGTATCCAAGATATTTCTTCCTTTCCTTAGTATAACTTACAATTTTGTAAGTCCTTGTCGGTAGTATAAGAAATGCTCTTTTAGCATAACTTAGAAAGCGGTAACTTATAATATATAAAAACTAAAATATTTTATTTACTATTCTTTGCCCATTTTAAGGTGCTTCTTATTGCTTTTGATATACGCACCCATATCAACCAGTGTCATTCCAGTGTATACATACTGTCTACATCTATCACAAACATTATGCGGGCGAGCACAGCGACGCTTACACGATAGCTTATATTCCATGTGAGATTGCGGGATAGCGAGCAATGGATATGACACCCTTAAATCATCATTAATTTCTGCTAAATCTCCATTCCAACCTTCACGCTCAAACCATGCACGATACAGGACATCAAATTTAGCCCAGTCATAAGGTTGCCCGCAGTCAAATTCATAGCAATCAAAGTATTTATCCAAGAGTGGTCGATTCTGCGGGGCAAGCAATGGAGATTTGTAGTCTAGCCCTCTATCCAATGTGGTTGCGGGAATACGATTACATACTAACCGCACACCAACCCCAGCTTTGTCACAAATATCTTTTGTCTCTTGGATATTATATAACAGGTCATCAGCTAAGTATACATCTGTAGTTCCTAGGTTGATTAAACTCTCTAGAGAAGTTAAGCTATGTGCTGGCATTGCTGGCCCAAAGAAAAATCTAAGTTCATTTTCCTGCAATTCCCTAAGTTGTGGAATCTGTTCTGGAGAAAGTTTAATATAGGTATTGTCTGATACCTTTTGGACAGACGTAGCAATATTCATAGGAAAATCTCCCTTGAAGTTTATATTGATTCGTCTGTCCTTATAGAGTGCAATAAACTCTAGGAACTTATCAAAGCTATTTTTCTCTTTATTAAAGTTTACATCAAATTCAGCTACCATATCCTGTCTAGGGTTATGCCGCTTGAACGGCATTGATAATGGAGTTTTTGTCGATGAGTTGTTCAATATTCCCTCCAACTCTTTCATAATGAACATTTGGATTCTTCTTTTTCCAGTCTGATAAATTATTTTCATGGACAAAAGCTAATACATTTGTATCATCATAGAAGAAAAAGTATTCTTTTGCACATTTTGGACATATCCATTTATAAGAACAATAGTCAGAATGGCAAACGTTTATCCATTCTCTAATCTTATACTTTTTTCCAAACGAAAAGTTTTTACAACAACTACAATAACAATTGCGATAGCATTTAGGACACACTTTAACATTACCGTGTATCTCTAGGTCGCTATCATAGTTGCAGTTAATTTCCTCCTGTGGAACAATAGGCTCACCGCATAACATACAATTAGCGATACCAGAAGCATTTAGCATTAGTGGTTTTGGAACCCAGTTGCGGCAGCACCAATATGTTGTTATATGCGATTCAACCAAATCATTATACATCCCATTTGTATAGATAATAATCTTATGTTGATTCTTTTTAGTATTCCTCGGTATACAAGAACCTCTTAGATGGTCATTAGAATGATAGCCAAGTAAATCTCTATACTCTTGATTAATATACTGATATTTCCATTTCAAATTATTATACAACAATTCCCGCATTTTGTCAAGAACTTCTGTAGTAATTTTGTCATTGATATATGGATATGCTTTCCCCGCAAGCAAAATATTCTTGTGCACATATAATAGAACGCGCCAACTTTTATTTGGAATATTGTGCATATTAAACTGGAAAGACTTAGAACTTTCAAGATATGCAATAATAACCATGTTACTATTCATCATTTCTATTGGGCCAGTAGAATATCCTCCATTTTGCATCCATGACATACAGGAATGCCAGCCCAAAGAATTGTCACTCATAGTAAGAAAGTCAATTGGATGAATGCTAAATACTAGATTTGTTTTAATATGTTTAGAAGTAGTTAAATTACTAATTTCATTGCGGAAAGATTCAAACAAATCCATATTAGGATAGCCCGCAAACACAAGCATCTTCCTGATGGCTTTCATAATCTTTGTACCTTCTGGAATCTTTAGACGCTTTCCTTCGCGGACAAAGGAATAATCTCTGTTTAGAACACCAGACTTAAAGTTATCATACCTAAACATCTGCATGAACTTATCTTTAATATCGCTCTGTTTCCACATATCTGGAATTTTTTGTAGAACTTTATTAATAACAAAATTTTCGAAGTCTGGGATAAAAGGATGATTAACTTTTCCTTCTATCTGGTATCCAAAAGGTGGAATATAGATGTCTTGTAGAGCATTGATGAATAATTTATCGTCGCAAGGAATATCCACTGGAATTTTAACGCGAAGATTGCGGCCCAAGGCTTTGAACATCTTGCGCTTATTCTTATTCCAATACTGTAATGCTTTATACATATCTACTTCTTCAATATTCGCGTATGCTTGAATAAACTCTTTGATTGTAATTTTATCTTCATCACTTAGATAATCAAAAAGCTCCACACTTACTCCTTAAAGCAGTAAAAGGCTAAGCGCGGGATATTGCTTCGACCGCACCTAGCCTTATCTATTACTAATATATGAAAGTTAGAAATGATAGATTATCCATTTTTACCCAACAATATATTACATTCATTCTTCCGTCTCAAATTTCTTAATAACCTTATAGATATATTGTGTACTACAATGACAAATTTTAGAAGTTTTTACTTTATTTCTTGTTTCTTTATAGGTATCATAAATATATCTTTGTTCTTCTAAACTCTTTTTTGCAGTAGATTTTTCAATAGGGATATTTCTTTCTATGCAAGCGTTTCTTACAGTTGGAGTAGAACAACCATACAATTTAGCAACTTCTTTTAAATTTTTTATTTCCAAATATTTCTTTGCTAATTCTTCATGATCTGGTCTTGCAGAAATATTATGTTCTCCTAAAATACTAAAAACAGTACTTCTAGTACATCCAAATTTTTTACAAACTTTTGGAATATCTTTTACTTCTAGATAGTATTTTACTATTTCCTCATGATTATACTTTGGAACACCTTCTCCTCCTTGAGTTGCATTATATCCATGCTTAAAGGTGTCAAAATAACTAATCCAATATTTTTCTCTATCATTTAACAGAGAATTATCTACTTCTTCTAAAGTTTCAATCTTAAAATTTCTAATTCCATACTTTCTAATAGCTCTGTATATTGGATAATTAAAACTATGTTTTTGATATAAGCTATTTATATGTTCTCTCCATCTTTTTTCAACAGAATAAATAGTTTTTCCAATATATTTTTTACCATTGATTAAATTTTCTATTTTATAAATATAACCTATAATTAATCAATCTCCTTAATTTATTCTTTAATAAAAAATTTGTCAAGCTTAGCTTGCAAATACTCAGGAAGCTCCATATAATCAATATCGAACTGCGCTAGAACGGCATCCATCTGTGCCTTGGTAAGGGTATCACCATAGTGGTCATAGATGTAATCCATCGCATCGCGCACTTGTTCCTGCTGAAGTTCCTCCATGAATCCAAGAGTGGAAGTATCTCCCACTACCCAAGGCTCAAAAGAAAAATCAAACATCACAGCTCCTTACCACCAATAGCCGCATCACAAATCACGCGAGCAAAGTCCATCCGCACACCATTATCAATATACATATAATAGTTATCCGCAACATAACGCAGAACATCATGGATTGCATCATGACCGAGGTCAATCTTGAAATAAATCTTCATGATGACACGCTTCAGACCATAAGCTTCAGACAGGATAACAACAAAATTAGCATCCTGCTTGTTCATGACTTCCTCAATCATGATGCTTCCTTTCTCTATCATTTCCTTTCGATATAAATATTATATCATAGAAAATTTTAATAGTCCAGAAGAATCTTCTGTTCTACTTTAGGAAGAATAGTCTCAATAAACAATCCCCGCACATTAGGAATATCCTTCAAAGAATCTTCAAATCCGTACTCTTGGGCTTCAAGGACATAATCATAAAGAAAATCCATCAAAGCATTATCCTCAGAGGTGATACGATACTTCTGGCGAATTTCAGAAGGAGCCTTACCCTTGTTGATAGCCTGGATAACAGAACGAATCCGCTTCCAATACTTATACCAATCAGTCTTGAGCTTCAGCATAAAGCCGTTGTCATCTTCAAATACATAACCTTCAATCTTGGGTTCACCCTTGGCCTTTTCGTAGAACTCTACAAAATCATCCCAAGAGTTGATAGTAGCTACAAGTTCTTTACATTCAAACCCGTAGATGCGGGCAACTTCCTTCACCATCCAATAGGAAATAGAAGTATAGTTAAAATCATTGACAATCAGTGCAAGTAGAACTAGCTTAGGCTTCTTATACTCCACAATATGCGGATCATGGATAGGATCAATAACCTCAAACACAGCAGAGCAGTTCATAGCACGAAGCATGTCTGCAAACTGCGGTTGCATATATGCGGAAAGAGTATCGTTGAAGATCGTGCGGAAATAATCCGCATACTCGCCTTGATTAGTAGACTTAGAAGCCAGGAACAGATTGTTGCACTCGCCTGCACGATAAGAGCAGATACCCAAGAAACCATTCTCCTTGCGATATGCCGCCATAGGAAACTTCAAAGTGTTCTTCAATACATCCATCGAGGTTTCAGGACGTTCATCAATTGCAAAGAACTTATCAAATGAACGAGCAACAACAGTCTCAGTATCCATATCACAGAATAGTCCACGAGCACGAGTCGTTACATTGTCCCAGCGACCTTCGAAGAAGGCTTTGTTGGAATAGTTGAAAGAATGAACGTTACCACATAAAGCCTTCTCCCGCACATATTCATTATTCTTCAGTTCATCAAGATACTGATTCATAACTTTCCTTTCTCTCTTGGATATATTATAACACATAAAAATATATCTGTAAAGAAAAAGCCCTCTGAACGAGGGCTTAGAGAAAGGGGTATTACTAACAATAACTAAAGTTGTTATTGATATAGTCAACTAGCGAATTGCCGTTTTCAATATAAGGAAGCATCTTAAACAGAGTATCGTTAAGAGCCGTTAGCAGGTGAATGCGAGGGTTGTTTGGATTTTCAACCTGGGTAGAATAATTCGCTAGGTCAAAGGAGTACATATGAGGATGACACTTATAAACCTCGCAATATCTATTATAAGTGTCAATTCCACTCTGGCGTCTACACCACCACCAGCCAGGACTATTCTTGCTCATAATCTGCATATCGCTAACCAGGAAGATGCGGTCATATTTTTCATTCATTAGACGGAATGCAGGAACAATATCTGTACCATAGCCGCAATCATCATTGGCATACATCTTTTCAACTAGGTTAAAGATGCTGTCTAGTTTATTAAGCTTAATCCTCTTCGCATCATTGCCAAACTTAATAAAATCAGCATTGCAATTTACGAACATAGCAGCCGCGTATACAGCTCCAACTTCCTTTAGAGTTAGAGAACTATTAGAAGAAAGCTTATTTTCCATAGAGCCAGATACGTCAAGAACGATTACAGTGCGGCCATCCATCTTTGGCATATTCCCGCACGCAATTCTAAATGCACGGTCAAGAGCCGCGTCAATAGAAATGTTGCGAATACCATAGTTCTTCCAAGAGCAGTAAATCTGATAAGGGAAGACTAGAGACTTCTTAATAGCAACTTCATTCTCAATCTGCGGAACAAGATACTTCTCAATCCAGTCTACATCTGGAGAGCTGTTTACAATATTGCGGAGATTGCGGATTAGCGCAAGATAACCAAGCTTATTCTCTTCAACTAAACGCTGCCAGTTTTGGGACTTTTCTTCCTCACTCTTGGAACCAGAGATAGCAGTCTCCCAAGTATCAGGAGTTTCAAGCGTTCCAGCCTTATACTTGTCAATGGTTGCGGAGTGAGCATGGGTAATATTGATAAGATCATACATATTGTATTCCTTACCCTTTAGCTTGTACTTACCAAGCTGATAATCCTTTAGCGAGGATAAATAATCCCCAGCCCCACGAACTAGAGCATGTGAACGCTTATCGCCAAGCATATCAATGGCCGCAAACACTTCAGCAATATCTGATGGAATTTTCATTGTATTTCTATAATAGGCTCTTTTGTTTTCAAAGGTTTTAGAATTTAGCCATGCGGCAGTCAAATGAGAAACGCTTTTCATTCCAAGTTCTTTTCGAGCAAAGAAAGAAAGTTTTGCAATCCACTCAAGAGACACTTGTTTAGATACTTTATCTAAAAGATCAATAAAACGATTGATTTGTTCGTCTGCAGTTTCGTAAAATTGATTCTCTAAATAAGAAGAAAACATAAAATTCGTTAAATCTTCAATACAATTTTTCTCATAGGCCATTCCTCCTTCATAAGAAGGAATAGTTCTAGGTTCCACAACCTTATTAAATTTACTCATTATCTTTCCTTCCGTCACTTATACGTTTAATAATATAATCAGAATCAATTTTATCGTAGTCTGTATAAGGAATTCTAATTAATTTAATATTATGTTCTTCACAAAATTTATTCTTTATGCCGTCTTTTCTTTTTACCTCTATATAATTCTCTTCTCCACCAAAATATTCAATTGGTTTATAATGTTGAAGCCCATCATATTCTAGACAAATATTATAATCTGGTAAATAGAAATCGAATCGTAAAGAAATTATATCTTTACATTCATCAAATGTAAATTGTTGTATAAAAGAAATATGTAAAGAATCTAAAATAGAAGCAATTTTAGTTTCCCCTTTAGATTTTTTACATCCACAACTTTGAGTATGGCCACTTTTCAAAGATTTAGTATCAACATATACAATATTTTGTCTTTTACAATCACATTGACACTTCCAAAGAATACAGCCAGAGTTATTTCTTTTATCTGTTTTTTCTAATACAGTTAAATGTCCAAATTTTTTCCCAATTAAATTTTCAGAACCAAGATTTTTAGCATTTTGTTTAGACTGTTCCCATTTACACCCACATGATTTTACTTTGCCTTGAACAATATGGGTAATTCTACTTTCAAATATTTTTCCGTCATATGGGCAACGAAATTTTGCATAATAAACTTTTCCTACTCTTTTTGTTCTTTCTATTAATTCTATATTATTCGGACCAACCAAAGAGCCAGGAAAATACTTCATATTCCCTAATCCACCCATTATTTAATCTCCTAACGTGGAAATAACAAAGTCTGTATAAATGCTGAAATTTTTGGCAGCATCTCAAATCTCTAATTTGAAGGAACAGCACTTACCATCACACGAAATTACTAATATTAGACACTTGCGGAAATAGTATAAACAGTGTAACAAAATTACGTGCTCTACCATTGAGCTACCTTTGTATATCACAAAGGATTGGATTCGAACCAACAACAACGGGTTTATCAGACCAGAAGTAACTGTTTATTCAATCACGCAAGTGTCTTTGAGAAGGGAGGTGATTCCCATGAACAATATTATTATATACTAAAATTTTTTAATTGTCAAGGAAAAATCTTCGATTTTTCCAGCTGGTTAGCGAAGCTAACCTAGTCAAGGGAAAATCTTAAAAAACTACTTCATTCTTGACAATATCATAGTCATCAAAGGTCCGCTCATAGAGCCACAGCATTCCACCGCCAAAATATTTTACCATCGAACGATACTTCCGCATTTCTTCAGTAGTATCCTCCCAGCCCATAGACTGAGAATAGAAGCGTCCACCATTAACAGTCTTCGCAACGATGAAATAATCTCGATCAAGCATAGCTTTCTTCTCCCCCTCGATGATAGCATACTCGTCCGCAACCCACGGAATCATATCAAAAGTAAATTCTTTGAACGAAGCTCCCATGATGTTTTCCTTTCTCCTAATCATCGTAGGATGAATAATCAACGAACTTAAACAGCCCACACTTAAACCCTACATTACCATCATGTAAGTCGTTAATATCAAACTCTTCGATAAACTTAAAAACCTTTTCCGCAAACTCTTCGCCATACTGCTCAATGATGGTAGGAATATACTCATTGACTTCTGAATAAACACCTTTTGTTATCTTCTTAGCTTTTTCCTTAGAATCTTCAGAAGGTGCGCTCAGCTCAGCATATCTATAATCCATGTTGCAACGTTCTGCCGCGTATAAACCTAGGTCATGGTACATACCAATGTAAGCTTCTTCTGCAAATACCTTTTCTATGTTTGCTTCTACAGCTTCATACCAAATGTCAAGTTCATCCGCGCAATAATTGTGAATGAAGTTCCATTCATTGGTTACTTCAAAATCCTTCTCAGAGTCTACACTTCTAACTCCATCAAAAGGAATCTTGACTACAATATCGGGATATTCATCGAAGAACAATACAATCTTAGAACAACCGAGGGCATACTTAGTACATCCAAGTTTATCAACTATACCTTCGTGCCAACCTTCAATTTCGCACTCGTCATAATCATCTTCATAACGCCAATGAAGCTGGTCAACTTCATCAGAAGTCAACATATCTAGTCGGCCTTTTAGAAAGTCAAATAAATCATTTAGATAGGTACGTTCCATATACTCCCTTTCCTTTTATATAACTATTATATTACATAAAAAGAAAATAGTCAAGAAAAATCTTGACTACTAAATTAATATGGTGTTATAATTATCCAAGAGAGGAGGATTAAATGGATGATTATTACTTTATAACTCTGCACTGTTATGATTGCGACAATGCACAATGTAGCATATGTCCGTGCGGGACATACGTTGCAGAAGATAATCTACGTGGCTGTACCCGCAAAGTATCAGAGGATGACTATGCAAGATACGACCATTATATAAATGAAGTCCTCCCGTTTCTTCACTTAGATAAAAACAAAGAATCCATTTCCCGCACATATGACGAGGTATTGGAATTCCTTTATTATATTTACTCTCAACCTCTTGGACAAAAACTTGGTAAAAGTGGACGTGCCATATTAAGTTGAGGATTTGCCGCCCCAATTAAATCATAGTTGGTATTTGTGTTAATAACCCAGTATTTGCTTGGATATTCATCATAGGGTATCCAAGCTTTTTCTTTATATTGGCCTGTTAGTAACTTTGAAATAAAGCCAAACAGAGAAACATCATAGATTTTAACAACCCAATTATACCCACGTCTGTGCGGGAGAATATCAATAGGATATACCGCATTATGCAGAATTTTCATACCCATATAGTTAGGTTCTGTTTGTCCAATATATCTACCTTGGATTGGCATTATCCCTCCCAAAAGTTATGTACTAGTTCTGGTGAATATGGAATGCTCACTCCATCTGGAAAGCAAATCCATGTAGTTGAATTTATATCTATTACTGGCACCCCATTCACTATTACATTTGGGGCATCTGTTTTTATTTCAACATCATAAATCTCTCCATTTTTTAACTCTTTGCTAATCTGAGGAATTTGATTGTTGAAAACAATATCTTCTCCAATATATCTAAGATTCATTTCTACTCGGCAATCTATCTAGGATAAATAGTTCGTCTATATTTTTCAAATCCCAATAAGGAATACGAATCATATATACATTATTCCTACTACAGTATTCATCTTTTATAGCATCCCTATACTGTATATTTCTCAAAGAATCTTTGAAAACTTTTACTTCTTTAAAATGTTGCTCGCCATCATATTCTATACAGGTGTTGTATTCAGGTAAGAAAAAATCAAACTTTAGAAGCCTATGCGTTTTTGGATTTCTACAATCTTCAAAAGTCTTGTTCTTTACAAATCTTATATCCAATCCTTCTAAAACTTTTTGTACTTTAGTTTCTCCTTTTGAGAACTCACAACCACATGAAGTTCTGATTCCTCTAAGTAAATTTGTACTAAGCACATAACATTTTTTATTTCCGCAATCGCATTCACATCTCCAAACAACGCATTTAGAACTTGGAAATTTCAAATTTGTTGGTTCTTTTGCGACGAGTTTTCCAAAACGTAAACCTGTCAAATCAATGGCATGCTTTTTCCCATTTTCATAGCGAGTGTCATCTAACAAGCATCCACAAGATATAGTATGCCCCTCTCTAAGATGCTTTCCTGAAACCCTCACAATCTTCTGATTACACCTAGTACAAAAACACCACCAGTATGCTCTTTTCTCTTTTGTTATGTTTGCGTTGTTTGGATATGGAGAAGTGCTTTTACATAACACTCTTAAAAAGCCATATTTTTTACCTATTTCATTTTTTAGATTTGGAGGGACTGAGCCTTTTCGTCTACCCATTTTAGACTTTCCTAATCTCCAGCTTCACGCCATCTTTAAAGTTATGTTTGTCAATCCACTCTTGGGCATCGCTCTTTTCTGCAAACACATTGGTTAGCTTTGCTTTAGTGGTGCGCGTACCATCTTCCGCAAGTGGCGCGAATGATTTATCTGGCTCTATGGTCTTTTTAGTTTCAGTATCAAAAATAGACAGGCATCGCTTGCCGTATACTGCGAAGCAAGACATTAGTTTTTCCTTCCATATAATACTTTATTATACTTTACTTTCTGTAGCCAAGCCTTAGCCGCATTCCCTAAACAAGCAATGATTAGTTTCTCTGCGTCACTGTCTGCGGGGATACCTGCCATTCTAAGCTGTGCTTTATAACACTCGACAAAATCCCGAGTGCTCTTTTCAAGTAAAGCATTTTTATTAAGCAAATCAGTTACATTAATCATACTTTACTCCATACTGTTGGATATAACATTGCGGCAATACTAATTCTTGGTTAGTATCGCAATCAATACACTTGTACCAAATATCGTTGCTATTCTTAATCTCTGGAGCTGTCTGTTCCACGATGCTAATATATCGCATACTACGACCATCGCCAACAGCAAACTTATCATTGGCCGCAAACATATCACATTCCCGCCTCTTCAGATTCGTCAATAAAGTCAAGAAGGTAGATAGCCCCACCCTCTTCGTCAACCATATCAACAATTGCTAGCGGATAATTATCAAAAATCTGGAACACCTTACCCATCCAAACGTATCCAGGGAGAAGCTTAGAATATCCATAAACGTCAAACTGCTTGTACTCAGGAGCATTCTCCATGATAACGTCAGCGAGCGGTTGATGAACGCAAGTATACAGTTCCATATGTTTTCCTTTCTCTCGATACTATTATTATACAAGAAAAAAGAAAGGCTGTCAAGGAATATCCCTGACAGCTATTTTTATCATAGGCCAATATATTTGCGAGCCTTGGTCTGGCAAATGCCCTTAAGCTTACCAAAGTCTACGATAGGGTTTTTGTAGCGTTTACACCAATTCCCGCATTCGTCTGTAAGTGTATTCCACACATCATTCACAAACATACCTACACATTTTGGATTCTTAGTATCGAACTCTTCAATATTGCAAGCAACAACAGTCTTAGCTACAGACTTGCCAAGTTCCGCATCAGTAATATAGGTATCAACAATCATCTGCTCAATCTCTCCAGGATTAAGCGAAACCTTCTTACTAGTTTTCTTGCTCTGCTGGTATTCATCAAGTACAAGCTTACCATACATTTGACGACCATACTTGTTTACCCAGTTTGCAACCTTACAAACTACACCTTCTCCTGGATGCGAAGCATTGTCAAGTAGGAACTTGTTATTCTTAGCAACCTCCGCAATATCATCCATAGTAGGATGGTCAAGCACAGCAAGAACCTCTACAAACCAAGGCTCAAGACCATATGTCGCAAGAATCTCACGCCACTCTACGTCAGGAAGATAGTATCCTTTATCTCGATCAAACACATCAAAGATATACATATGATACTTTGCATCCTGATTATAGTCTTTAATCTGGCCTACAAATTTCGCCATCCATTCACCGTATACAATCCACTGGGGATGGTCACTACAAGCTTTAAGCAGAAAATAAACTTCATTATCTTCGGAGTTTTCAATCCATTCAACAAACCCCGCATTATCTTTATTCAGATTAATCTCTCGCTTGCGGGAACCTGTCCGCAGACGATTCTGCTCAGGATCATACCATACGCAGGCATTTGTTGCGTCCACTTTCGCAGTAACGATTACATTATCATTGTCAAGCAGACCTTCACAATCTTGGCTACTCAAACGTTCTACGTGCATGTAGCTCTTAAAATTAGTCATATCATTTCCTTTCTCTTTATACTGATATTATATCAGAAGAAAAGGAATTGGTCAACTACATATTTATAAGATGAATCCAATTGATTAGACGTGCTACCTTAAATGTACCTGTAGCACTTTTAAGGCTGGCCGCACTAAATTCTTCCATTGATACAATTGTTCCAGAAGAGTCAAGGATATGCATAGTAAATGATTTCTTAGTTTTGGGAACAATGGACATATTGTATTCGGTTAAGTTATTAAAATTAAACATGCCCACAGCTTCAGCAATGAACCTGCGGGCTACAATATCCATTTTCCGCACTTCTTCTGGATTAACAATCTTCATAAATCATCACAGAGAAAGTGTCATAGCCTTCAATCATAATATTATCAACCTTGTGATATGCATACTTAGACGTATGATAAACGTCACAAGGAATATCAATATAATCATTCTCGCCATCTTCATCCTTGCGAACAAGGATTAGCTCTACATGATCTTCGGGCTTAGTCCATCCAAGAGAAGAAAGAAAACCAGCCAGAGAAATTTCATTACTATAAACCATTATTAAAACTCCTTAACAATATCAAGACCCTTTTGAGTAATAGAGCGACCTCGCGCACCTTTAATAATATACTGATTAGCAATTAGATACGGCTCTACCACACTCTCCAAAGAAACTCTATCAGTTCCAAGAGCAGTAGCAAGTGTGTCAACTCCAATTGCTTTGCGAGCATCTGCCAGGTATTGCAGATAGCTCATATCCATTTGATTTAGTCCAAATTTATTAATACCCATTATTTCAAATGCATCGAGGACTACATCTTTAGTAATCTTGCCATCATTCAAAACTAGAGCAAAATCATAAATGCAACGCACATTATTGTTGGCAATGCGAGGGGTGGAACGAGAAGCAGAGCCAATGATTTTAGCGCATTCATCATCAATATCAACCTTCATCGCCTTATATGCTGTCTTTACAATCTTTGCCATACTGTCTAGATTGTATGGCTTCAGTTCAATTTGAATTGGAAATCTGTTACGACAAGGCAGCTCAAGTCCACCCAAAGAAGTTGTCGCCCCAATCAAAGTAAAGTGCGGCATCTCTTGACGCAGAGCTTCACCATCAATATTTACATCCAAGACAAACTGTTCCATAGAGAAGTACAAAATTTCTTGGATTTTAGTCTTTAGACTTTGAATTTCATCCAGAAAGATAATATCTCCCTCTTCAACAGTAGACAAAATGTCCGCCATATCTTGAACAGTTTTGATAGACGGAGCAGCATAGGTCTTTGCCTTTTTGCCCATTTCGTTTGCGATAATGTTTGCGGCAGTCGTTTTCCCGCACCCACTAGGCCCACTGATTAGGACGTGCGGAAGAGTCTTTCGCTTAATTTTTGCCGCCTTGATATAAATAGACAGCATCTTCTTAGCTTTGTCTTGTCCAGACAAATCCTCCAAAGTTTGCGGGCGATAGGCAAATTCCTTAGTCATTTTAACCTTTCTTTTGGAAACTTACAATCACAAAAGAATTTTTAGTAAGTAAACAGAGCAGAGATTACAACACCTTCAACAGGATTCCTCTCAACACCTACAATGTTGCGAGTGTGACAATCAGCAACTCTGTAGGCATTTCCACCATTGTCCGCGATATAAACAGGCAGTTCGTCCAGAGAAACACCCATATTATACGCACGAGCATCCAGAATGTTGATGATTTCCTGCGCGGTAAGAGTTCTAGTCTCCATGTGTTTTCCTTTCCCTTTCCTTTGATATATATATTATAACAGAAAAGGAAAAGGTGGTCAAGGAATATCCTCAACCACCTGTTATTTACTCTTCTAGAGACTCTAGACAGTATTGATAAACACAATCAATATTGATTTCATTTGCACATCTCTGGGCAATTCTATCTGCGGATACTGGATGACAGTCTCGCACAGCATCCAAGAAACGACCTAGCCAATAGGAATCGTACATATCCTCTCGCGCCAAATCGTCAAAGATGATTTCCCGCACATCCTTGTCAGCTTTGTATTCATCCTTCTGGACAATTGCATTCTCTGCAATATCTTCAATCCTTGCGCGCAGTTCATCTAGTGGCATTCCATATGCCTGCACACAACCTTCATCGTTAGCGCAAACTAGCATCCATTCATAGGACTTATCAATATAATCATTCCAATTCATTAGTCCAACTCCCGTCCAATCTGCTCTTCAATCCATTCCCGCACGTCATCCTGGACTTCCCAGAAGATAACACAACGAACAACCACGTCCGCAGACTCATAGTCACCTTCCCGCATATAACGCCAGAAGGAATCCTCAAAGCAATGAGCAGACAGAGTAGCTAGAATGTCCTGGTCGAACGGCACGTCCCGCAGAGCTTCCTGAGCCTTGTAAGAATTGCAATAGTAAGAACCATTGCTATTACCAGTGACAGACATCTCCGCTTCATCCATCATATCATAGAACTCACGTTCTCCCCAACGCAGATCAGGATCAGGCTCCGCAAAGTTATTCAAATACTCACAGTCCTTGATATACTGGATGGTATCTTCGTAAACTTCACTTCTGTAATCACTGTAATTCATGGTTTTCCTTTCTCTCTTTCTATGCTTATATTATAGCAAAGAAAATAAAAGTCGTCAAAGAATATTTTCACTACCAATAGGCAGAGAAGTTTCTACCAACTTGGACTTTATATCCAGCCTTCTCAAGAAGCTTTTTTACGTGCAGCCAATGGTCTTTAACGACATACGGTGTAAGCGAACAGCCAGAACACCCCTTTTGTGCAGCTTGCATAATAGCATTTTCCGCACACAACACTGCTTTATCTAGGGAGTTATTATATTCAATTGCATCGTTTCGTGCATCATCTGCTGTATAATTAATCTCTAACATATTCATCATCCCAAGTGATATATACGTCATAACTAGGATTAGTGATAGATAATGACATTTCATCTGGTTTGTCGATAGTAAAACCAAGAGTTTCCAAGGATTCTAAGATATGCGTAATATCTTCTGGATCAATATCAAATCTATACATATTGATATAAATGCCCCAGTTTTGTTCTTGTGCGGCCTTTAGACATTCTTCTTGGATTATTCGCATAGCCTCGTTTACAGCTTCGCGGTGAGCCTGCTCTACCTGTTGCCGCAAATATTCAGGTGTCATTGTAAAGTAATCATCAAAAATATTATACATTGTTCTCCTTAGTCCGCCACAGAAAAAAGCCAGTCCTCTTGGGCTTCAGCATCCGCATAATCGGGGAAGAACCACTCTCCACGATGGCCTGCCCAATCATAGTCGATATAAATACCAAGCTCTGCAAGCAGATACTTTGCACCCGTCAAAGCATTGAGTCGTGCATGATAGAGTGTAAGCTGAGATTCAGCTTTAAGGGTGTCACCAGCCTGCTTGGCCGCATAATGGTCTTTCCAACGCATATTGGCTGTAGTCTGGAGACGCTCAAAGTAGGCCAGGATAGTGTCCTGAACATCCTGCGGCAAGTCGAAAGCCTTGTTATCATAGTATTTGTAAACATCAAACATAACTTTTCCTTTCTCTATACCTATATTATAACAGAGTATAGTAATTTTGTCTAGGAAAAGTTTACTAAATATCAATTCTACAATGCTTCTCGTACAATCTAAGGTATGGTTTATATAGAAAAGGTCTAGCTATACTAGATCCTTTCAAATGCTATCTTAAATTGTCCTACGCATATTCCCAAGAGATATAGAATGTGTAAGTATCGTCTGCGCACCCCTTACGGCTGACAGAGTACCCATTGCTTTTCAACTCTTTATACAATCTACTAGCTAAAAGATATGTTGCAGGTTTATTAACTTCAACACTATAATGTCCCTGATCTGCCGCGATCGCTATATTGCTATAGATTGCAGACCTTAGAATTTTATAAGCGTGCTCACTATTATCTACTTTTGCTTTTGCTTCTGCCGCAGTTAGAAAATTTCCCATCTAAATCGCCGCCAACTTTTCGTATACTTCTTCAATGGTAGGTGATGCAGACCCAATAGCAAGATTAGAATCACGGGAGATGAAGATAACTTCATCAAAAGGTTCTTCCTTGCGGGGAGACACTTTGGTCTTGAACATGCGGCGAATCACATCTTCAGGAACACGTGCCAAACCAGTGCGCGCAGCGTTCTGCCGCAAAGCAGTATCAACTGAAGTCTCAATCCACACTCCAACAATGCGAGTTCCAGAAGGAATGGAAATGTTAGAGAATAGACGGCGACGAGCCTTGACAGATAGGTGCGTTGCGTCCGCAATCACATATTCGTGGATACGCAGAGCGTCAGAAATGTTTTGATAGAAACGCTTAATCACTTCATCTTCGTGCGCGAAATAATCCTCGCCCTTCTTTAGCATAGCAAAGCGGATGGCATCACGGGAGACGATAATACAGTCATCGTGAGTGTCTGTGATATGCTTAGCAAGATAGGACTTGCCAACACCAGACGGCCCGCACATGATGATTAAAGTATGCTTCATACTATCCCCTACTCCAATGGTTTTCATTCTTGATAATAGCTGGAACATCAAGATAGCAGTATGGGTTAAAACCCATCGCTGCTCCGCAATGTTCACAAACAATCGTAGCCCAGTCATATTCGTCTGGCTCTACGTGGAAGTCCTCTCCAAGATAACCTTTATGCCCGCAAATCCCGCAAGTGATTAGATATTCATCAGCCATTGTTTACTCCCAATAGGTTTCATTAGCAATCAGATTGTCAACATCAATATAGCAAAGTGCATCAAAGATCAGCTCTGCTCCGCATTTAGTGCATTTAAGTACAGCCCAGGGGCCTCCATCTACAATTTCAAAGAAGAAATCCTCGTCAATCTCGCCGTTATGCCCGCAACATCCGCAAGTAATCATATCCTTTTCCTTTCTACGATACATATAGTATATCATAGAAAAAGAGGACCGTCAATGACAATCCTCACTCTAGCCATTCACAAGTTTCCGCATCTATAAAATCATAATATAGACAGGTTACTGGTGGTTCGTCTTCTTTAGTCCAGGTACAGAATTGATGCTGATGACCATGATACCAATGCTTAAAATTCTTTGACAATCTAATGTTTTCCAAGAATTTGATTTCATCTGTTTCTTTCCACCTGTCTTTGCGGTAATTGTATCCGCTGGTTAAATATCCAGAAGGTGATTGATGGGTGAAGATGTAGTCAAAGTTTTGAAAAAGCCAAGGGTCAGGATAGTTCCTAGTCAATACTGCATTCGCATATGCGACATTAATGCCTTCGTTAGGCCACCAAGATTTTCCTATAACTCTATGCCACTCTCTCCTAGATCTTGCGGCCTTGATCTTTATTTTTTCGTGCGGATAGTATAGATTATACGCATCGGTAGATTCTGCACCACCGATACAAAGACACTTTTTGCCGCAAACATCTAGAATAGCCGTTGATGTTACTAGAAAAACATTATCATATGTTACACCATCAATGGTCGCAATTCGTAAGTCTCCATCCAAGAGATGGATTGAAGCATTGCCAGTGGTCGCGGGACATGACTCCCACCAAGGTTCATTGTCATGATTGCCCCTGATAAAAAGGCAGGTAAAAGGCTTTGTAGTTAGCCAATTTAGAACGTATGCGGCTTCCTTTTCATATCCAGGCCACATAATACCAATATCGCCGCAAACCACAACTACATCTGTATTATCCAGTTGCCGCAACTCAGGATGCTGACGGAAAGAAAATCTATCCATCACATTGCTGTGACAGTCGCCAGTAACGTATATCTTGTTCATCACTTATCCCATTCATCATCTTCGAAGCCGCTACCCCAATCGCCCGCAAGTTCCGCATAGTCATAAAAGCTCCAAGTGGTGACTCGCTTCTCAGCACCAAGATGATATTCAATCTTAATACCATCAAGCCCCGCAGGCTCGAAGATAACTCGCTTGTGCGGTTCACCCTTAGTACAATACTCGATAGATTTGGTTTGCGGGTCGCAATGCATAATGTAGTTGTTAATCAGATTAACAAAATCATAGCGTTCAAGATAATTAGAGTTTGCATTCTCGTCAAAAACATCAGAGGTCATCATGCCAACAGCAGTCAGATGCGGGATTCGCCGCACATCATCAACGCTGACCTTCCGCACAACAGAAGTCTTAATCATTACGTTTTCCTTTCTCTTGGATTGTATATCCATTATATCATGGATAATTCTGTTTGTCCACTAAAATCTTCTATAGACAAGCAGTTATTTATATTGTATAATATTATCCAAGAGTAGTCAAGAAAGGGAAGTTATGAAAGAATTAATTGGAATTGTGTGCGGGACATGGGTAATTTTGTTGGCTTGGTATATACTTTATTGTTTTATGTTTTAGATGTAGACTTGACAAACCTGGCCGCATATAGTATAATATTAGTATAGAGAAAGGAGACATGATGGCTGAGATCAGGAAGTATTTTGAAGATGACACTCTTGCCAATGATTGGTTTGAAAAGGTTATGCACAGACTTGCTTGGATAATGTTTGATAATCAGAATGATTGGATTTACATGTCTGGTGAACTGGGCAAGGGCCGCAATCCAATGATTAAGGGCGAGGAAGAGTTCAATCTTGCTTTCAATATTGCTTGGGCAGATGCTATTGGTTGGCTCAAGGGTTTTGCATATGATGAACTTCTTCGTCTGTATATAGAAGATGATATTGATTTGCCGCGGTATATGGCAGATGAATATAATGAAGTGATGGGATATGAACCTGGTGATGATGGATACGTGGAAGGTGTAGACGAGTAGTGTGGATTGATATTGGTTGGTTCTTCTTAGCCTTGCTATGGGCAGGATTTACTGCCCTGTGGGGCTGGATGATTTATATTTTCTGTACTGGTGCAACAGATGTTGGTTTAGCTGGGCTAATCGGTATGTGTTTGGTTAGTGTGCTGATTGCGGTATATCACTTTGCAGGCTCTTTTGGAGTAGACTATGACGATGAAGACTAAAGTTGTTATTGATGATTTGCGGAGGTTGGTCTATAAATATGTGCGGGACTATGAAATCAAAGATTTGATGGAAGAATATTTGGAAGAAATAGAAGATGCAGTTACCCCTTCGCCGCAAATCGAGGTTGAACTAGAAAACATCTTAGATGTTTGTGCCTTTAGTGATGCGAACTATGGTCGTGTATTGGCTAGTGTGAATACTATTAGGAAGGAATTGTATGGAGACTAAATCACCTTGGAATGAATATGGTGTGGCTAAAATCCAAGAGCTAGAGAATGAGTTGACTAGGCTGACAACTATTGTAAATGAACAGCAGACTACTATTAACAAGATGGCGGAGATTCTTGGCAAGTTTACTAAGATTTTCAGTAATCTCGCTGGAGCGGTGGAAGGGGATGACCGCAAGTGATTGAGTTTAAAATCAAAAAAGAAGCAGACAATGCTTTAGGTGCGGTTGCAGTTGTTCTTTTATGTATTCTTGCTATCGTAGTTAATTTTGCAATTGGCTTTGGTATTTGTGCGGGATGTACTTATCTTGCGTGTATGCTCTTTGGATTTAATTGGTCTATTGAATTTGCCGCAGGTTGTTTCTTTATCATGGTAATGATTTGGTGGTTTGTGACCAGTGGCCGCAGTTAGTATTGTATTAACGGTATATTGTTTTGGTTGTGCGGCTATTGCAACTATTTTGTTGGTATTTGTGGTTAGATATTTGCGGGAAAATGCTATCCAAGAGACAGAAAAAAGTTGGTTAGAGTTTGCTGATAAGTTTGTGTACGCGGCCATTGTGTTTATTTGGCTAGTGGTTGGGTATAATATATTGTGTTGTTTGTAGGTGCGGGAATTCGTTCGTGTGGATCTGCATGGATGAATTTGCCGCACCTTTCTTTATATTCTTTATTCTTTCTCTTGGATACGCCTTGACGAGCACGTAAGTGCGAGGAATGGCGTGGGGTAACGGAGCGTAGCGGAGTTACCCAAACACTAAATAAAATACCAAATCGTGACAAAATTATGGACATAATTAAATAATTGTGGTATAATAGTTTTTATAATATATAGAAGGAGGTATGATGAAAGAAAAACTAGATAGGCGAGTTGTATTTTCAGCGTCTGCTTCGCAATATAGTATGTGGCAAGATTCTTTGCAACAAACGACGTATAAAAATATGTCTGATTTTATTCGTTCTGTAATGGATATGGTTTGTGAGTGTATTCGCGCAAATGATACTATGGAAGTATTAATTATTCCCTATGAAATTGATGGGGATGATACTATTGATTTATCTAAAGTGTCACAGTTTGATAGCGTCGAAAACTAAAGTGTCACGAAAAGGTAGAAGCGAATAGACAATTTGTCACGATTTGATAGAAGCGAATGATAGAAATGTCACGATTTGATAGCGTCCAAATCAAAGTGTCACAGTTTGATAGGGTCCAAATTCTAAAATGTGGAGAAAAAGTTCATTTTATATAGAATTTTGCTGTGAAGGACATACGCTGTCACGATTTGATAGCCCTGAATGTCACGATTTGATAGCGTCGAATGTCACGAAAAAGTAGAAACCCCTTATATCATTATATATATCATATAATAGTTCAAGCAAGCCAACTTCGTTGGCGATTACTACTTTTGTGTTAGGAGGTGTAAATGGCAAACAAAACTAGGCTACCTCTAAATTTTAAGGAAATAAAAGAAAAGAAGTTAAAGGCTGGAGTTGTTTACGCTTTAAGAACATATTCATTTTATGACAAGGAAAAAGAGCAAAGAAAAATCTTAAAAACAGATGCATCTGGTAGACAATTAGAAAAAGTGTTGGAAGATGGTAATAGAAATAATATCTCAAAAACAATTAAACAATTAAAAGAGGATAATGTGTTAATTGAACAGGGAAAGTATTATATAATCAGTGAATTACCAAAAGAAATGAGTTATCGTGATGTATCTACTGATTTTATGAAACAACTTTTACAAAAGAGAAATTCGTCTTATATTATGGTATATTTGTGGCTTCACCGTAGATATTATACACGTATACAAAAACAGCAAGAACCTTTATTCTCTATTGGAGATATATTGAGGCAAGTATTCCAGGTATACAGTCGCAGTCAAAATTCATATAATAGAGTCACTTCTATCTTGGCAGAAATGGTTAATGACGGAATCCTTGCTTTTGGAACAGTTAGAATCGGCCGCACGTTCTTAAAGAAAATTTATGGATTATCAGAGTGTTTTGCTTCGGAAGAAATCTTAAAAATGATTATCAAGAATCAAACAAAGAATATTGATGATGATTATATAGATACAGATTCTGAAGAATTTAATGATGTTAAGATAGACGAAGAATATCCTGTAATTACAGCTCCTGTTGTATTTCATCTGTTGGGAAGAAGTAAAGATTATACTTATGATGAAATAAAAGACGAGTTGTTTATGCGGGATAGGGATTGGGTAGAAAAAAACTTTTATGCTTTACCAGAGAATAGAGAGTTAATCTATACTTCTGGACTTGATGAAGAATTCCCGCAATATTTTGGATTTTAACTTGACTTTTAGAAAATTTTGTTATATAATAAGTTTATATAAACTTTACTAATTATGGAGGTTTAGTATATTTTACAAAGGGGGATCACGTGGTTCACGTTTTAAGACTGCTAGGGTGTTGTTTCCTTAGCATGTTGTTTGTGTTGGAATTGTTTGCATGGTTGTGTGGATTTGGAATTAATCTACCTTTGTTTATTACTTGCACTATCGCAATGGTAGTGTTGATTGCATATACGGTTTATGATATTTTAAGTATTGTTGATGATAACAAAGAACTGATGTTTTTGCGACGAAGAAATAGACAGTTGGAACGTCAGTTGAATTATTGGTGAAAGGAAAACAAAAGTGGCTGTAAATAAAACAGAAAAGATTAGCATTACAGTCACTCCCCAACAGAAGGAAAGATGGGAGAAGTGGGCTGATAAAAAAGAAATGCCCCTTGCTTCGTTTGTAAGATACTGTACAAATGCTCATATTGAAGCAATGGAGCGTTATATAAAGAGGTATAAGAGTGAAGATGTGTAAAATGTGTGGATGATACAGCGGGGCTGTACGATCATAACACATCCCCACACAAGCCGTCAAGGTAAATTTACACGATTCAAATTTTATGGTTGCGGAGCCTATGTCCGCATTTTTCATTTTCAAATTTGATTTTCAATTTTAACAATCCCCGCAAGGAACGTCCGCAATTTTCATTTTCAAACTGTGCGGAATTTCATTTTCAATTTTAATTTTATCACATTTGCCGCACATTGTCAACCTTTATTCCTTCTCTTGGAAATTGGCGTATAAAGATTGTTGTTGACCAATAAAGTTTTTCTGTGCTATAATAAGTATATCGAAAGGGGAAAGAAGAAGGAGATACCCCAGAAGGGTAAAAGAAAAATCCTCCTTGACAACCAGAACCCCTTCTGATATAATATAAGTACAGAAAGGGAGAGGAACTCCCAAGGGAAGCCAAGAGAAAGGAAAAGACAATGGCTGAGACTAAGGCAACCCGCAAGGAACTGTTCGAGCTGGCTAAGACTGCGGTTGAGGGTGAGATCACTCTGACTGATGCACAGGCTGAGGCCCTGGTGGAGATGTTTGACAAGTACATCGCCCAGCTGTCCAAGCCCCGCAAGAAGACTGAGAACAAGGAGGCTGCGGAGTTCCGTGCTTCTGTGGCTACTTGGCTGTCTGAGCACGAGGGTGCTTACACCAACGCTGAGCTGACTGAGGCGATGGGTGTTTCTGCCCAGAAGATGTCTTCGGCTCTGCGTTATCTGGTGGCGAATGATGTGGTCATCCGCATCGAGGGCGAGGGTAAGAAGGACAAGCCGACCTTCACTATCGCCTAAGTAGAACAGACGTGCTACCAGGAGTAGGGTAGGCGGGAGAGCCTGGTCAACCTCCCGCACAGGTGTTAGTAATCCAAACGAAGTAGGGCGAAGCCCAAAAGAAGGAAAGTAATGAAGTATACATTTGCGGACAAAGATGGAAAACAGCGAACTGTTAACATCCCTGATGATGACATTAAGCGGGCAAAGTCCGCATATGGACTGTCAAACAAAGAAGCAATTGATATGTGGCTGGTGGACGAAGGTTATCTATCTAACCCAGTAGTCGAAGAGCTTAACGCCAAGGCTAAAGCCAATGGTGTAAAGGGTGGAAGTAAGAAGAGGACGGTCCGCCGCAAGGAAGACCCCATCAAGCGACAGTTGATTGCTACTCTGTTCGATAGTCTAAAAATTTGGGATGGTATTTATAATGCGGAAATCCGCAATCCAGAACGTATCATTTCTTTCTCTCTTGGACATGATACGTATGAGATCACACTAAGCAAGAAAAGAAAATAACGGAAATCCCTCCAATAGATTGGTTTCCTTTCGTGTTGTTTCCTTCCTGACGTGTTTGTGTTGTTGGAGTGGATGTTTTCCTTTCTCGTAGGGCTGGCGTATGCTGGCCCTACTTTTTTAGTGCGGATTATTCTCAGTTCAGTATAATTGCGGCGTATGCGGGACAAATTAAGTTGCGGGATTCAGGACGATGGAAGTTGGGCGTATAGAAGCCAGTTCGATGGAAAATCGGCGTATAGGCGCCACGTCAACGTCACGGCCATGTTTGTTCACTTTGGTTAACTTTTTCAGCATAGAGTCCTCGTGAACCTGCTCAAGTTGGCAACTCGGGGATGGCCTTGCTTGCCCTTGCAGATACTACTATAAGGGATGCGGGCGGGATTGTAAATAGTTGTGGAGGAATCTCCACAAAACTTTTTTGGGGTATTCTAAGCCCGCGAGAAGCCCGCTTTTTGTTCTCTAGTATCCTAGTACTCGAAAACAATAAACGCCCGTCCTGCGGCGTCTCATGGCGTCCTGCGGGCATTTTAGCGTGCGGGATAGCGTGGAGATCTTGCCGCAAAAAGTTAGAATAGGCTAACTTGCAGATAAAAAAAAGGGGGATGGACTTTCGCCCATCCCCTAGAGGTTAGATTACACGGTAGAGTGTGCGCTGCTTGCCGTCGGCGTTCTTGACCGTCCCGCACGTCTCCACCAAACCCAGACGCGCAGCGGTTCGCATGCAACCGTTCGCACCGGAAAGCGAGAACAGCCCCGGAACGTGCTCGGCGATCCATTCACCCGTGACCGCTTCGCCATGCTGCCGCATCAGTTCAACGGCGGTTTGGGCGCGCTTTTCGTTCTCCAAAGTCTCCTTGCTCTTTGCGCGCGGAGCGTTCTTTGCGTTCTCCGCTCGTTTGTCCGCGGCGGTTGCCATCGCGTCAACCTTTGCGATCAAGTCCTGATCGGTGCATCCGTTGTCGCGCAGGAACGTAACGATCATGTGCAGCGCTTCGCGATTCGTGTACTTGGTCTTTGCCATAGTAGGCCCCTTTCGTTATAGGTTTCTCAAGATACTTGCGGGGCACCTGGGCGGTTCCTCCTTCCGACTTGCCTTGCCCCTCCTGACAACAAGTATATTACGCCCATGCGGGCGGGCTGTCAACAACTTTTTGCGGGATGGATTATTCTATTTTAAGAATAATATTATTCTTTTTTGAGGATAGTAGCGGCTAGTCTTTCCCCGAACTTGCCCAGGTTGACGCTCGGGGTATTGCCTTGCCCGTCCCTGTACTAGTAATAATACACGATAGCCCGCCGCACGTCAAGAACTTTTTTTTGACGAATTCTAAAGCGATTCTAGGCCATGTTTTCATGCGGGATGGGTTAGGACGCATAAAGAACTAAAATAGGGCGTGAGGACGGCTCACATTGTCCCGCAGACGTGTTTTGGTGTGCGTGATAGCATAGGCCGCACGTCCCTACTTTTTTGTTCTCTCTTGGATAAAAAAAGAGCCCACATTAGTGGGCTCAATCACTGTTTAGTTAAAGCGCTTCGGCATCTTTTGTTTACGCTTGAGGCACGCAAGCAGAATCGTTAACTCGTCTTGCGCATCAGATAGTGCGGTGTGTTCCTCGGCGTAGTCATGATCGCCCGTCACATATTGATAGACAGCTTCGGCGGTGACGCGCGGCCTACCCGTTTTTGTGAGCAGTTCGCGCCCCTCGCACCATGCGCGGTACTTTTTAGTTGCGCAAATAGTAGACTGCGCGTAGCGCATAATATCGCGCCACTTCACGCCGTAGGGCAACGCCCACTGTACGAAACCGTTGGACGCTTGCGAAACGCTAGAATTGAGCGCGTCCGCATCAAAACGGGCGTTATATGCCCAAACGTCTTTCACGTCATAGGTGCGGAGATCGTCGCGTAGCGTCTTGAGCGCGTCCCGCATCGTCATAAGTTTGCAGCCGTTGGCGAGTTCGCGATAATACTGCGGCAACTTGTCGGCATAGTAGGCGGAACGCATAAGCGCCGCATCATTGAACGTATCAGCGATGATGATTCGGTTCTGATAGTAAACCGCGCCCGTGGCATCTGCGACAACGTAACCCAGATCGTAGACGCTAGCGCCCACGCCAAACCGCGCGGCGCTTTCCTTACCTGTGTTAGTGGCTTCCGTGTCAAGAACGATGAACTTTCGCATTGTCGGTTTTCCTTCCGTGTCGTTGTTTTCCCGATGCAATAAAGACTATCACTAAATAGGGCGTGGGCATTTTAGAATAATTAAAATCATAGAATCTTCATTATTTAAAAAAACGCTTTTTTAGTGTTACAATTTATTATTTTCGTAACACTTTTTTTGTTTAATAGATAATTGTATCACGTGCGGGGATAGGCTGTCAAATTGAGAATTTTTGCATAATTTAAGGCATTTTATGCAAAACCTGGCCCAGGAGTAGGCAAAAACACGCGTTTGACTAGGCAAAACATAACTTTTTGCGTTTGTCAAGCACTTTTTTGATTCATTTTAATGAATATTGATACATTTTTTAAGGTTTAGTGCACAAAAACAACACATTTTAATCAGAAAAATAACATTGTGGAGATTGTGTGGATTTACTTGACAGCGAGTTTTCGCTAGTGTAAACTTTAGTTACAATGGGAGAGTATTATTAAAATAAGTTAGCCAAGGTTAACTTTTGGGAATTGTGAATTTTCTGTGGAGGAAAAAATTTTACAAAAAAATGCTTGACAACGCTGTTCACATGTGTTAAAATTTTTCGCCCAACCTCGGGGTGAACGTTTGTTCGCTTTTTGCAATTGTGTTATTTTTGTGCGGGCGAACGTTTGTTCGATATTATCTGATCAGGATACAATCTGACAGGCCACCAGAGCCAACGTGAGCGAGTTAGCCTAAGGTAACTCTGGCCGCATTTTTAGGTCAAAACTTTTTGTTGACTTTTGGAAAAATACCCCTGAGAGGCCATGAGAGCCGTTCTGCGGTGGGGTTTGCGTTTTGCCCTTATTTTAAATCGGGCGTTAGATCGGCTTAGAATGTTAGCCCAGGGTAACACTTGCGCAAAAAGTGAGCGGGGAATTGTCCCCGCTTTTGTTAGGCTTCCAGCCCTCGCAAGTACCCGTTTCTAATTGAACGGGCGATGATAAAGCCTGCTTCCGATTCGGCTTTAATGCGAGCAGCCGCGCAGTCATTCCAAAAGTAGATTGTGAGGTCGCGCAGCGTCCTAGCGTCCACGTCCAGTCCATAGCAAACGTCCGCCATGACGTTAGCGCACTGTTCATACTTCGGGGTAAACGTCGCGTTGATCATTTTTCGTCCTTCCGTTAGATTCCTACCTGATAGGTTAATTGTACCATGATAGCGGGGGAATGCGCAAGTAGAAAAATAAACCCCGCCGTAGCAGGGTTCATTGTTTAGAACTGTCCGTTAAACGGTTTCCAGCTGATTTTGTAAAACCCATCACTGGCTTTCTCGTTTGTCGGATGCCCGATGAAGCACTCATGCCCGTTATTGTAGGCATCTCGCAAGTCTCGCTCGCAAAACTCACGGGGACGATCAAACGTGCTCCACGTGTGGTTCCAAATGCCCTCGTGATTCATAGCCCTGTAATACGTGGTCGTCATTGCAGTACCTTCCCTGGTAGGTTCCCCAACCCGCACCTTGCGGAAGGGGGTCAGCCTCGGTGGGGTTTCCTCTCCCCTGCTGACAATAGTATTATAGCACGTTGCGGGATTCGGGCGCAACCCAAAAATAGAAAAAGTTTTTGCGATTTTTCTCTTGACAACGGCTTTCGCGTCGTGTAAAATTTCTGCCCGACCTCGGCTCTGCTCCTAGCGTAGCACCTGCGGTTTTGTAATAGTTGGGCGCGCGAGCGGACGAAACCCACGCGCCCAGGACAGTTACCACCAGATATGAATAATGCTTCCCAACTCATCCCAATCGTAAGATAGGCGATAGCCCAGCTCTTTTTTCATTTTCAGTTTGTACTCCTTGCGAACGTCTCTAGGAACAAAACGCCGGATAATAACGGCGGTAGAATATTCCCCATTCTCTACCGCTTGCCAAATAGCGTCGTGCGTTTCGTCTAGTAGTTCTTCCAACGTTGCATCTTTGGGGCGATGATCTTCAGTTAGCATTCTAGCCTCTTCCGCAAACAACATTTTAGCTCACCTCAATAATAGCCACTCTGTAACCGCTCACAATAAGCGCTAGCGCATAGAGTTGCGCAGCAATGCGCAGTTGAAATAGTTTAGTGTGTGCAAACCCGTTCAAGCAGATAGCGGAGACAGCGAACATTTTAGAAACCTCCCTGATCTTAGAGTGCAATATCTACGATACTGCCCACGATAGGCAACAGTGCGCAGAATGCGCCCAGCGCTACGCGTTCCCACGTAGGCATGTAGAGCATTCTTTCGTCGGCGGTGAGGTCGTTACGCTTCATGGTACTACTCCGTTCTTTCGTCCTTCCGATAGGTACTATTCTAGCCGTTTTGTCTCTGCGTTGCAAGTAGTAAAATGCAATAGAATTACTTAATTTTACCCCTTGCGCGAAACCTGGAAACGAGTATAATAATAGGTGTAAGGAGGTGATCGAGTTGGACGAATTAAGCGACATACCAGGGACCGAGGGTCAATCCTCCACAGGCCAGGTTTCCTGTCGGACGGGGTTCCAGAAGTGTAGCATAGACGAGGGTGCCTGTCAAGCGGTGGGGCGGGGTTGTGGGATAATTGTGGAGAAATTGTGGAGAATGGTTTTCCCCGAGCACATTCCCCGCCAAAGTCAATTTTCCAAAAATATTATGATAAAGCCACTACATTACTAGCCATCACTCTTTTACCATCTCTAAAATAAACCATCTTGGGAGTTACACTAACTACATACTTCTTCTCCCCATTATACTCTACGCAAGTGTCTGGCCGCACAACCTTACCATTTTTATCCTTCGGCTCCGCTACCTTACCTTTGCCCGCACTCTTCCCACCTTTATCCACTCTCTTGGATTGCACTTCTGGGATTTTGTAAGAATAGGAGTCCCTACTAGGAGTAGTATTTTCAAACAGGTCATATGTACTTCTAACCATATATTGAAAACTTCTATTGCGCATATGCGTACAAAAACTACTTGCAAATCCCATCTTTAATGTCCTCCAAGGTTGAAAAAATAAGCATTCCAAAGAAAGTGATTAGATAAATAAACCAAATTAAATAAAATTGCTCGACAGGGACAGTCAATCCAAAGACTAGACTTGCCACTATTCCGCAGATTATTGCAATAATATAATTCATTCCTTCCTCCTTTCGATAAATATATTATACCATATATCATTTTATTTATCAAGAAAACATTTCATGGATAGATTTTGGGCAAGAAAGTGTAATTTACTTAAAAGAATTTTAAAATATTTTAAGAAAAGGTATTGACTAGGTGATTACACAGGTGCTATAATCTAAGAATAATGTAATTTACTTTATAGAAAGGTAAAAATATTGAAACTTGATTATAGTTTAAAAACTCCAGAAGAACGCATTGCATATGTAAATAATCTTCTAGCGAATACACCTGCGGAACAACTTAGACCACAATACCTCACTTACATGAGTGATTATATTCTATTCGTAGCAGATAAAAATCAAACCAAGAAGGAATACAAAGAAACCCATCCAATAGTAACAAAGAACAGAGAAGTTACTATTAATAAGCGTCAAGTGTCCTTTGAAGAAATTATCTCCACTCTAGAAAATGGAGAAGATGGTTTATATGCGCGAATCACGAATGATAAAAATCAAATCATGGATAGAAAAGAAAAAATCACTTCAGAAGATAAAGAAGAAATTCCTGGATTGCGGGAAAATTTAGAATTGATTGAAAAGCTAAAGAAGCAATTTGATGCGGCAACTGGTCAGAAACGATATTCGCTAAAGAAGCAAATCATTGAAACCTGGCAGCAAATCTACATTCTAAAAGCTTCAGCCAAGTCAAGCCCTGCATCAGGAAGAGTTTCCAATCAAATCAAAAATATGGCACATGTTTCTCTAGAAGAAAACATTTATCTAGATGAAAATGATATGCCGCACTCAGATGGTCTAATTACACTATTCAACCCTGCACATGTATCATTCCTTTTATGCTATTATTCCCAACTAAAACAGGAATGTGCGGAAGATTTAATGTCAGACATGCATTACTTGCTTTTGGATTTAGAGGACTTAGTATACAAGACTTTGCGGGACGAGCCAATTTTATTTGATTTAGTGATTTGGAAGATTGATGGCCGCACTAACGAAGAAATCCAAAAGCTAATGGAATCCCACTATGGAATTCAACATAACGAACAATATTTTTCAACACTGTGGCGCAAACGAATCCCTAAGATGCTTGCGGAACAAGCATCCAAGGATTGGCTAGTCTGGTATTTCACAAATGTTAAATATGGTGTATGGAAAAAGTGCGGGAGATGCGGGGAAGTGAAATTAGCACATCCACTATTCTTCTCTAAGAACACTTCTGATGATGGTTTTTACAGTATTTGTAAGGATTGCCGCAAAAAGAAGTAGGGAGGTGGCAAATGCCTACCTGGCAAGACAAAACATGTATTAAGTGCGGGAAAACGAAAAAGGAAACATCTTTCTTTAAAATGAAGTCTGGCGAGCGTTGCGATTGGTGTAAAGACTGTTTAACAATGCATATCGACAACCGCAAACCAGATACTTTTAAATGGATTCTTGAAATGTTTGATGTGCCTTACATTGAATCTGTATGGGTAGAACAAACAAATAAACAATATCAAAAAAATCCAGGTAAATTTGGTCCAGCATCAGTAATTGGTCAGTATATCCGCACTATGAATATGGCACAGTATGCGGACTATCACTATAGCGATAGCGATCAAATTAACAATAGAGAACGATTGGCCGCACAAGGCATCCAACAAGCTAAAGATATTGATCCAAACTATGAAGAGAATTTGCGGAAAAAGTATGAAGCTGGGGAAATCACTAAGGCCGCATACGAAACCTTGTCTTTTGGAAATGCTGGCCCGCACTTAAACGATGATATTCCAGACCATACATACACCTATGAAGATGAAAATGGCGAGGAAACTTTAAAAGTAGATGTTCCAGAGTTCCGCAAAGACATTCAAACAGATTATGAAAATAAAATTGTAGATGAATTAACAGATGCGGATATGCAATATCTACTTGTAAAATGGGGAATTACATATACTCCAACAGAGTGGGTAAAACTAGAGAATACCTATCAAAAGTATGCGGCAGAGTATGAATTGAACGTTGACCGTGAAGAATCTTTGATTCAAATCTGCAAAGTCCATTTAAAGATGGACAAGGCATTAGATGTAGAAGATTATCAAGGATACCAGAAACTTGCTACAGTATATGAACAGCTTCGCAAGTCTGCTAAATTTACTGAAGCTCAGAACAAAGAAGAGCAAACTAGAGATATTGACTCTATTGGAGAGTTAGTAGCGTTTGTTGAACGCGAAGGCGGAGCAATTCCAGAATATGATGACCCAATCGAATATCCGCAAGACAAAGTTGATTTTACAATTAAAGATATGAAAAACTATGTAAATCGACTTGTTAAAGAAGAACTTGGCCTTGGCGATTTGATTGAATCTTATATTGAAAATCTAAAGAAGAAGAAAGATAATTCTGTAGAAGAAATTATGAATTCTTCATTTGATAGTGCGCAAGAAGCAGTAACAGAAGAAGAAGCTAAATCATTCCAAGATTTCTTAATGGAAGAAATTGAGAATGAAAGTTTTAGACTTGCGGAAGGTGATTTTCTATGAGTTTAAAAAACTTAATGAAAACCACTACGCAGATGCCTAAGACTAGAAAAGTAGAAATTGATAAGAATAAGGTTAGAAGTAATCTAGAGCAATATCAAAAAATCATTGCCTATTGGAGAAAGTATCCTGACAAGTTTATTGATTATCTTTGCAGTTTAAATCCAGAGAATAGTTTTAAATTCTATTTCTTTCAAAGAATGTATTTGCGGATAGTCATGCGTTATAAAACAGTATATGCGGTCTTTAGTCGTGGTTTTTCTAAGTCGTTCCTTGCCGTCATGTCATTAATGATTAAGGCTGTTCTTTATCCAAGAGCAAAACTAGCGACTGTCGCTGATGGAAAGGGGCAGTCCGCGCAAATCCTGTCCTCTAAAATGCAAGAAATTTGTCAATTGATTCCTGCACTAGCTAATGAAATTATGTGGGATACTAGAGGTAAGATTTCACAGACTTCTCAAACGAAAGACAGTGTTATCTTCTCTTTTAAGAACAACTCTATTATCCAAAATGTTGCTATGACAGAAACTACTCGTGGCAGTCGTTTCCAAGGACTCTTGGTAGAGGAATGCGCGAAGATTGACCAAGATAAATTAACTGAAATTATTATGCCAACACTTGTTATTAGCCGTCAAGTCAATGGTGAAGTTGATCCCAACGAAGTATTGAATCAAAGTGCGGTTTTTGTTACTTCTGCGGGATATAAAGATACGTATTCATATGACAAGTTAATTCAAACGTTATGTGAAATGGTTGGTGACCCAAAAAATGCATTTATTCTCGGTGGAGACTGGAAGATTCCAGTTGTAGAAGGATTACAGCCTGCGAACTTCATTCAATCCCAAGAGATGGATAATTCTATGGATGAAGCCGGCTTTGATAGAGAATATAATTCTATTTGGGCTGGCAATATTGAAGGTGCGTTCTTTAATACTAACAAGTTCGACCAATGTAGAGTGTTAAAAATTGCTGAAGAAAATTATAACAAGGGGATTGCGGCAAAAGGGTATTATCTTCTTGGCGTTGATGTCGGCAGATTTGGCTGCACAACTGAAGTTGTAGTTATTAAAGCTACCCCGCAACCAACTGGTGTTTTTGCAAAGCAGATTGTTAATATTTATACTTTTGAAGAAGACCACTTTGGTATGCAAGCAATTAAAATTAAAAGACTGTTTAACCAATACAAATGTAATATTGCGGTCATCGACGGTAATGGCTTGGGTGCAGGACTTGTAGACTTCTTAGTTATAGACCAAGAGGATTATGATACTGGAGAAACTTTGTGGAACTGGGGAGTTTATAACGATGACGATAGAATTTATAAGAAGTATGAAACTCCAGACACAGTTCATAATGCCATGTATATTATGAAAGCTGACCAGGCGCTGAACTCTGAAATGTATGCCTACTGTCAGACACAATTACTTTCTGGTAAACTAAGATTCTTGATTGATGAAAACGTTGCAAAGAATAAACTAATGGCGCAAGCGCAAGGCAAGAAAATGTCGGCGGCGCAACGTGCTGATTATTTGCGGCCATATGTTGAAACTAGTATTCTAAAATCACAGATGGCTAATTTGGTTCAAGAAAATGAAGGTGCTAAAATTATCCTTAAACAATCTTCCCGCAAGATTAAAAAGGACAAATTTTCCGCACTTATCTATGGACTCTATTGGTGTAAACTGCAAGAAGATAAAAATCATAAGCGCAAGGGCCGCAATATTAAAGATTTCATGTTTTTCACTAAAAATAATTAAAAATTCTAGGGCAAAAAGTAATTATTTGATTTTCTGTATTTTCATATGTAATAGTAATATTGTAGGTAAGGATTATTATGCGTAGTTCAAGCTTAGAAAATAAGATATACGATATTTTAATGGACGCAGACTTACCTTTTGAAGAAGAGTATGAATTTCCTGATTTGGTTGTCTCTAGTGGACGTGCTTTAAGATTCGATTTTGCGGTCTTTGATGATACTGGCGAACTTGATTTTCTAATTGAAGCGCAAGGTAGACAACATTACGTTCCTGTTGCTAAGTGGGGCGGCAGAAAAGGAAATAATCGACAAAAGTATAATGACAGTTTAAAAAAGAAATACTGTTTAGAGCATAATATAAAATTAGTTACTATTCCTTACTATGATGAAGCTAGGTTAAACTACAATTATATCATGCGGGCTGCGGGCTATTAAAAGGAGGTGAAACTTGGCGAGATTCAAGGACAAAGATGAACGAGATTTTAGACTTTATAAGTCTACTCCGAATCAAAAAACCTCTTTAGAATTTAATAAAATTAAAGTTGGTAAGAGTTCTTTAAAAGATGATGTAACTCTTGACCCTGATTTTTGGTATAAGAATAACAGACCTATCCGCAGAGAAGATGTGGACAGAGCTATTTCTACCAATTCTGTAAAAGAATTAAGACGAATTTCTAATTACTTTTTTAACACCAGCGGTATTTATTCCCGCCTATGTCGTTATATGGCATTCCTTTATAAATATGATTGGTTTATTACGCCTGTAGTCAAAGATGATTCATTAAAACCTGAGAAAATTATTGAAGGTTGGTATAAATCTTCTGCACTCTTGGAAAACTCTAAGCTAAAAAGAGTGTTTGGGGAAATTGCATTAAAGGTAATTAGAAATGGCTGTTACTATGGTTATAGATTAGACCAGAAAACAGCGACATTCCTTCAAGAACTCCCTGTTGATTATTGCCGTTCTAGATATGAATGGAATGGCAGACCAGCAGTTGAGTTTAATATAAAATATTTTAACGACGCTTTTAGTGATATTGATTATCGACTAAAAGTGCTTAAAATGTTTCCAAAAGAATTCCAGAAAGCCTATTTGGATTATGTAAATGGAACGCTTCCAAAAGATTATCAAGGTGATGATTCTGGCTGGTTCTTACTAGACCCAGAAAAGTCAGTAAAGTTTAATTTAAGCAATAGTGACGCACCACTGTTTGCGGCGGTTATTCCTTCCTTGATGGATTTGGAGGATGCGCAAGATTTAGATAAGAAGAAGATGGCACAGCAACTATTGAGGATTATCATTCAAAAGATGCCTATTGACAAAAATGGTGACTTAATCTTCGATGTTGAAGAGGCCCAAGCTCTACATAGCAATGCAGTTGCAATGCTAGCAGATGCTATTGGTGTTGATGTATTGACAACGTTTGCGGATGTAAATGTCGCGGATATGTCAGACAAAAGCAACGTATCATCTGTTGACCTCTTGGAGCGCGTAGAGCGAACTGTTTATAACAATGCGGGCGTTAGTCAGATGCAATTTAATACAAGTGGTAATTTAGCACTTGAAAAATCTATTGCAAATGACGAAGCAACAATGACCAATTTATTATTACAGTTTGAAGAGTATGCGGAAAGTCTTTTGAAACCTTTTAACAAAAATGTTAAACGTTTACAGTATAAAGTGCAGATTCTTCCTACAACAGTTTATAACTATAAGGATTTAGCTAAGCTTTATAAAGAGCAAACGATGATTGGTTTTTCAAAGCTTTTGCCGCAAGTTGCTCTTGGGCAATCTCAAACTTCTGTTATTGCCATTGCTTATTTTGAGAATGAGTTAATGAATCTAGATGAACTATTTGTAGCTCCTTCAATGTCTTCTACACAGTCTGGTTCTTCTAGTAATGGTAATACAGAATCTGGAAATGAACCTTCTGCGGGCAGTGAAGGCGGACGTCCTGAGCTACCTGATGAAGAAAAATCAGAAAAAACAATTCAGAATAGAGAAAGTCAGTCATAGGGGGTTTATTTTGAATCATAATCGTTCAGTTGCTACGATTGATGCTCCCGAGTTTATCAATCTAGAACCTGATGCTATAAACCCTGGTATTTCTCGATGTGAAATTAAAGTGTTTTATCTTGGTGAGAATAGAAATCATTCTTACATTGATAAAAACGTTGCCATTCAAATGGCTAATTCTTTGCCAGGTACGCCAATTGTAGGGGCTTATCGTAAAGATATTGAAGACTTTGGCGACCACGGCGAAGTAATTCATATTGAGGATGGGGAAGTTACATTTGCTTGTAAGACTGTCCCCTATGGTTTTGTTGCTCCAGACGCTGAAGTATGGTTCCAAAAGTTTGTCGATACAGATGAATTTGGGAGTGATATTGAGCGTGAGTATCTGATGACTACAGGTTATCTATGGACAGACCAATATCCAGAAGTAATGAGTTGCATTACTGAAGGAAAAGGTCAGTCTATGGAGCTTGATGGCGAAACAATGAAAGGTCACTGGGCAACAAACAATAATACTGGGATTGAATTTTTCATTATTAATGATGCAATCTTTACAAAGCTTTGCATCTTAGGTGACGACGTTGAACCTTGTTTTGAAGGTGCGTCTGTTACTAGTCCAGAAGTAAGTAAGAACTTTACTAAGGATGAAAATTTTTCACGCACACTTTTCAGCATGATGAATGAATTAAAATTCGCACTACAAAACAAAGGAGGGTCGGATATGCCTGAAGACATTGAGCAGGTCGAAGTAGAAGAAACTGCGGAAGATGTAGTTGAAGAGGTCGAAGAGACTGAAGAAGCTGCTGAAGAAGTAGAGGATTCTGCTGAAGATTCTGCAGAAGATGAGGGCGAAGATTCTGACGAAGAGTTTGCTTGTGGTGGCAACAAGAAGAAAAAGTATGATGACGAAGAGGACGATGAAGAGTTCGCTTGCGGCACCAAGAAAAAGAAGTATGAGGATAAGGAAGAAGAGGGAGAAGATGCTCCTGCCGAAGATGGTAAGGAAGATGCTCCTGCTGACGATTCCGAAGATGACAAGAAAAAGAAGAATCCTCCTGCCAAGAACTCACTTGATGAAGTTGCCGAACTACAGCAGACTATTGCTGATATGCGGGAAGAGCTAAACTCTCTCCGCGAGTTTAAACTACAGCAAGAGAATCTAAAGAAAGATGCTCTTATTAATAAATATCATATGCTCAGCGATGAAGATAAGGCTGAGGTAATTGCTCATAAGTCTGAATATACTTGTGAGGAAATTGAAGAAAAGCTTGCATTAATTTATGTTAAGAAGAATGTTGACTTCTCTACCCTTGATGGTAAGCCAGAAGTCGAAGAAGAGGAAGTTTCTCCACTTCTTTCATTCTCTCTAGATAATGAGACTGCGGGGTTCGTTCCTCCAATGGTGGATGCACTCCGTCAAGCAAAACAAAACATGTAAAGGATTTTTATAATGGGAGTAATTTATAAAGCTACCAATCTTGTGAATGGTAAGATTTATATCGGTCAGACCATAGACTTTCAAAAAAGAAAAAGAAAACATCTCAGTGATTCTAAAAAAAATGATTTTAAGGACACAAGTGTTTTTCATAAAGCGATTAGAAAGTATGGAGAAAGTAATTTCTCTTGGGAAATTATAGAAGAAGTTCCTTCAGAAGAACTAAAAGAAAGAGAAATATACTGGATTCAATTTTTTGATAGCTATATAGAACACAATAAAGGTTATAATATGACTTTGGGTGGAGATAATGCTGACGGCTTAGTAAATTGGATAAAAAATAATCCAGATAAAGCTAGACAAAATGCTTTGAATAGTTTGATTAAAGCTCAAGAATCTAACAAATTGCATCCTGAGCGACATAGAGAGCATTTAAAACAAGCGAGAAAGAAAAGTAACGAAGCTGTTAGTAAAAAAGTTCTATGTGTTGAACAACAGATAGTCTTTAAAAGCATTTCCGATGCTGAGAAATGGAGTTTATCTTTGGAAAATCCTAATGGTAAAAAAGCTAGTCATCAACACATTTCAAAAGTTTGCAAAGGTGCCCGACACACTGCGGGTGGTTATCATTGGAGATATGTTGACTAGTTTAACTTATATTCTGTTTGAATAAAAGGAGGAAAGCTTAAATGGCTGTAACAATTGAAAGGGTTGGACATGGGTATGTCGAGCCTAATCACCTTTCCGCTCCTCGTAACGGACAGGTTTATGCACAGCTTCCCGCAGCAGAGGACATTGATGTCCTAGAGAATGGCATGTTTGTCAAGTATGACTATGCTGCTGGCGAGTGCAATTTTGATGGCGAAGGCCCCTGGATGATGGTCTTCAATGAGGAAAAGCTATATGACGAGCGTCATCAGATGCATCGTGATTATGCTATGCAGAAGAGTGACTTCTATGATGGTGTTATGACTCCTCGCGTTTTTGCGATGGTTCCTGGTGATATTTTCACCACAAACGCTGTCAAGGAAGCCGAGTATAACGTTGGTGACAAGCTAAAGGTTGGCGCTGATGGTCGTCTAGAAGCTGGCGCAGCTCCTGCTGGCGAGCACTCTTTCAAGGTTGTAAAAGAAACTACGATGCCAGACCTACAGCCTGGTGTTAAGATTCAGGTAATTGCGTAAGGAGGGGAGACAGATAATGGAATTTAAAGATCTACGTAATCTAGCATTCGCAGCTGCTAAGGCTGGCAAGAATGCTCCTGTTGCCTACTCCTTTACTCAGGACGGTAAGACTGAGAACTTCAGCTCTGCCGAAGTAAATGAAGCTCTTCGCAACGAACTTGAGAAGATGCTTGGTAACGGCAACAACCGTTATGCTAACTATCGTGATAACAAGAATGTTATCTTCCGTCTAATTGAAGAGACTATTGACGAAGTTCTTCCTGCTAAGGTTGAGCAGCAGTATATGGACTTTGCGGATGTTCGCGTTCTCGCCCAGGGCGACAAGGCTATCTTCCGTAAGCGTATCACTGAAGCTTCCCGCAAGCGTGCTAAGGGCTTTGTTACTAAAGTCGGTCTAGCTGGCCGTTATGAAACCTTCATGCTAGACGGTGCTGAAATCGAAGTCCAAATGAGTGCTATCGGCGCTGCTTGCCGTATCGGTTTTGAGGAATTCCTTGATGGCCGCATTCAGTTCTCTGAACTAACCGACGTTATCCTTGAGGGTATGGATGAATACATTTACAAGGAGATTGCTAAGGCTCTAGAGTCTGCTGTTGCTTCTCTACCTACCCCCAACAAGGCTGAGGTTGCGGGCTTTGATGAAGCTACTATGGATGAACTTCTAGCTATTGCTGATTCCTATGGTCATGCTTCCATCTACTGCACTCAGGAATTTGCAGCTAAGATGGTTCCTGCTGAGGGCTGGGTTTCCAGCGATATGAAGAATACCCTTTGGGACCGTGGCTACCTTGCTAACTATAAGGGCCATCAGGTAATCATTCTTCCTCAGTCTATGGTTGATGAAACCAACATGGAAAAGGTAATCGACCCTGCTCAGGCTTACATCATTCCTGTTGGTACTGATAAGCCTGTCAAGCTTGCTTTTGAAGGTCCTACCTGCGTTCGTGAGACTAGCGAGAATGACGATTGGTCAACCGACCTACAGACTTACAAGAAGTTCGGTATTGCTACATTCCTAAATCACTGGATGTGCAGCTATCGTAACACCGAGCTTAAGAAAGCTACTCGTTGAGAAGTTCCGGTTCCTGACCCTGAACCTCCTGAGACTAACGTAGAGGTTGGAGATATTGATTCTCTAACCTCTGCTATTAGCAATCCAGAGGTTAAGACTATTACATTAACAGAGGATGTAGCGGCACCCTCAACGATGACTATTCCAACAGCAAAGACAATTGATGGTGGCGGTAAGACTTTAACGTTTTCTAACGTCGGACAGAATCTAGTACTCTTGGGAGACGGTTCTGAACTTAAGAATATTAATATCAATAATACCGCAATGACAGAAAGTTGGAATAGTACGTATGGTGTGCAGTGTTATAATGGCACTTATACGCTTTCTAATATTAAAGCTTCTGGCGGAAACGCTGGTATCTTAGTAAACGGTGCAACAGTAACATTGGGTGAAAATATTGACGTATCAGGAAATCATTTTGGCGGCATTGAAGTTTCTAAGGGTAAGGCCGCAGGTTTGTCTGATGCAAAACTAATTGTCACATCACCAATCACTAATACCACAGAGGCATATGGTCAACCTACCGTCTGGATTGATGGTGAAGGAGCTACTGTAGAAGATTCAACTGGTATGACACAGAATAGTGAAGTAAAAGAAGGTCAAGTACAATATTACGTTGACGCAGAGAATGCTGTAAAACCAGAAGAGTCTGGAGAATAAGGTCAGTAGTTAGAACCGACCATTAAACGATTCGGGAGGGTGTTGAAAAATACCCTCCCTTTTTTAATAAAGAGATAAAAGGAGATAAAATGAGTGATACTGAAATGATTCAGGTGCGAAATCTGACTGACCACATTGTGGTAATTCCTGACAAAGAAATGCATCGTAGATATAGTTTTCAACCAGAAGAAGTTAAGAATTTTGATAAGGATACTCTTCGTAGACTAAACTATCTTCCTGGTGTAACTTATCTATTTAGAAACTGTCTATCTGTGCGGGACGAAGGTCTTGCAAAGGAATTTGGCGTTTCTTCTGATACTTTTGAGCATGAATATAAATGGACACGCGAAGATATTGATAAATGTCTAACTTCTGGTTCTTTAGATGAATTACTAGATGCGTTAGATTTCGCCCCTGAAGGAATTGTTGATACAATTGTTCAGAGGGCTGTCGAGCTAAAAGTCAACGATGTTTCTAAGCGTAAAGCTATTCTAGAAAAGACTGGCAAGAATGTTGACAGTATGATTAACCTATCCGAGCAGTATAATGCTGCTATGGGTATTGAAGATAAAGTAGAGCCTACTCGTAGACGCAGAAGTGCGGCAGAGGAAGCTCCAAAGACCAATTCTCGTAGAGTTCAGAGCTAAGATAGGAGGTGCGGCGAATGCCAGTAACGCCTCTAACAAGAATTGAGCCAATAAAAACATCTTTTCAGGAAATGTATGATTTTTTTCTAGCAGGTATCACCGATGATATGTTCATGGAAATGACAAAAGAAGATACTGAAGCTATGCTGGAAGAAATTTTGATTGCGGCACTCCCGCACTTTGAATTTCCTCGATGGGCAGACCCTTTTGATTTAGATTTAGAAAACAAATGTTTTACAACACATTTAAATATTGAAGAAATGCGCATTATCAGAGAATATATGATAATGGAATGGTTAGGCTTCCAACTAGCCAATGTAGACCTTGTGCGGCAAAAGTATAGTGGGAGTGACTTTAGTTTCACTTCCCAAGCTTCACATATGAAGCAACTTTTGGAATTAAAGAAAGACCATGAGCGCGAAGGTTTTCATCTACAGCGTTTATATTGTAGACGCAAGAAGGATGCGAATGGTCGCATGAGAACTACTTTTAGACAAATCATGGAGCCAATGTAAGATGTATGTAATATATGATGATAGTTTAAATATTGACTCCAGTGTTGTTAAATATAATTTAAAACGAATTCTAAATCAAATATATAGATTACTTCCTTTGCGGGAAGAGGGTGAAGATTGGCAAAAACCTTTGGCAACTCTTTTAATTGAATTAGTGGGACTGTTACATCTGTTCCCCGATTTAAGCGAAGGATTAAAAATTATCAGTAAACTTCAAGGTATGCTTGAACTCGGCAATGACCTTGAATTTTATGACTATAGAAGAACAATATTTGAATGTTGTTCTATGATTAGTTCTTTAGAGCAAAAGATTTAAAGGAGGGCTGCTATGTCAATGCAAACACTTGCGGCTCGAATTGAAGCTCTAGGTGGAACTCAGATGGGGAGGATTAATCAACAAAAACTAAAGTCTTTACAATGGGCTTTAAAGAATGATTATAATTCAAGAATGATTAAAACTCCTTTACATGCGGCATGGCCTTGTTTGATTAATAGCAATAACCTCAAGGCAGATTACGATAAAGAGTATATCTCTGTTGAATTTGACAGTGGATTAGAGCCTGGAGATACATTTGAAGTATTAGATGATGGCACTCATTGGATGGTATATCTCCAAGTGTTTACGGAGACAGCTTATCTAAGGGCAGAAATTATTCGTTGTCGATATACTTATGAAGTAAATGGCAAAGAATATTGGATTTACTTCCAAGGCCCGACAGAAACAGATTTGCGTTGGTTTCAGAAGAATCAAATCAATGTTAATGAATTGAATCTCTCTGGCACTATCTATATTAAAAATGACGAAAACACTAAAGAGCACTTTAAGCGTTTTACTAAAATGAAACTTGACGGACATGAGTGGGAAGTTCAAGTAACAGATTCTATTTCAGTCCCAGGTATTATCGAACTTGAAGTTCAAGAATATTATGATAATACAATTGAAGAGCTTCCAAAGATTGAACAGAACCCTGATATTTCAATTGACCCTGCCCCAACTATTATTGGAAAGACTTTAGTAAAGCCAGATTCTATTGTTGGATATATGATTGACCCATTATACTATAATCCAAAATATGAATGGGAAGTTAAAGATAATCCAAGAGTAGAAATAGAAAGTGTTAAAGAGGATGGCCGCATTTGTGAAGTTAAAATTCATGCAGGAACGGTTAAACCATTCACTTTGCAATATGGCGATCAAGCATTAGTTGTAAATATTGATTGGGAAAAATCAATTATCCAAGGCCCGCAAGTAGTGTATCCTTATGATACTCATAAATATTGGCTAAAGCATGATACAGGTTCATTCTCTATTGAAGCTATGTCTGATGTTGCTAAAATTGTTGATTGCGGAGAAGATTGGTGTCAAGTCGAAATTACCACTGGCCGCAAGGGAGAGTTTACTTTATTCTGTCTCTTGGAAAATGGAGAAGAGACTAGCTTAGAAGTAGAAATTAAATCATTATAAGGGAGGTAGAATGAAAAAAACAGCATCTAATCTTTTGAAAACTAATTATAAGTCTACCTTCCTTTCTATTAATAAAGACCAAGAAACTATTTGGAGAAAACTTTTAGTTGATTCTAAACCTTATAGCGACCAACTAAAAAGACTTTTGATTATTAACGCTCCAGATTGTTTAGATAGAAATCAAGTACAATATCAAACTACAATTGATAAATATACTATTAAAGATATGCGGGACGAACAGTTTATTAAAACTATTCCTAAGCTATCTTTTGGAGAGCATGAAGAGGTAAAATCTTATATTATGCTTGAGTTTGATGACTTTGTACCAACTAGCAATCCAAGATATAGAGACTGTGTTATTAGTTTTTCAATTATCTCACATCTCGACTATTGGGATATGGAAGATTATCAATTACGTCCTTGGATGATTGCGGGATATATTGATGGTATTTTGAATGAATCACATTTGTCTGGGATTGGTACTTTACAGTTTCTTGGAGCTAGTCAATTAGTGTTAAATGAATATCTGGGTGGAGTATTACTTAGATATGTAGCAACTCACAGCGAAGCTGATGATTCAGAGAATAGAGATAATGATTATCCAGCACCTAATGATTTAACTAATCTGTAGGTGATTATATATGGCGATAAAAGGAGATTTGGCACAGATATATGCGGGATGGCCTGTTAAAGTAAATAATTGCAATATTGCAGTGTCGCAGCCATCTATCAAAGATATTTGTGCTTTTGGAGAAGATAACTTTTTAATGGGTGTGCAGATATTTACAGGAATTGAACGAACAGTTTCACCCATTAAAGAGGGCAATTCTCGATTAGCAATGCTTGAAGATTTTCAAGTATTGATGGTAATATTAAACGAAGATGATAACTTAAAAAGAGATATGTTGGAATTCTTTAAGTTAATCTTTCCAGAATATAATATTCGTTTTGACCCAGGATGTATATCATTCTTAGTTGGAGATAGTAAGCGAATTGTTGGGCAGATTAATCCAATGAATTTTGAAGAATTCAAAAACACTTTACAGATGCTTTTTCTTCCAAAAGGAAGCGAATCTACGCAAGATTATAATCCTGCAAATGATGCAGCTGCACGAATCGCGGAAAAATTAAAACGTGGTAATCAAATTAGACAGCAACTTGCCTTAGAAGAAGATAAAGGTACAGGAAGTTTGTTTACAAACTATGTTTCAATTCTGTCTGTTGGAATGAATGTATCTCTAGAATCTTTGTTTAATTATACGCCTTTCCAGTTATATGATACGTTTATTCGATATGGTAAGAAGGTCGCTTTTGATTTATATCAAAAGATTGCTACTACTCCAATGATGGACGTTAGTAAAATGAAAGAACCTGATAACTGGATGGATAATTTATACTGATATAACGCGGGCAACCGCTTTATATATAAATGTTGAAATACTTAGTGCGTGAGGTATTTCTAACAAGGAAAAAGATGTATACAGATTTTTTCTATTATTGTAAGGAGAGAAAATACATGAATAGATTCGGTATTCGCGAAATCTGTGATGTTGTTTTCAAGCCACTAACCTCTGTAGACATTGGAAACCAACACTTTGATGCATATCAGCCAGTACTCTATATTGACACTGCCAAGACTTCTAGTCTTGAGGGTGCGGCTACTACTGTATATGCACAGGGTCAATGACGGCTCCCTTTATTCGTAAGAATAAAGTGAAAACCGCTCTAATTGCTGGGACCTCTTATAATTTTGGATTACGATTATAAGAAAATCAGCAGCAAAGCAATTAAAAACAATTCTAGGAAAAGGCACTGATATGTTATTACAAATTAGTAAATTTATCCCTGAAGTAAAAGATCGTTATTACATTAGTGATTCTGGCGAGCTTTTTACTGACTATGGTCAAAGAAAATTAAAAGACGGTGTTAAAGCTGGGTATGTAAAGAATGGACTAATCTTAAAAGATGGAAGTTCTAAAGCATTTTTCCGTCACAGACTAGTGATGTTATGTTTTAGCCCTCGCGAAGACGCTGCTAATTTTCAAGTAAATCATATTGATGGAAATAAGTTAAATAACTCTCTTTCTAATCTTGAGTGGTGTACTAACCAAGAGAATAGAATTCATGCAGTGAAGATTGGATTAGCTGCAAGATTAAAAGGAGAAGACAATCCTGCAAGTAAGTTACAGGAGCGTCAAGTATTAGACATTATTAATGATTTACTTAATCACGTTCCCTATTCTAAAATAATGAAGAAATATGGGTGTTCTAAAAGCACGATTTCTGCAATTAAGAATAAAAGGAACTGGGTTTATTTGACTCAAGACATTGATTTTTAATTGAATGTTCAACGACTAGTCGAAAGACGTAGGCCGCAAGCGATTGGCGGTCGAAATGGGCGGATTCCTGAAAAGGAATAAGATATAGTCTAATCTATACGGTAACGTATAGCAGTTTCTTAGAAAACGCATTTGGTTTAGCGAACTAAATGGAATGTATATGGGTCAAGGTAATCCTCGTCTAATTGGTTGGGATGGTGAGAAGACTCTTACCTTCACTCTAGAAGATGCTCTAATGTCTCCTATCAGCTTCAGTATCCTTTCTGGTGCTGGTGTTGTAAAGGGTCGCGACGCTGATGAGGGTAAGGGTATCGACGCTCAGAAGGTATATGTCCATACTAACTATGACATGGTTGCGGAAAAGGTTGGCGAGCAGATTGTTGCTAAGCTAAGCGATGAAGACCGCAATGGTGCTACTCTAGTAGTTTCTAAGGAAGCTCCTGTTTATCCTATCACTCTTGACTCTGCTGGTGCTCAGGCCGAGTATCTATCTGCCGTTACTGAGCAGCAAGTTATGATTCTTAGCGAAGATGGTGCTTCTCTTGAAGCTGCTACTATTAATGGTGTTGGCGAAGTTCAGGCTGATGGCAAGACAATTTGCTTTGTTATTGGCTCTGATGAACCAGGCGATCCACGTCAGGACGAACCTGTAAAGGTTGGCGATACTGTCCGAATTGACTGCTATGAAGTCCATACTGAGGGCGCTTATGAAATGCAGATTGACGCTGAGACATTCGCTGGCTACTACTACATTGAAGCTTCCACTCTATTCCGTGACGAAGAAACTGGTTCTGACCTACCTGCTGAGTTCGTAATTCCTCGTGGTAAGATTCAGTCCAACTTCACATTCACAATGGCTAATAGTGGCGATCCTTCAACCTTTACTTTCACGATTGACTGCTTCCCTGCTTATACTAAGTTCAATCGTAAGAAGAAGGTAATGGCTATTCTTCAGGTTCTTGACAATGATGCTGCAACTCATAACTATCGCACCAAGGGTGTAATGGGTCATGAGAACCGCACTTCTGACGAAGATGTTGATAAGTGGTATAGCAAGTCTATCTTCAATGCTGAAGAAGAGGGTGACGACCAGGGTTTTAATCAGGCTGGCTCCGTAGAAGCTGCCAGCGCTCTATCAACTGGGGAATTTGCTGGTAAGCAACTTTCCGAGCTTATGGCGGACGGAAACGTTACTCTAGAAGGGGATACCATCAAAGTAACCGGTACAATCAACCACGTTCCTGATTGGAATGAAGCCTTTGTGGGAGCCGATCAAACAGATTATTATGTTCCCGTAACTCTAACTGGTACAAAAGGTCAAGCTATTAAGATGATGACTCTAGCCGGTCCTGCTAAAATCAATGTTTTTGGCGAGACTGGTGACACCGACACTACAATGGGATTAATTCTTGCTTTCAGCAACGAGGTAAAAACTCGTGAAATGAGAGTTTATGAATCCAAGGTAGCTGCTGAAGGTGACATTGAAAATACTAAGGGCAAGGTTTACACAGTAAACTGCGAGGAAGCAACTTTTGCTCCAGAAGTCTAAAGTAATACAATAATCGAAAGGGGTATTCCTGCGGGAGTACCCCTTTTTGGTGTATAAGGAGGTGATATATGCTTTATCTCCACTACTGGTTTGAACATTCTGGATACGATGCTAGATTATATAGTGAGCAAGCAAACAAAACAACTCTTAGACGACAGCTAAAAGAATATAAAAACATTCGTAGAAGTAATATGACTGCGGGAAGCACAAATCCTCAAGCTCAAGAAATTATGTCTTTACTAGAAAATAATTTGAGCGGTCAAGATTTGTCTCAAGAAATTGCCGCACAATTACAGGGTAATACAATTTTTACTTCGTCTGCACAAAGTGGTATTGGAGACTACTCTTTTCAACAATTGGGTACTCTGGGTAGTAAAATTACTTCTGGGACAGTTTCTTCTGCTTCATTGGGGCAACAGTTAGTTTCTCAATTAAGTAATTGTCAAACGACATCTCAAAAAGCCCTAGATGATATGGTTGATTTCCTCTCCAGAGCTTATCCTAATGCAATAAATTATGCTGTAAACTTATATGCTTCAACTAAGCAGAATATCTCTAGTTCAGAGTTATTAAAAAGAGTTCTTACTTCTAAATCTGATTTGGTAGAAATATCTCCTACGGAGAATTTTTCAGAAGCAGAGCAGAATATAATAAAAACCTACGCAAGAATTCAAGCCGCCATTGATTTAATTCCTTCTCTTGGAACAACTTCTACAAAAGGTTTAACTTACTCAACGAGTAAGGGAAGTGCGGCAAAAGGTGCTAACATTAAAAGCACTAATCATTTAATTGCTGTTTTAGTTGGCAAAATTGGGGGAAACCTTTCACATCTAGGAGGTTTTGCATATGAAGTGGCAGCTACTAGGGCTTTAGAAGTTGCAATTAAAAAGGGTGCGGCAGCGACTACAGAAGTGTTTTCATCTTTAACGGGCGGGAGTAAAATAACACCAGTTTATACAAACACATCTGGTAAGTTTTTGTCTGTTAATGTTTCTCAAAAAATAGACCAGGAATTAAAAAATCTTGCAAAAAAAGATTTCCCTACAATAACTTTCAACAAAAATGATGCTTCTTTTGTCTTAACAGACGATGGTCTTATTTTAAATTTTGGAGGAAGCATAAAAAAGCTACCTCAACCAGCTTCAGGGCAAATAAAAAATAAATTAGCTAAATTACAAACTTCTAAAAATTTACAAACCTTATTTAATAATGCAAGGAACAAAAACCATGATTTAAGTAAGCATTATATTTATAGCCTTGCTTCTGGTAGAGAGAAAAAAGAGAATGAATTGGGCGATGATTATTCAGGACCTAATACGCTAGCCTCTGCTTGGCGCTCTTTGGTTGACTATGTTGTAACTTTAAATTTTATTGATTTTCTAGCAGGAAATGGTTCTAGATATAATAACAATGCATTATTCCTTTTAGAAAATAAGCTTTGGGGAATTGAAGAAATATTGAATCGAGTTATAGACAACCCTAGTGCTATTGTATATGACGGAGGAAAACAACGGTATAGATTTTATCGTGATTTACCTTGGTATACCTGGGATGGTGGTACTTCTTCTATTGCAGATATGTATAGAAAGCAAATGGCGCAAAAACGTTCAGTTGCATGGGAGTCTGATTTAACATCTAAATTTAATTCTACTTTAGTAACTATAAAATTAAATGTGGCTGCATTGTCTTTAATTTAATTGACATAAACAAAAATTTATGTTATAGTAAATTTAAAATATCGGAGATACAAGGAGGTATAAATCAATGGCCATTGATTTAACATTAGAAAAGGAACGCAGTCTATCTACACAGGATATGTATGATATTATTGCGTTCTCAACAGAAGCTGCGAATGATAACGGGTTTATGAACAGTTTTATCTTTAATCGTGCGCTCTACCTATTCGCGGCAATTATTCTTTATCCAGAACAGAAAGAAGAATTTAGCCATATTATTTCTGAGAATATTAATACTGCTTGGGATAAGCTTCTCCAAGAGGGTGTAATTGATAATATGACTAAAGATTTTAAGACTGACCTAGAGATGCTTGCGGAAAATGGTAAGGTCTGGTTCGATGAATATACAGAATATGCCCATTCCGCGCGCGGTCTACTTGATACTATTCAGATGTTCAGCGGAGATATTGTCAAAGCTGCGGCTGAACAGCTACAATCTGCAACTACACAATCTGGCGTTAAAGAAGTTTTAGATATTGCAGATAAGTGGGGAATGAATAATCAGATTGTAGATGAAAAGGAAGCATTGCCCGCAAGCCCCGATTCGCTATTTGAATAGTGGTCATTTTAAAATAAACTAAAGAAGCCTACTTTGAATAAAAGTAGGCTTTATTTTTTTTTGCCTTAATTAAGAGATAAAATGATGCCTGTGATTATCACTGGCTCTTGGAAAATATAAGGATGGTGAATTAGTTTGGCAAAGTATTCCAATGTAGTTTCTTATTCTATCCAGACAACGCTGGATGCTAGTGGTATTGCCAAATTGCAGGCGGAAATTAGAAATGTTGAGACAGAACTTCAAAGAATGGCGAATCAGAATTTGATTTCTGATAGGTCTTTAAGCGATGCTTCTGGAAAATTAAAACAATTAAGAACCTTGATTAGTTCTGCTTTTAATTCTAATCTTGGTATGCTAGACATTACAAAGTTTACTAATGGATTAAAATCTGCTAATCTTTCACTTGTGGATATGCAGAAAGCTTTTAGCACTGCTGGAAGTGTTGGAGATGCAGCTTTTCTTAACACTGTTGGAAGATTAGGTAAGTTAGATACAGGTATTAAATCTGTTAGTAAAACTACAGAGAAGTTATTTAATACTATTGGCAACACCGTTCGTTGGGGCGTTGTTGCTAGTGGTTTTCAAAGTGTTCTGAATAGTGCACATCAAACTGTTCAATATGTGCGGGATTTGGACACATCATTAACTAATATCATGATGGTTACTCAGCAGTCCAAAGAACAGATGAATGAGTTTGCTCAGTCTGCAAACGAGGCGGCAAAAGCACTAAGTAGTACAACTGTTAATATGACTGATGCTGCTTTAGTGTTCGCGCAGCAAGGTTTTAATACAGACATGTCTTCTGCATTAGCCGAACGTTCCACCCAGTTGGCTAACATTTCACAGCAGGATACTCCTACTACATCTGACCAGATTACCACTATCATGAATGCTTATGATTTCACGGGCGATTTAGCGCAGATTGATGCGGCGATGGATTCTTGGGCTAATGTAGCTAATGTATCTGCGGCTGACGTTGAAGAATTAGCAACCGCTGCACAAAAGGCCGCATCTACAGCGAATACTACTGGTGTAACTTTAGACCAATTAAATGCACAGATTGCTACTATTGAATCTGTAACACGTGAAGCGCCAGAGAATATTGGTAACGCATTAAAGACTATTTATTCTCGTTTTGCAGACATTAGTATGGGTAATACCCTTGAAGACGGTGTTAACCTCGGCAACATTGCTGAGACTCTTGGAAAAGTTGGCGTAGAAGTTCTAAATGACGAAGGCCGCATGAATAATGTCGGCGATATTATGGAACAGTTGATGGAAGTTTGGTCTACTCTTGACCAAACACAACAAAATGCTATCTCAACCGTTATTGCTGGACGTTATCAGCTTTCAAGATTCCAAGCTTTGATGAACCGTTCTGACTTGTACCAAGATTATTTAGGTGCTTCTCAAAATGCTGAAGGTACAGCAGACCAGATGCAAGAAATTTATGCTGATTCTATGGAAGGGCGTTTAAATCAACTTCAGGCTACAGCTGAAGGTATCTTTAATGATATTTTTAATACTGATGACTTCTATGGAATGATTGATGCATTAACAACAGTTCTTGACTTAACTAATCAATGGGTTAATGCTATTGGTGGCGGTGGAGTTGCTTTACAGGGACTTGGAGCAATTGCTACTAGAGTATTCAGCGATAATATAGCTCAGAGTATTGGTAATTTTGTACAAAATAGAAATGTTACTAGACAACAACAGCAAAATAAAAACAATGCTTTAAATCAGCTTCGTCAAGCTGGTATAGAAGATGTAGATGCTGGTAGAAACAAAGATGCTATTGATTTTATTACTACAGGATTAGCGAATGCCTCTAAAATGTCTGTTGAACAGCAAGAAGCATATAATAAAGCTGTAGAAACAACAATATCCCTAAAACGACAGCAGGCTGCTCAAGAAAATGAAATTTTACAGACTCAGATTTTGACAGATGCTGTGGCTTCTAAGGTTTTAGAAAAAGGAGAAGATAAAAGTTTAATATCTACTTCCTACGGAGAAGACGGGACTTTACAAATTGACCAAACAGGTCTTGACTTAATTGTTCCTGAAACTGCTGAAAAAATGGCATCTAGTACCCAAGATGTTAGAGATGAATTGCAAAAGTCTACAAGAATGGCGGCATCTGACTTAAATAGACTTCAAGCACAAATTATAGATTTTGGTTCTTCTGGAAATCAATCTGTAGATGATTTAGGCGATAGTTTTAACAGATTAACAAAATATCTTGTTCAAACAACTTTGAGTTTTGACAATACCACTCAAACAGGGCAAGAGTTACGTAAAATTCTGAACAACTTAAACAGTGCAATGGACCAACTCTCAACAGTTAAGTCCCCTGAAGAACAAGCACAAGCAATGGATGAGCTTTCCAAAGCAGCCAGAGAAGCATCTACTCAAGTTAATAAAGTTTTTGCTGCTATGAAAAATGGTCAATTAGTTGATGCAGATACTTTATATGGTAGGAGAAATGCTTTATCTGAAACAGATGAAAAGATAAATCAACAAGATGAAATTAACAAACAGCAAGGGCAAAGCTATAATGTCCAAGCTGATATTTCAAGTATTGTTGACGCTGCTGGCGCTGTTAGCCAATTAATGTTTAGTTGGCAATCTTTTCAGTCTCTTGGGAGCCTTTGGGCGAATTCAGATACAGAACTTGGAGATAAACTTCTTCAAACTGTAATGAATTTATCTATGAATTTACCTATGTTAATTTCTGGTTTTGCAGATTTGAATAGAATTGCAAATGATAAAGAATCTTTTAGTGCGCTAACAAACTCAATCCAAGAATCTATCACTCGCAGAGAAGATGAAATTCAAAAGAAGCGTGAAGGAATTGTTGCTAATGCGCAATTAGATACAAGTGAAAAGAAGTTAACAGTTACACAAAGATTAACCAATGTACAAATTGGTGCAACAACTGCTGGAATGACTTTAATGAATACTGCGGCAAGAGGCGCTGCAGTCGGAGTTGGAGTTTTAAATAAAGCATTAACTTTCTTGGGCGGTCCTTGGGGAATGCTTATTATGGGTATTGCCACAGCTATTGGAGCTATTACTTCTGCTGTTGGTGCCATGAACGAAGAAGCATATAATAGTGCAAAAGAAACTGCGGAAAATGCTATAAGCTCATATAATGAAATTTCTCAATCTGTACAGTCTTTCAATTCCTTATATGAAGAATATAAGAATACAGGCCAAGCATCCTCTGAATTTATTTCTTCTGCTCAAGAGCTATCTGATACCTTAAATATCCAAGGCGGCAATGCATTAATTGCAGCAAATAATTTTGAAGTTTTGGCTAATAAAATTAGTGAAGTAGATGCTGCACAACGAGAAGCTGCGGCAAGAGATATTGAAGCTTTCTTGTCAGGGTCTAATGCCACTTCTATTAAAGGCAATCCTTTCGGTATTATAAATGATTCTGCGTATAATGATCTTCAAGTTGCTGCAGGGTCAAATATGGACCTTGTTTCAAATATTGAAAAAGCAGAACAAAAAGGTTCTATATCTGAAGCTATTGGTTATGTAAATGAAGAAATTAAAAATTACAATGACCAGATTGATGATTTAGAACAACAAATTAAAGAAAGATCACTTGCCGGAGAAGATACTTCTAATTTAGAAATGCTAAGAGACGGTCTTTTGACTAGAATAGATGCTTTAAATAATACACTTAGTCAAGAAGACTTACAAGATTGGCAAGATAAGCAGGCTCAATTAGCCGCATACAATGCTCAAGATTTAGATTTATCTGGACTGAGTTATCAAGAAATTGTTGATAAGTTTTTTGATTCTCAAAACGGGATGTCAGAGTATCTTGAATCTCTTGGAAATTGGTCAGATCAATTATCCTGGATGATTCAAAATACTACAGATGAAACTGCCAAATTAAAGCTCCAGCTTGAACAAGCAAAAGAAACTGGCGGAGACGCACTTTACAATATTGCAAAGAGTTCTACTGAAGCTGGAATGCTTCAAACTTATGGCGAAGATGGAAGTTTAACTACTGAATCCTCAGAAGATATTGGTAATGCATATTCTGCTTCTGTTCTCAATAGGCTACAAGGTATGGGTCTTTCTGAAGAACAACAAATCAATTTTCTAGCGGGGATTGATGAAGAAACCTCTATCCAGCAAATAGAGCAGCAACTAGAAGCGATAAAAAATGACCCCACAATTCTTTCTGCACTTGAATTTCAACCAACGTTTACAAACAGGGTTGATAATGATGATGCTGAGATTTCAGACCTCTTGGACGAAGCTGGAATGTCAGAAAACTCTTTCAATAGAATGTCTTATGATATGTATTCTGATGATGAGGGCTATTTTAAGAATAGAGAAGCTGAAATTCAAGATGCTTTATCCAATATTAACGATTCTAATTTCCAAGACTATGTTTCTGGAGCTGAGAGTGCAGAAGAGGCCACAAAAAAGTTAAATGCAGAACTATCTAATATGGGAGCAGAAGCAAAAGATACTGCTGCTGCGAATATTAGATTAAACAAGGGCGTAGAAGAATTAAGTGATACTTGGGAAGATTATGGCGATATACTTACAGATGAAGCGTCCAAAGGTACGTCTGATTGGTATGAAGCTGTAGGAAAATTAGACGAAGCAATGTCAGATATTTTGAATATTGATGTTGGTACTTTGTCTAATGATTTTTATGAAAATGCTGACGCTATAGATGCAATGAGTCGAGCTGCAGAAGGAGACATGTCTGCTATAGACGATTTGAGACGAATTGCTAATGAAGATATTATTATGCATATGCAAGTCTCAAATATTTCTCCAGAAGACTTGCAAGTTCTTCGTCAGCAGTTACTTTCTGAATCACAGGCTTTACAAGCGCAATTAAATTCAATGCCAGTTGAAATGCGTATGACAACTAATTTTGATGATTCAGAGTATGTCCAGCATTTAAACCAATTGATTGCAGATTCTCAAATCACTGCTGAACAAGCTAGTGCTGCATTAAGCTCTATTGGTATGTCTGCTACTATTTCTTATGAGGAAGCAGATGTAACTGTTCCAGAATATACTTATCATATGGAGGGTAGCTTAAAAAATCTTCTTTCTGGAGAAGGAGAAGCTACAGATGTAAAAGTATCAACCTATCAATCTGGGACAAAAACTTTTAGAGGTCTTGTTCCGCAATTAGTAGGTACTCACTATACTGGTTCGGGCATCCAAACTGTTGGCGGCGGATCTAGCGGAAGAGTTGGGGGCGGTTCCGGCGGTTCTGGAGGTGGAGGCGGCGGTGGTGGCTCAGGAAAAACTTATGAGCCTAAAACTAAAGACCCCTTAGAAGATGAATTAGACCGCTATGAACGTGTCAATACCATGTTAGAGGATGCGGAAAATCGCTATGAAAGATTGAATGCCGACCGCGAACGCCTAACTGGCTTTGACATGGCTGATGATATGGAGAAAGAAGTTGAACTTCTAAATCGTCAGATTGCCCTACACCGTGAAAAGCTAGAAATTCAAAAAGAAGAAGCCCAAGAACTTAGAGATGCACTTTCAAGTCAATATGGCATTACATTCGACACCGAAGGATTTATTACTAACTATGCAACAACTCACGATAGATTAGTAAATGAAGTAAATAGCCTAATCAACCAATACAATAATACAACTACAGAGGAAGGCCAGGAAGCTCTAGAAGAACAAATTGAAGATGCTCAAGATGCTCTTGACAACTTCAATGAAACATATCAGCGCTATGATGAACTCTGGGCTGGCGACCTCCAAGAAACTTTAAATACTCTAGAGGACTTGGAAGACCAGATTGAAGATATTCGCATTGAAATGATGAATACTTCAATTGAAGCTGTAGATAATCTCCAAGACCTCCAAGAGAGTTTGAATGAATTTAATAATACATTTGAACACTTTGGCGAAGATACTGGGTTGCGGGATGCTGAACTTGCGGCTTCAAACCTTGCTACCTATTTTGATATTGCCAATGAATCTGCAAGCAATCTATATGATACGTTAATTAAACGTGCTAACGACAGACTAAATTCTGGTTTGCTCTCTGATGATGAACGTCAAAAAATTCAGCAGGATATTGCAATGTGGGAGAACGCCCGCAAGCAAATCGGAGCTGGTTCTATGGAAGCTGGCGGTACTGGTCTGTTTGATATGGCATTTAATAACATGCGTATTATTCAAGAGCAGATTCGTCAGTACGAAGAAACTGGTACTTCTACTATCTTTGGAGAGAATTCCGCAGACCTTTATGATGCTGCAAAAGAAGCCTATGACCAGGCTACTGGATTGTTAAGTGATTATGAAGGACACTATGAAGACCTCCATGATGCAATTCTGACAATGATTGATGAAACTGCGGAAAAGATTGAAAAACGCAGAGAGCAATATGAAAATATTACTGATGAATTAGACCATCAGCGAGAAATTATTGAGTTGATTCATGGGGATGAAGCCTATAATGAACTTAATATGATTTATGATGCTCAGAACCAAAATTACTTAGCTTCCATCAATGAAATGCAACAAACTCTTGACTATTGGAAAGAGTTGCGTGACCAGATGGAAGAAGGCTCAGAAGAGTGGGAAGCCATTAACGAACAGATAATGGACACCCAATCTGAACTAAATGATTTGGTCGAAGAATCTTTGGATAATCTCCAAGAGAAGTATGAAAATACAGTAAATAACATTCTAGATACTTGGACTTCGAATGCTTTTGGAGGAACAGACCTTGATTGGGTTGCGGAAGAATGGGAACTGATTAATAGAAATGCTGATTATTATCTAGATGATGTTAACGCGGCCTATGAAACCCAAAAGCTTCAAGGTAAATATCTTGAAATGCTAGATAATACTGATGATTTACATATTCAGCAAATGATTACTGAGCAAATGAAGCAACAGCTTAATTATTTGCAGGAAAAAGATAAATTATCAGAATACGATGTTGCTTATGCTAATGCTCAGCTAGAAATTCTACAGAAACGAATTGCCTTAGAAGAAGCACAGCGCAACAAGTCACAAATGCAGCTTCGTCGTGACAGCCAAGGTAATTACAGTTATGTTTATACTGCGGACGAAGGCGATGTATCTGCCGCAGAAGGCGATTTGCTTGACGCTCAGAATAATGCATATAATCTTTCCAAAGACCAAATGCAACAAACGCAAGCTGACTCACTTTCTGCTCTTCAGGATGCTCAACAATTGTTAAATGACATTTGGACTAATGCTAACTTGACTCTTGATGAAAAGACTGAACGTACACAAACTGTTATTGACAGTTTAAAGGAATACTTGGCGGGTACTGCTGAACAGTTAAGTGAATCTGAGAAAAATATCATCAATGACTTCATTGGTATGGCAGAAATGATGACCGATGAAAATGCGGGCAGAATTGAAGATGTTCTTGAACAAGTCAAGGACGGAAATCTTGAAGCATTTGATATAATTGATGATAGATGGTCTACTGCTTTGAGTAATTGGCTGTTTAATCTTGATGATTTTAATATGTCAACAGATGACAGCTTTAGTCAGTTGATTGAGAATAGTGTAGAGTTCCAGGAGAATGTTGATTCTATCGCTAGTGAAGTTAATCAAGACTTCTCAGACATGGGCGATACGATTGCGGAAGTTACAGATCAAACTAAGGACCTTGCTTCAGCAACCTCTGATTTTATCAATCAGCTAGAAAGTGATTCTGGTATTATCTTAAAATATGAAGATCAACTTGAGTCTATGCGAGAAAAGATTGCTGATACAACCAATGAAATGCGTGCATATCAACAACAGGTTAATCAGTTACAATCTGACTTAACTGCTAAAGAACAAGAAAATGCTAACTTAAGTGCTGAAATTGACACACTACGTAAAGAAAATGAATCTTTGAAGAATCCTAGCGGTTCAGGTGGAGGCGGCGGAGGAAGCAGCTTCGGTGGCTCTGGATACTCTCAAAGCGATCTTGCCTGGGGTATTGCTCAAAACATTTGGACTTATGGCTGGGCTGGTGGTTGGGGTAATGACCCAACTCGTAGCAGTAAATTAACTAGTGCATATGGTTCTAGCTTTGTTAGACAAGTTCAAGATATTATTAACCAGAACTGGAGTTCAGGGAACTTAGTCAACTATGGTAGTGATAAATTTAGTTCCTATAGTTTGATTGGTTATGATACTGGCGGTTATACTGGTTCTTGGAGTGATGGGAATAGCGATGCCAAGAACGGTAAGTTGGCCTACCTACATCAAAAAGAACTAGTTCTAAATGCCGCAGATACAGAAAACATTCTAAAGGCTGTTGATATTGTGCGACAAATGGTACAAACACTAAAGAGTTCAGCTGTTGCAGATACATTTAGCAATATTGCTAATAGTATTTCCGCACAGCCTTCTGGAGAAACAGTTGAACAGAATGTTCACATCACAGCAGAATTCCCTGCTGCTAATAGTGCCGCAGAGATTGAGTCTGCTCTGCTTTCGCTTAACGAAAGAGCCATTCAATATAGCTTTAGAAAGAAATAATCTGGGCATTTTATAATTAGACTTATCTCACAGTTTTGAAAATAATCAGAGCATAAATGAGATAAAAAGATTTTACTAGGGGTAGTATATATTTATGCTACCCCTATTTTTTATTGTATAAAGGAGGGACAGTGACAAATCAAGTACAAGATGCAATATTAGATGCGATTGATACTCTTGTGAACAACCGCATAGACAAGATGCAAGTAGACAAAACTGTCACTGCCACTATTGTAAAATGTACTAACAGTATTACTGGAGAGTATCTTTGCTCTTATAATGGTGGTAATCTTTATGCGTATGCACTAGAAAATGCTAGTTATACTACTGGTTCTACTGTATACGTGCTTGTCCCACTTGGCGATTTTTCAAAGAAGAAAACCATCGTTAGTAAAGCGCAAGCTTTAGAGGATGATTCAAATATCTCTTTCGTATCTTCCGCACTTAGTAATTATAACCTATTGGGTAAGAATCCAGTAGAAGATAAAGATAACAATCTACCTATTGGAATGTCTTCCTATATAAAAGATAACTATGTGCTAGTGTATGATAGAGACAATAGAGAAGAATCATTAGTTGATTTTGATGACGATGAATTTTCCAATAGTCTAAAACAAGCGGAAGCTGTTTTAATTGAAGCTAGTTTTAAAACAAGATTAGACAACGCACACCGCGCAGGCAAAAGAGGATATTATGGTCTACAGTTTGTACTAGCTTTCTCTGATAAAGACCAAGTAGATGCAGATGGAAATCCCGCAGTTAAAGAATATGCGTATGTTATTGATACAAATAACATGAACGGCAATCCATTCTTGTTTACTGCATGGTCTGAACAATATTCAATCTTCGACATTGATATAGAAAACTTCCTATATGTTAAAAGTATAATGGTTTTCTGTAATGATTTCGTGGATGCGGACAATATTCCGCAAGCAGAACTTTGGGGAGAAGATGTATTTGTCAAGAACATAGAAATCTATGGTCTAAAGACAATCTCCGCACAAAATGGAGATTATATAATGACACTATCTTCTCCGCAAGGAATTACTTTTAAAAGTACAAGTCATGCGGATTCATTGGCTATTGTTGGTACAATGAAGAAGCAATTAGATGACCTGACCGACCAAGCTATGTGGTATTGGTTCGTGGAAGATACGCGTGTTATTCCAGGAGAAGATGGATACCAGATGTATGGCGGCTCTGGTTGGAGGTATCTAGAAGATAAAAATAATACATGCAACTTTTACACCTATGGTGATGAAAATAAAGGTTATGAAAATAAATATCTTTGTGTAGCAGTATACAAAGAAACAATGATACTTAAAGAAGAATTTATAATCTATAACGATTCTGTTAAGCGTGATTTAAGTATCACCTCTAACATGGGTGTAAAGTTTAGCTTTGACCGCGGTACACCGACATTAACTTGTTTAGTTGATGGTAAAGAATCAGGATTTGAATCTGAGAAAGAAGGAGGAAGACCTGATTCGTGGTTTAAGTTTATTTGGTCTAGAGTTGATAAAGGTACAGTCATTTCATTTGAATATACTGCGGAACAGCTCGAAGAACAAATCGCTAAATTAAAAGAACAGTATGATGCGGGAATTGCTTCTGGTATTGGATATACTGAATTACAGTCTATTCAATCTAATATCAACCTATTACAAAATAGAATTGATAATCAGTTAGTTGGTGCAACGTTTGAACCTGGAAGCAATGTATTCACTTACGATGTGCGGCAAATCGAAACTAGTGCAATCTTTAGATGTACAGTTTATACTAGAGACTCTAGTGTAAGTGATTTTTATAATATCGGCACTGCTGAAATTACATTACAAAACGAAGGTGCGGCTGAACCTAATAGTTATTATATCATCATTGAGAATGGTGAACAGGTATTCCAGTATAGTGAATCTGGCGTATCTCCCGCAGACAGTAGATATGAAAATCCTTTGGAAGTAAAACCGCTGACTTGCCACTTCTATGACCCTGTTGGAATTGAAGTCAACAGTAAAACATATCAAGTTAAATGGCAGGTTCCACTAGAAAACACAATGATTGTCACTCCTGGAACAGAGAGTATGACAATCAATCCTGTAACTTCTAAGGTGGAATGGTGCACTTCTGAGGTGTATCCATTAGCAATTGAATCTGACTATAACTATCAAGCATTAAATAATCAAGTTAAATGTATTGTTACTTACTACGGTCAAGAATATACAGAATATACAAACTTCCTATTTACTAAGGTTGGAGAAAATGGCACTAATGGCACTGATATGGTTGCTAAGATTTCGCCAACATCTGACTCTCCAATCCTTGATATGGAACTTTTGGCATTAGAAGTTAATGTTGCTAATGATGGAAAAGAATCCTATACTTGGAATACTGGACAAGCTATTACAGATAAAGTATTAGACTTTTCACTATTCCAAAGAAATGAAGAAGTGACAGTTGGGACTGTTGACTGGACGATTTCTGGCGGCACAGGAAACAATAATAAATATATGACTGTTTCCAGTGGTATTGTTAGTTGGAATTCAACAAATGCTTTGTCTCGCAAGTTTAGAAATCAAATTGTTAAAGCTTCAACTAAAGTTAGTGTTTCAGATGAAAGTTTAAATAGAAACAATTCTGAGTATTACGCTTTCTATCCTGTTCCTGTGATTTATTACTATTCTAATTTACAAGGGCAGTCTAAGCGTTATCATGTAAGTATTGATTCTACAAAAACACTAAGAAGCATTACTTATAATGCGGATGGCCGCAACCCCCTCTATAATAAAAACCAAGGTATTTCTATCTCTCTTGGGGATATAGAGATTTCACAAGACAATCCTAAGTATATTGTCTGGCGTGCGGAAGGTGGACAGCCACAAGGTAAATATCTAGATAATCCTCCAAACGCCGCGTTTAAATTAACATATGATAAAAATAGTAAAGATGGTTTGCGGGAATTAACTCCTAGAACTATTGATGTTGAAGCAGATATAGAAAATGGCGTTGAAGCCTATAGCTATACTGAATTATTAACTGAAGTATATATCTTACCAGATGACACTTATGATGGCGCATATGCTAATAATCTAGTTCATGGTTTAATCTATTCTAGTGAAGCTGCATATAATAACAATTCTACTCCAGAAGTAGAGATATATATTCCAATCTATATGTCGCTCAATAGATTTGGTCTGCAATCATTAAATGCCTGGGATGGCAATCATCTAGAAATTAACGAAGATGAAAATTATATCCTTGCGCCGCAAATTGGTGCAGGCGCTAAAGATGAAAATAATGCTTTTACTGGCGTTGTAATGGGTACTGCTCAGACCTATGACCAAGATGAAGCAGATATTGGACTCTTGGGATATAGCCACGGTAAACAATCTATCTTCTTGAACGCGGACGATGGTAGTGCTGTTTTTGGATTACCAGAACAGCAAGCTACACAGAATAATGCGTATACTGAAGGTAGAATTGAACTAATCCCTGGCGGAGACAGTAAAATTGGTATGTGGACTATTGGTTCGCGTGCTCTTTACAACGTTAGTGATCCCAATACTGGCGGTAAAGTTCCTGACAATGTTGCGGAAGGAATTGTAAATGGCGTAGGTAAACCCTATAGAGATTATCCTGTACAAGGTGCTCAAATTAGCGTTCCACCCAAAGCACAAGGCATTATTTTAAATGCTAATCCCGCTTATATGTCTATCAAAGGTAAGCCTTTAAATAGACAGAATTCTGGAATTCAATTTGATGCAGCAAATACTACACTATTTGAGAATGACAGTTTAGAGGTAGAGGTTGATCCTACTAAAGACTCAGTATTTTCAATTTTTCGGCATACAGATTATGAAAAAAATGAAGAGACTGGTAAATGGGAAAGAACTGGAAATTATAGACGTTATCCTTTAGTAGGCATCAATGAAAATGGTCAATTTTATACCAATGCTATTGAGGATGGAGAATCTTCAATGGGAATTGGTTTCGTAGGGGCTTTTAAGGATTCCGCGGCTGCTCAGAGATATGTTGGTGCTCAATTTGCTTATGATAGTACGAATCTATTTAAGTTTTTTATTGACACTGATGCAGGAGGCTCTACAGAAACTAAACCATTGCATATCTCTACTGGAACAAATATTTCAGATAAAACCGCTGCAAGTAATGCTTTAGAGTACGCAAGGCCAATTAGAATATATGGTGATTCAATTACATTGTATGCGCCAGACCAGAGTAAACGAAATGTTAACACGTCAAGTCATAGAATTTCTATTTCTGATACAGAAGCGTTTTTTGGACATGATAATTCATACATAAAGATTACTCGCTCTGGAGATAATATTGGGGCAGATTTTACATTCAATGACAAGTTTGATTTAAAAACTGCTCTAAATAGAGCATCTAATATTACTACTGGACAATTTACATTGTCTACTCAGACTAGCACAATGTCTACTAATCCAGATATTAATTTTAAGTCAAAGCAAGATATTACAAATATTGTTGGACGAGATTTTAATGTAACTGCTTCAAAAGGTGATTTTTCCTTTGAAAGTCAATACTTCACAATGGAAACAGTCAATACTGGTTCTCCAACAAACTTTACAGTTACAAGCAAAGATAACACTGTATATTTGAAATTAAATAGAGCAGCTAAGACTAATTTGTATTGTCAATATGGTTTAGATTTTACAGATAAAACTGGTGGAATTACAATTAATACTAATTCTGCTCGGGGCGTTAAGATTAATGCTAATTCGCCGAACAATAAAGCTGATGATGGTGTTACTTTCACTATGATTGGTCAAGATGGCGGTAGTGCTTCAATGTTTTCAATCCAGTCACCAAATGGGAGCATTGCTTCTACGAACAAAGTTGAGACAACTGGCACAGCTAGGAACTTGATTGGGGTTACATTAACTCCAGGTATTTCTACTAAGTGGGGTTACTTTGTTGGCACTGTTAATGGCACTAACGATACTATAGTCGCCAATAAAGACATTAGAACTGTGAATGGAGGGCTCTATGGCGGAGATTTCGCTTTTAATACTACACATTCTTTTGATTATTGGAATGGAACTGCAAGCGGGACACAATTATCTTCTTTCTTAAGCAATATTTATAGTTTATTAAATAATTTAAGAAGTAGAATGTCTAGTGCAGAGACAAATATAACAAATCTTGGAACTAGAATGTCGAGCGTTGAACAAAATAAGGCTAATGTTTCTGATTTGACAGAGCTTAGTGGATATGTCGCAGACCTCCGTTCTGACTACAATGGACATAGGCACACTCTTACTAGAGAAGTTGTTACCCAGATTGACTGGGATACCTATTACAAAGACGGTGTTGGAGATATTTCTCACATTAGAAATGTTTGGAGAAGCAGTCTTAATACTGGCACCCCTAGTTAGCAAAATATTATAAAGAGATAAAAGGAGATAATTGAATATGAACGAATTACAACTACGAATTCAAGTACAGGGAGCTGTTCAACAGTATGCAGAGCAGCTCCTTTATCAGAATGGAGTTCCCGCGCATATTGCAGAAGATGCTTTCTCTAAAGCTCTTGCGTATCTTAGAGAAAAGTCTATGCAAGAATTTCTAGAAGCGGCGATGACTCCTTCTGTTCCAGAAGAAGAAAAGAAGGAGGAAACAGAGCAGGATGGCGACGAGTAATCTTGTAAGTAAACTCACCGTTAAAAGAGAAGATGGAACTCTAGACCCTGAGATAAAACAATTTGGTGTAACCTTTAAAAATGTTATTGATGACAGAGGGAGCAAGGGTAATTACACCCTTGCTCAGTTCTTCGATAACTATGATGCTTTTATGAAAAATAGTTTCTTTGTATATCGCGGCAATACTGAACCAGATAATACAAGGATTGCTTTGTGGATTGATACTTCCACAAATAATCAAGCTGGATTAGATTTAAGTTAGCGGAAGGAGAAAGAGAGTATGGCTAATGTGTTAAATACACTTTACCCCCCAACGATTTCGACATTCCTCCCTGCGTTCGTAAACACAACGGAGGTTTTCATCTATTTCTCTCTTTCTCCTTATAATTCATCTTCCGAGATTAAAAGAGTTCATGTTTCTTTAACAAATCAATTAAATAATGAAAATGCTTTTAATAATCTAAGTGGAATTGTTTTTAAAGATTTAAAGTATGATGAATCTAGTGGGTTATATTATGTATCTATATCCCCAACAGAAGTAAAGAATAATACTTTTAACATCAACCAATTCTACAAAGTACAAATTAGATTTGATGGTTATAGCGGAAGTGATGCTCCTTCCTCTACTAGCACAGAAGCATTTATCCAAGAATACCTTTTGGCACATCAAGACCTATTTTCAGAGTGGTCAAGTGTATGTTTGATTAAGCCAATTTTGCAACCAAATATTCAAATCAAGCCATTTGATTTGTATGCGGGCGATACCCCGCAATCATTCAACAAAGGTATTATTTCTATCTCTGGTAAGTTATTCTTCGGAGATGGAAGCGTTACTGAGACTGAAACTCTTCAATCATACAAAATTCAAATTCTAGAGCCTAATACCGAAGAAGTTGTTTTAGAGTCTCCAACTATTTACACTGGAGACAACGTTGACCCTAATGATATTAACTATAAGATAGACTTGCAAGGATTAAATACAGATAGCAACCAAGAGTTTATCTTTAAGATTATCATTAGTACAAAAAATCAATATGTAACTTCTAAACAGTGGGATTTTCAGATTGCGGACTTTCTTGATGATTTTTCATTTGACCCAGAATTAACTGTGGAAATGGATAATGAAGAAGGTATTGCGATTCTTCATGTTGTAAATGTTCAAACAGTATTTGGTACAATCTATATCAAACGCGGTTCTAGTATTGACAATTTTGAATCATGGGAAGATTTTTATATCGAAAAAGTAGCAGGAGATATTGATTTAACACTTGAGGATAATACTGTTAGTAGTTTGGTATGGTATAGATACTCTATTCAGATGGAAAATTCTGTGGGCGGGTTAACTAGAGTATACCGCTCAGATGTATTCATGCCAGAATTCTATGATGCTATTATCTCTAGAGGAGAACAGCAATTCAAGATTCAATATAACTACAGTATTTCAAGTTTTAAACCAGTAGTTAATAGAACAAAAATTGATACTTTGGGCGGCAGATTCCCTAAGTTTGCGGAAAATGCTATCTTAAACTATAAACAATTCTCTATTAGTGGATTGATTTCTTCAGAAGCTGACGCGCATCAAAAGTTCCTTAATAAGCGCGATTACTTTGATGACAATTACCAGCGTTATCAAGTATATAAAAGTGACATGGGAATTCAAGATTTGGTTAGAAATGATTATGATGATTATTTAACAGACTCTAACGTGTTAACTTCGTTTCTAACAACAACACAGAATGACTGGTTGTGGGAGCGTGAATTTAGAGAAGAAGCTATGAAGTGGTTGAATGATGGAGAACCAAAGCTTTATCGTTCAATGACTGAGGGCAGTATGGCTGTAATGTTAACCGATATTAGCTTAACGCCAAATGCAACGCTTGGCCGCAGACTATGGACATTTACTGCAACTGTTTATGAAATTGCAGAAGCTGATTCTTTGTCCACTCTTGACTCTCTTGGAATATTCGACGTAGTTAAACCCGACAATTTAACAACAGGCAGTGGTGAAGTTGATCCTGAACCTGAGTATGTTGAAGTTGTTAAAGTCGGTCAACTATACAACTATACTGTTACACATACCAATAGTGTTGTTTCAGAGATTCTTGACAGTCTCCGCACAGAGTATGGTGCAATTCCTGGCGGAGAAGATGGCGAAGTTGTTTATGATTCTGCTTCAGTTCTTGCAGATAAACTTCCTGATGGATTATATCTAAAGAATGTAAAGATATTCTTTAACAATAAACCAAATCTATATAGGACAGATAGTGCGGGAAATCTTAGAATTGTATATGACCCAGCCACTATACAGGGTGACCAAACCTTAGCTCTTGGATATACTTTTAGTTTCTCCACTGACACCAATAACGAACCGCAAACAATTTTCGTTAACTCTAGAGGTTATTATCAAATTCCTGATAAATTAAACGTTACTGGATTATACTTTAGCAATATTGGTCAGAGTGATGATACTGGTGTCCAGTATCCTGCGGACAATGTAACTGTTGAGTATGTAATGGTTTATAAAGAACTAAACAATACTTCTACTATTGTGTCTGGACAAACAGTTGATAGAGTTGTTATTGGACAATATGAAGATGTGTTTGAATATGGCGAATATCTTGGAGAAAAGATTAGAGCTAAGTATTCATTCGCGCAAACTGGTCAGTATTATCAACAGATGCAATATTGGCGCGGAATTTGTCTTGATGTTGAGCCATATGCTATCGCTCACATTCAATACTACAGAGATGATGAATATAATGACTATCTTGTGGGTGGAACTGGCGTATTACACATGATTAAAAATGTTCCAGTCAAAGATATGTGCTTTATGGGTCGCCGCATGACACAAAAAGATTTTTCTAGACAAGAATATCTTGATGACTGGGAATATGTTCTTGACCCAGGCCCAGAAGATGACGATGAAGAAATTTCAGATATTGCCTACTGGAATGAAGATTTAGAACATCCTGTAGGGATTAACTTTGATAGAATGAAGAAGAAATATTCTACAATTTGGAATATTACAGAAATGACTTTAGATGAAATTGCTAAAGCTGGCGAAGGATATGCGGGCGTAGAAGATATTGCAGAACCCAAGAGAAATACTGTATATAATATTAATGGTGAATTGAAGATTTACTATAAAGATGATTGGTACGACTTCACGCAGAACAGTGATGGCACTGGTGTAGCGCATGTTCCAATAGAGGGAATGATTAACTATCTGGGTAATGTTGTTCAATCTACTTACGCGTAGTTAGGAGGTATAATGCGGAAAAATTATCCTTATCTTCAGGATAGCTACTATGAAGATGCAAATTCACAAATGCAACGCAGAAACTTTCTAGCTACTATTGATAGTTTTGTAAATCAAAAAGTATACGTTAAAATTACTCTATTAAACTGGGAAGAAGAACCGATTAAAGAGATTGCGGGAGAACTTACTTCTGGCACTATCTCTAAGGACGGTTCTTCTTCCGTTCGCCGCACATGCCAACTATCTGCAACTGTTAGTCGTGGCGAATATGATGTTGAAGATACAGAGCTTGATTTTTCAATTAACAAAAAAGCGTTTATTGAAATTGGCGTAAAGAATTATAGTGATGAATATAAAGAATATCCTATATTGTGGTTCCCGCAAGGGGTATTCTTTATGTCATCCTTTGCAATTACTTCTAATGCTACATCAAGCGTGAATATCAGTTTAACGCTAAAAGATAAAATGTGCGGGCTGAATGGTGAAGTTGGAGGGACATTCCAATCTACAGTAATTCTAGATGAAATGCAAACTCAATCACCTACTGGAGAAACAGTTTACGAAAAAGTTCTAATCTATGATTTAATCCAAGAGTTAGTAAATCATTGGGGCGGAGAAAGTCTAAACAATATTGTTATTGAAGATGTGCCGCTCAGAATTAAACGTGTAATGAAATGGACTGGCGATGTTCCGCTAGCTATGCGGCAAGCAGGCGATTCAACGGGTTTACAGTGGATCGCATATCCGCAAGGTGACATTCCAAAAGATGAACAGGATTATAACTGGACATACTATAACAATGGTGAAGATATTGGTTATATCTACGATGATTTCTTCTATACTTCTGAATTGTCTGCGAATGCGGGCGAAACTGTTACTTCAGTTTTAGATAAAATAGTTCAATATCTTGGAAACTTTGAATACTTCTATGATGAATTTGGCGTATTTCACTTTAGAGAGATTAAAAACTATTTAAATACTACACAAGCTACAACATTAATCAATGATATGAATGCCAATGATTACTTAGTAGATATTGCGACTTCTAAAGACGTTTACACATTCTCAGATAATACAAATCTGGTAAGCATTAGCGCCAACCCGCAATATAACAACATTAAAAATGACTATGTTATTCATGGTTTGCGGAAAATGACAAGCTCTGATATTAGCTATGATGTATTCTATCATTTAGCTATTGACAACAAGCCTCAACCTCTTGGGACAGATAGTAGGGGCACATATTACAACACATATCATGATTTGCTTCTATATACAGATGAACAAACTGATTTAACCCAGGCTGCGTTTCCTCTGTTATATATGGTTACAGAAGGTGGTAGCACGCGTCCTGGGACTAAAGCAGACCTTCCTGTCCCTGGGAATTTCAATGTCATCTATAGAGTAGTTGATACTAGTCAAAGCGACTTAGAAGGGTCTATTGAAGATTATAAAGACCAACAGATTAGCGCGCAAGACAAAATTGCAGAGCTAAAAAAAGAATTAGAAAAATTAAACGCTAAGCTTAATGACTTGAATGCTAAGATTAAAAAATATACTTTAGTTTCCGATACTGCGCAAGAAGAAATCGAGAGATTGTCTAAAGAGAATAGTGAAATTAAAAAACTGTTAAATGAAAATACTGTAAAATATACGGAACAAACTAAAGAATTAAACGAAATGAAAACTAGTTTGAGTGACTATAAACGTCAAAGACTAAATTTAGAAAACCAAATCAAAAACAATCAACAAAACCATCCAGAGATAGACAATACAGAGCTTCAATCACAGTTAAATAGTGTCATTGCTAGAATTACTGTTCTTGATGAAGATATTGCTAGTTTACAAATCGAGAATGATAATCTAAAAGCCACTATTGACTCTCAGCGCAAAGAAATTGAGAAGAACGAAGAAACGATTTCTGAGTGGGAGGATAAATTAAATACTGTAAATGTTGAAGGTGGCAGTTTTGAAGAATATGCGGCCTTAGTTCGAGAGCGTAGCGAAGTTAAAGAACAGATTCAATCTAAAGAGCAAGAAGTTGCGCGAAATGAACAGAATATCAATGATTTAAATACTAGAATTGACCAAGCAGAAGAAGAGATTGCGGACAAGACAGAAAACGCAGATGTAACTGGCGGATATGCTTTCTATGTTTGGGATGATTCAGAGTATAGACAATTACCAGTAGTTAAGTATTATCCAACAGACGGAGATGGATATACAGTTTTTGATTGGCGCACAGAAATTTATCTGCAAGGTATGCTTGCTAAAAATAATGGCACCGATGCGGGCATGTACTATCATAACCTACAATTAGATTATACAGAAGCCGCCAATGACAAAACTTGGATTGGTGATGTACTTCGCTATGGCCGCAAGAATAGAGTAGATACAGATTACTACTTCCAAGAACTTGAAGCCTTTTGGCCGCAAATGTACAATCTAGAAACACAAAAGTTTTATGCAGAAGAAAAGTCTGGAGATGAATTTTCAACTGCTTCACTAGCTGATGGCGTATACTACTTAGATTTTATTGACCCGCAGACTTCTGGACTGGGCGAGTTTTCTATTCAAAACATTGGTCGCCGCATGGATGTAGTTAATGATGAAGAAATTAACTGTTTATTCCAACCTTTAATCCCTGATGTTGTTTTCTTGAATCGTGACGATGAAGATACATTAGAAGATTTAAAGAAAGAGTGCTTAGATAAAGGGGAAGAGTGGACGCAAGTTAGCGGAGATGTATATTATGCGTTAGCAACTGGCGGCTGGCGAAACGCAGCATTCGACCAAATTAAATATGAATTATATTTACATACTAATTATCAAAAGACACTTTCTGTAACAGCACTTCCCGCGTATTATCTTGAGCCGAATAGCAGAGTTACTATTAATGATAAATCAACCAACACATACGGTTCATTTATACTTAAATCTCTATCTATTCCTCTTTCTCCTGGACAAACAATGTCAGGAAGTGCCGCAGAGTGCTTTGAACGATTTTAATTTAATGGGCAGAATGATTGAAACATTTTGCCCATTTTTTTATATGTATAAGAGTGTAATTTTTAGGAGATAAAGGAGAAACAAATTGGCAGAGTATCAGATGGGACAAATACGTTACTCTGGTAGAAATTGTGTTAATCCTGTTTCTGCTACGACTAGTTACAAAAATATTAGTATGAGTGGAGGAACAGCAGAAGGTTCTTCCTATCAAGATGTATTGATTACTCCTGGAACTGCTTTTATTAAAGATAGAGACTATTATCTATCAATTTCAATTCCACAAGACATGAACTATGATATGGAATTTGATTTAAAGTTAATTAAAAGTGAAGACAATCTTAATACAGTATATCAATATTTAAAGAAGGTTTCTATTGGTCGAGGTGGAACTGGTGAAAACGTATATACTGTAGTTTTATATGAAAAATCAGATGGTACAGTAAACGCAATGCTACCATTGACATATCAAGCTGGTGTTAAGAATACTAAAGATGCTATCTATTACAATGCAAGCAATGATAGATATTATCTAGGTAATGGTAATACTACTTATACACAGACCTATGATTTTAATGATATTGCGGTCGTTGCTTCTTGGCGTGAAGAGGCTGGTGTAAATCATGGAGTCTTTGAAATGGTATTTAGACCTGTAGAAGACAATTTTACTGGGGTTCTATTACAGATGACTAGAACTCCAGAAGACATGAACATTCAACGTGAAGATGGCACCTTTGGCCGCAGAGTTGATTTGGAGAATGTTAAGTTTGTATTGTATGAACTTGAGAATCAAGTAGATAACATCAATAGAGATGGTACACTTTCAAGAATTGGTATTTGGAGCCATCCTGGCCTTATGATGGCTATTAATGGCGAAGAAATTAAGGTCGGTCCAAGCGGGTACTATGAACTTTCAGATGGGCTTATAGATATTGAATCTATTGGTATCGTAGCTCCAGATAATGACTGGAGCAATAATTGGACTCTCGATTATGAGTATCAAATTGTTGATGAAGAGAGTGCATAATCATGGGAGCTAGAATAGAATATTCATATGGAGAGATTCTAAATACCAAAACTGGAACTAAATTTTTAGAAGAAATTCCAGTAGAAAAAGGAGAGCTTAGAAAAGCCAAATGCAAATGCGGTTATTGCGGTGATGAAAATTTTATCACTGCTATAAAGTATGCAAAAAAGGGGAGACTTTGTCCTTTATGCAAGTCAGAAAGACTTTCTTTAACGAAAATAAAATATAAAGACGGAGACGTTTTAAATAAAGAAAGTGGTTCAATTCTATTAAAAAGAGATCAAAATAATAAATTATATGGGGATATTCGATGCGGAAGATGTGGGAAATCATACTATACAAATATATCTGATGTAGTACAGGGCCATCTTTGTCCTACATGTGGAGGTAAAAAACAATCAGTAACTAGAGCTAAATACCTACCTGGGGATATTATTACTGCAAAAAATGGTGTGCAATTCTTTTTTAAAGAAGAGTTAAAACCAAAATACGATGCAGCAAATCATAAAAGAAGAGTTGGTTTGTTCTATAAGGTTATAGATGGAGAAATCTTATATGATAAACCAATAACAGCTGGCCTTAATGCAATTTGTAGTGGTGATGTTTCCGGGAAAAATATCTCCAATGCTATGGTTAAAATAGAAAACATTTTAAGTAATAATCATATAAGTTTTTCCAAAGAACAAACCTTTGATGGATTAACTAGCTATAAAAATAATAGCTACTCTTTAAAGATAGATTTTGTTATTTGGAATAGTTTAAAGACTATTGGCATTGAAATTGATGGGGAACAACATTTCAGACCAGTAGAATTCTTTGGTGGAGAACAAGCTTTCTATGATAGAAAAATGAATGATTCGCAAAAAAATAAATATTTTGAGAATAGAGAAAACTTTGTTTTACTTCGTTTTTTAGATAAAGATGTTTTAAAACAAAATTTTGAAAAGGAATTCATCAAATTAATTGATGATATAACAGAGGAGGTGTTATAATTTGGATTCATTTTACGGTGGGCAGCCTGGAGTCAGTTTTGTCCTAAGAAACTCCTTTCCCTCTGTTGAAACTATGGTTTCTGCCTTTAAGCAAGGTAGTTCTTATACCGACGTATTTTATAATGAGTATTGCTTAATTGATACTCCAAACAAGAACCACAAAGATAATGGTAAAATTTATCGTCGTGGTCTTGAATATCAAAATGATATGGGCGGCGCTATTTATGTTGGTAAAATAGTCGGCCCATCTAGCGGCGTTCCTTATTTCCAACTAATGACAATTCCAGAAGTCGAAGAAAAAACTAAGCTGGAATTAGGCGAGTATGATTTCCGCCGTTATCCATATGGAAAAGATGGCAATGGCTATTTATTAACCGATGGTGTTGTAGCAGGGCCAAATAATGATGGCACTCCTCCAATTCAGACTTTTGAATTTAGCGCGACCAATGCAGATGCGGAAAATGGCGGTTCATTAGTACCAGGTAAGTCTGTGGTTGATGGTGAACCTGTTTATAACGATACCATTAAATATACATGGTGCAATATCCGCCGAGACGTAACAGATGAAGATTCTGATGTTGACCCAGATTCATTCTTCTACGTTGGTTTTCAATTTCCATATACAGTAATTGATTATTCCATCCATATGACTTCTCCGTATGATAGTAATGGGAATGTTCTAAAGGATGCTACAGAAATTGACCGTATAGACACCTATGACCACCCATTCTACGAACATTGGGATTTAGGTTTACCAAAAGGTATCAAGGGTGATACGCTAAGAAACTTGCGGGTTATCGTACCTACAAGCAATGATAAAAATAAAATCTACGCGGCGAGTGCTATTACTGTTAATCCTACTACTGGAGAAAGTACTGTAGGGGCTGCTGGGTATGCTGGTATTGACGACGATATTGCGGCAGGCCGCCAAATTGTAGTATTTGATTATTACATCTATGATAAGAAGTTAAACCCAACGCCAATCATGATTTATCTCGGTGATTTTAATATCATCACTGCAATCAATGTTGATGACGAAGGTACATTAACTGTTGAATATACGCATGATGATGATACAGTATTCACTAAGAAAATTCGTTGGGTAAATGGCGTTGCATTAACAGAAGGTAACGGTACTGCGGGCGGACACATTACCTTTACATTCAACAATGACAATCCTACCAAGACACAGGAATTTGATATTAGTTGGATTAAGGGTATTGAAATTGAAGAAGATGGTTCTTTAATTTATAGTTATGCGGGAACGCCTGAAGCCGCAAACATGCCCGAGAATGCCAATCCAGTTAAAGCAGATGGTACAACCGCTGATCCGAGCCGCACAGCAGGTTTCTACCGTGTAGAAGATTTTCTACAGTGGATTCATGATGTAAATCTAAATAATGAAACTGGTCACTTCTACGTTACCAACAACAGAGATGAAAGAATCTTTGAGACAGACTTAGATTGGATTAAAGATATTCAGTTTGCGGAGGATGGCTCTGTAACGTTAGTACATACTTCTGAAGGTGACTTTACATATACAAACCTAATTAAGTGGATTGATAGTGTAACTCTAGACCAAGCAACTGGTAAATTTACAATTGATTGGAACTATGGAGAGAACTCTGTAACGCAGCTAGACTGGACAGATGATATTTATATCAACGAAGATGATGGTAATATCTATATCCACCATACCAATCAAGATTTAAATACTGAAACTCCAACTGGTTCTGCACCTTTTGGAAGAGCAGAGTTGCTTGATGCACAGCTAAAGTTAATCACTAAAGCTAGTGTTACTGCGGACGGTGTTGTTACTTTTACTTGCAATACTGGAGAAACCATCCAGTTAAATCAGGCTGGAACAGACTCTACAGCATTTAAGATTAAAGTAATTGAAAATGTTACGTTAAATACTGCGATTCGCGATGATAAACATATCTTTGTAAAATACAATACAGAGACTTCACCAACGCCTATTGGTGACCCAATTAACTTTATTGAAGATACTGTTGTGCGGTCATCTGACTGGCACTTACTAGTTCTTTATAATGATCCAGAGCATCGTTATCCGAACAGACCTGGTGATGAAGAGCATGAGTTAGATGAAAACACGCACCAAGACCAATATGGTGTTGCATGGTATAATTACGTTCATGGCAGCAATCAGCCGCAAACAAATCAAGACCCATATTGGGCCGCAGATATTTACTGGCGTGATATGGGTGCTATCAAAGACCAAGCTGGTTTGTTAATTGGCATGAACGTTGATAGTTCACAGGTTGAAGAAGCTGGATATGACCCAAATCTTTCAGGTGTTGCATATACTGAAGCTCAAGAAGGTAAATATGGCACTGGTGTGTGCGGCTATCTACAGAGTTTGTATCCTCTTGGATTAACAGGTGAAGAAAATGCTCCATATAGTCAAAGTATGGAAGGTAAGATTGTTACCTATAGTCCACCTATTGGAACAGGCAATCCAGATAAACAGAACAAAGAATTCTATGCATATGATTACAATCAGCGTAAATGGTTCTTCCTTGGAACATTAGATGACTCTGGTATGCGCGATGTACTATTGGCGAATGAGTCAGTAACTGATGCGGAAATAGATAAACTAACCACTAAGGGTATATTGTTCTATAAGGTTAATATGTATTATAACGATAATGCAATGCCTACCTATTGGGCACCAGAAAATACATCTTTGAATAGTAACTAAGGGGTGATTTGATTGAAGATAATTCAATACAAAGGCCCCTTTACAACCAGTGATAGAATCACTGTTGAGCCAAAGTATGATATTAGCTATGTGCATATCGGTATTCAAATTCCGCACAGACAGCCTGTAGAATATCCAAAAGACCAAGCAGTAACTACAGATATTAGAATGGGAGAAGATGCTACTTCAACCATTGCTTATAAAGTAAATGAAACTGGTATTTTGGAGTTTGACGAAATCAATCAAAGCGGCTGGTATATTGCTTTTGATAAGGATTTACCAGCCGAGACAATTATTGATATTGCTTATCAAGAAGAAGAGGATATATAAGGAGGTGGTAGGAGAAAATGCCAAATGGTGCTGACAAGAAATTAAACTTTGTGGCAAAAGTTTATGACCCAACAGCAAAAGAGTTTAAGCCTATTTACATTGCTCCAGATGCCACTGATAAAGTTCAGGGCGATGTAAAACTATCTGACGCTACAAATAGCACTTTAAACGCGGCAGAAGGTATGACGGCTGCAACTCCTGCCGCCGTTAAAAGCGTTCAAGATAACGCAAACAATAAACTTGATAAAACAACAACTTCCGCACAAACAGTAAAAAGCGCAGTTACATTTAGCGGACTAGTTACTGGAAGTGCGGGATTTAAAGGCAATTTAACAGGTAACGTTACAGGTAATGCGGACACTGCTACTGCATTAAAGACCGCAAGAACTATTTCTGTTAAATCTGGAAATCAATCCGCAGGTAGCGCTACTTTTAATGGGACTGGCAATGTTACAATTACTATTCCTACAATTGATGGTACAACTATTAGAGGTATTATTCCTTTAGCCAGTATTCCACAAGGAGCGTTGGATAGAGTTGTTAGCTATGCTAGTATTTCTGCGGCAGTTAGTGCATGGACCAGTGCTGCGGAGGGGTCAAAGCCTTTTGATATTGGCGACACTATTAGGGTTACAGGAACTACTCCAAATGTTATGTACGCAGTTACTGCTGAACCTTCAAAGACTGCTAGTTATGTTGAATATGCGGCAGGTACAGCAACTAATGCTATTCACGCAGACGAAGCTGATACTGCGGACCAACTTACCACTGCCCGCACGATTAGGACTAATTTAGCTTCTACTTCTGCGGCAAGCTTTAATGGTACAGCAAATATTACTCCAGGTGTGACTGGAACGCTTCCAATAGCGAATGGCGGAACTGGGGCTACAACCGCATTAGCTGCCAACAATGCTATTTTGGCGAGTACTGTAGAAGTTAGTGCTGACTGGAATGACAACACTATGATTGCGTATATTTCCTCAGTTCCAAATGCTACACAGGGGGCATTGAGAAAGTATTCTGCAATAAATGTTTGGTCGCATTGGTTAAATCCAAAGATTGCAGCATCCTATGCGACAAAATCACATACACATGCTAATGCAACCACATCTGCCGCAGGTTTTCTACCAAAGCTAAGCGGTTCAACTACACAGTATCTGCGTGGCGATGGTACTTGGGCAACAGTTCAAGCAGGTGTAACAGGTGTTAAAGGTAATGCGGAAACTAGCTACAGAACTGGTAATGTAAACCTAACACCTGCTAATATTGGTGCGGCCGCTGCCAGTCATACACACAATTATCTGCCTCTTGGAGGAGGTACTCTAACAGGTAATTTAAGTAGTAGACAGATTGCTCCCTCTGCTAACAATTCTTATACTCTTGGAACTAGTAGTTTAAAATGGAGTAATGTATATGCTACTACTTTTACAGGCAACCTAACTGGTAATGCTAGCACAGCAACAACAGCTACCAATGCTACAACTGCGAGTAAAGTAAATCAAACGTTAACACTTAGTGGCGATGTTACGGGTAGTGTTAGTTTAAATGCTACTGGCACTAGAACAATGACAACTAATATCGCCGCAAGCACAGTAGGATTTGCGGAATTAAAGAGTGAAGTTGGAACAGTCTACGTAGGTAGTACTACTCCAACTGACGATAGTGTAAAGTTGTGGGTGAAGATATAATGAACAGAATTTCAACCTTCTCTTGGGGGGGGCTTACTAATAAAGTAGGTGAGTGCTGTGGCACAAGCCTACTATAATACCTCTTCTACTGGGGCTAATTTTGTAGCGCTAACACCTGATATGGTGGGTGCGGCGGCTGCTTCACATACGCACCAAGCATTTCAGGCAACTGGGCAAACGGGGAGTGTTTCAAGTAATATACCTATTTGGTGTGCGGCAATTCCAGAGTTATCTAATAAATCTTTCGCCTTACCTGCTTCACAGGTAACAATCGAAAAGACAACAAATGGAGGTTCTAGTTGGACCGATGCGGGAGTTTCTAATGCAACTAAACTAAACCTGTTCAGTGAAACATCTGATGGCGTTGTTTTAGGAAAAACAACCTCTCAAGGTTTAAGAATTACTATGAATGCTTCAACTACTAGATACACAAAACCAGTTTTTCTGTATCTGTGGCATGAAGGCCCTGGTAGCTCTGTTGTAAAAGTAGAATCTGCTACTAAAGGAGCACCCACAAAATTTACCACTAATTTATCTGGAATTGGCATCGCTGGTTGGGGTGGGCCAAATGTTATTGGTTTAGGTGCTGTAATAGGAACTTGGGGAGGCTCTTCAAGTCAGACAACAAATATTGGAGTAATCAGATTAACGATTTTCCCTGCTTCTACTCAGACTTCAAACATAACGATAAGAGATATTCGACTGTATGGGAGTACAAACTGGAATATTCCAAATAACTACGCAAAATATGGTAGAGCGTATACTATAGATTCAAGTTTGAATTGTGCTTTCCCCGCAAAAGTAACAGCAACTAATTTAATAACAACAGACAATCCAGAGATTGTTGTATCTTCATCACAACCAACAAATTCAAACGCAAAACTTTGGGTTAAAGTATAGAATAATCATGGAATATGTGTTTCTAGGGGGGGGGCTTAGACTATAGCCGTTTGGAGGCAGCCTATGCCTGAGATGTATTATAATACAAGTAGTACTAGTTGTAATTTTGTAAAAGTTACTCCTAGTTTAATTGGTGCGGCTCCTATTTATCATATTCCAAACTATGCGACTACTGTTTCATATGCCCGCATATGCTCAATGCCCGCAAACATTGGCAGTGGTTGTGGAGGTATTGCTGGTCTAATTATGGGCGGTTCAAACTTTGGCGGCAACGATATTCCGCTAATCAAGTTTAGTTTTTCAACTAGAAATTTAGCAGGTGGCAATCCAAATGCTAGTATCTTAGATGCTTACTACTTAGGTGATTCTTCTGGCTTTGGTTTATCTCCCAGAAGAATGGGAGTAATATAGATTTGTGGTTCAAAGCTGCAGCCTACCCCTACGCTCCATACATGGTAGTCATTACTTCAGAAAGGGTTACAATACGATGCGACAGCAATACCACAACCAAGCCTTCTGGGACAATTTTTGAACACACTATGGGGCGAATCTATACTACACTCAACAAACCTACATGTGCGGAAATTGGTGCGGCAACCTCTAGCCACACCCATAGTAACTATATTAGCACTAGCAACCCAGAGATTGTTGTTTCTTCAAGTCAACCTTCTGGAAGCAATGCAAAACTTTGGGTTAAAGTATAAAACGCTAATGGGCAAATTGTAATTACTATGATTTGCCCATTTTTATTATATAATGAACTTTTTATTAATAAAAATGTTATTAGAGAGAAAAGGAGTTATATGGTAAAAAATCAAAAATCAATGACCTCACTATTTATTGGGGGGGGCTATTGCGTAAGCTATAGCCTAAGAGATAGAAAACAGTATATTAGATTATTGAATTCTATTTATGCCTCCAAGAAAGTAGAGGTGTAAATATGGCTGTTTCTAAAATAGATCTTCAAAATGTAAACGTAAAGAATGGATCTACATGGTATAAATTATGTCCATTCCCAGTTGGTTTTGTCTATCTTTCATCAACAAACTCAAGTCCCGCAAATACTTATGGAGGAACTTGGGCACAATTAAATGATGACAGATACTTAAGATGTGGTACTTGGGGGGCTGCAGGCAGTAATTCAGCAAGTCATAGTCATGGCTTAAGTAATGGGTATGCTCAAGTTGCAGTAGGCGGTGGGTCTTCTGGTGTGCATGAAGTTCCTGCTTCGTTTACTGTTACAAGACATGCTCTTGGGCAATGCAATTCTGCTTCGTGGTCTGCTACTGCAGGTGCTGGATTGGGAGGAAATTCAAATTCAGCAACAGTTACAATTACTCCGTCTTATAGAGAAGTTTACTGCTGGTATAGAACAGCCTAAAATTAAATAATCTAATATCATAACGAAAGGTAAAAAATGATATTAGATACTCTTAGAAAATGCGTGAATACGCATCTCCTGGGGGGGGGCATGGAATAGCGCCTCTCTCTTAGGAGGTGTTATATAATTGGCAACTTGGGTTAATTTAATGGATGTTGTTTATCCAGTAGGTAGTATATATCTATCGGTGGCTTCTACCAGTCCTTCATCTACTATTGGTGGGACGTGGACGCAGATTAAAGGTGCTGTGTTGGCGGCATATGGCGCTAACTCATTTGCTTCTTCTGGAAATTATGGAGGAAGTCTAAAGATTAGCGTAAACCAAATGCCAAGCCACAAACATTATGCAGAAAAGGTGTTTTGGAAGCCAAAAAGTACAAACTTAGATAATACTCAAACAATCTTTGCGGATGATTCTTTAGCTTCTGATGTTGTGAACGGTATTCATACTTATGGCTCAACATCTGTAGGGGGGGGGCAAAATTTCCTACCCTACCATTATTCAGTCTTTGTTTGGAGACGAACTGCTTAGTAGGTGGTTATAATGCCTACACTGAATGATGTTAGTATCAAAGCTGGTAGTTCTTGGACTACCTATCTCAACATGATTTATCCCGTAGGCAGTATTTATATTGCTTTCACAAGTACTTCACCTGCAACGCGCTTTGGTGGCACATGGTCAAAGATAACTTCTAGATTTCTATATTGCACTACTAATACTGATACAGGCGGTGCAAACACACACACTTTAACAATAGATCAAATTCCAAGTCACCAGCATAAAGTTCTGCTTGCTGGACAGGGAAGCACGCGTGGTGCTTTATTGTGGAATGGTGATGCTACAAATGGTGGACTGTATGGCGGAGGATATGTAAGTTATACAGGTGGAGGGCAATCCCACAATAATATGCCCGCATACCAAGGTGTTTATTGTTGGAGGAGAACTGCTTAATTGCCAATTATGTCCTAATCTAATATCTTTTCAGTAATGTAAAGTATTGAAAGGATATTTTGTATTATGACTCTCAATAAAATCAACAATCGTTGGGGGGGGGCTATGTAAATAGCTCTATTCTTCAACGATTTAAAGTAGGTGGTCAATAGTGGCTACCTGGGTAAATTTAATGGATATAGTATATCCTGTTGGCAGTATGTACTTTTCCGCGACTTCAACTAGCCCCGCATCTACCGTAGGTGGAACTTGGAGCCAAATCAAAGGTGCTTTGATCGCGGCAACTGGAAATAATGGATTTGCGTCTGTTAACTATGGTGGAACTTTGAAGATTAGTATCAACCAAATGCCGACACATGCTCACAATGGCAAAACTGAAGTTAATGGTACCACTAAAAAAAATTATTCAAACGCAGTCTCTTCAAGCGGATATGCTTGGACTAACATTTTTACTGGTGCAGATTATGGCGAATATGACACAACACAAACAGCGTCTAATATGTTCAATGCTATGACAAACGCTGTCGGGGGGGGGCAAATTTCCTTCCTTACCATTTTGGATGTTATGTCTGGAGACGCACTGCCTAAGAAAGTTGGTGATGTAGCATGGCTACTTCACTAACAAAAATTAGTATCAAAGATTCTAGTTCTTGGAATAGTTTCCTTGATTTAATATATCCAATTGGGTCTTTATACTTTAGCAGTAATTCTACAAGTCCAGCGACTAGATTTGGTGGTACTTGGGCAGCCATCTCCAATAGCAAGTATTTAAGATTGGTCAATAGTTATACCACTGGCGGGCAAAGCGACAATAAAATTCCAACAGCTAGTCTACCATCGCATACTCATAGCCAATATCCTATTGATGAAACTTGGATAGCCTATGGCTCCACCAAGGATTTAAGCAATGAAGCTAACAAAGTCTTAGTTGATGGTGGCTCAACTGGTTGGGGACTTTATGTTGGTCCAAATTACACCTTCACAAAAATTTCTGGATATTCAGGGGGAGGGCAAGCTTACTATCCTGCTTACCAATCCTTCTACTGTTGGGTGCGGACAGCATAAAATTAATTATAGGGATACTTTTATAGTATCCCTATTTTTTTATTGGGCATTATCAAATCATCAATATTTAGCAATTTTCATAATTTGTAGACTATGTAAAAGAGAAAGGAGTATTGATATTAATGGACGCAATGTCTAATCTTTTTCAGCAATACTCCATTGAATCTATTATCCTAATAATAGTAATGCTAGGTGTTGCTATTAAGTTTGTTGGAGAATTAATAGAATGGTTTTATAACAAAACTAGAAAATTCTTCAATAAACAAAACGATAAAGATAAGGAACACGCAGAAATTACAGACGGAATTTCAACAGTAGATGAAAAGGTTTCTCAGTTGTTGGTCAACATTGGAGATTTAACCAATAGAGTTAAAGTATTGGAAGAACAAGGCGCTATTACAACAGAACGTCTCCAAGAGAATAGTAGAAGTTATATCATAGACAAACATCACTATTTCTGCTATGAAGTTAAAGCCATTGATGACTTAAATCTTCAAAGCTTAGAAAGAAGATACTTATACTACAAGGCTGCTGGCGGAAATTCTTATATTGATGGTTTAATGGAAGAAATTAGGGATTTACCTAAAGTGAATTTACAAGATAAAAACGTTGTTGAAGCAATTCATCATATTCAATGAAAGGGGTGAAAATGCCGATAGAGTTAAAAGCATTCACAGTCAATATGAAATCAATGGATCAAGATATTGACGACCCCATTATAGCTGGTGCGGGAGATGCCAATGGCCGCACATTCAGAGTAATCTTTACTCAAGAAGCTGCTGCGCAATTTACAGAATATTCTAAAGTATATCTGTCCTGGAAACATAAACAGGCGAAAATTGAAGGACTAAACGTCTTTACACATGTTAAAGATGACCCAATGATTTGGGAAATCCATTGGCCGCAAACCATGTTGCGGGAAGGTGATGTACTTTGCTGCATCAAGTTAGTTGATGATGTTAGTATTGTTCAATCTACTAATTTCATTGTCCATGTCCTTTCTGATCCTACTTCTGGAGAGAACTTTGTAACTAGTGATGATTATAGTATCTTTCAAACTGCTATCATCAATTTGAACTATATCTCCCAGAAGATGGTTCATCAAATGGAGGATCAGGAGAAAGAGTTTGCGGGATGGCGTGAAGATTTTGCTTCTATGAAAGGTGAAATTACTGCTGCCGCAGATAAAGCAAATGAAGCCTATGAATTGGCCCAGGATGCTTTAGAGCAAATTGCTCAGAAAGATACAGCAACTGGTATTCTAATGACAGAATACTAAATATATATCTATAACGCGTTATAAATCTATATTGAAGAAAGGGGAACGATGGCTGATAAAATCATCAAGTTTTATCATGGTGCTTCTACTGGTATCCAAGGTAAAATTGACGATGGCACTATCAACGAAAGTGACATTGTAATTACATCGGATACTGATGAAATTGTATACATTGATGAAACTAAAACTCAGAAGCCACTTGGTTCTTCCAAGAGCAAGCAAGAATGGGAAGTACAACTTGGTTCTGGCGGCACAGTTGGTGGCCTAAAGACTGGTGACACTATCCCAGAAGGCACAACAATGGACGAACTGATTAAGCTTCTTACCCAGAAATCCGTCCCAGCTAGTTATAGTCAGCCTGGCGTTACTTGCCGCGTATCCACTGGTACTGCCGCAGGTAGTTACGAAGTAGGAACTCAAATCAATACTACCATTCAGGGCACATTCACTAAGAACGATGCTGGTGAACTAACTCAGATTGAAATTCTAAAGAATGGTGCTAGTATTCTATCCCAGGCCACTTCTCCAATTACTACCGAAGCTCAGACCTTCACTCTTGGAGAAGAAACAGTATCCTTCACTGCTAAGGCTACATACGCAGACGGCCCTGTTAAGAATGACAATCTTGGTCAGCCCTCTCCAGATGGACAAATCAAGGCTGGCTCCAAGACCTCTGCGGCAGTGTCTTTCGTTGGTAAGCGCAACCTGTTCTACGGAACTGGCGTTGGAACTACTCCTTCTGTAACTTCTGAACTAGTTCGTGGGCTATCTAACAAGCAGCTTGGTCCTTCCAATGGCACTTCTTTCAATATCAATGTAGCTGCGGGACAGCAGTATGTTGTAATTGCATATCCTGCTACTCTCCGCAAGATCACCAAGTGCTTCTATGTTGAGCAGAATACTGACCTTGCTGAGAACTTTACTGAACAGACTATTTCAGTTCAGGGTGCAAATGGTGCTGCGGGTGCGGACTATCGTGTCCTTGTTTATCAAATGGCTGTCCCAGCCGCCGCAGGTATGACTCTACAGGTACAGATTTAAGGAAAGGGAGGTAAATACTTATGGCTATTGATGCAAAGAATCTTGTAGTTGCCGCTAAGGTATACAGCCGTGGTGTCGCTCTTCCCCTTGACGCTTCTTCTGTATACGAGTCTCTTGGTGAGGCGCAATCTTATGCGAAAAATCCTATCGCTTATGCTGGTCAAGTAATCACTGTTAAAGAGGGTGATGCTTATAACGCCTATATCCTCAATGGCGAAGCTGGTGCTTATACTCTAGCCAAGGTAGGCGTTGACGAGTCTGCTATTAAGAACTATGTTCAAGTAGTAACAGAACTTCCTGAAGAGGGACAAGAACAAGGCGTTATCTATATCAATACTACTGACAATAAAGGTTATATTTACACTGGCGCAGAGTTCAAAGTAATCTTTGAAGATATTACTAATGAAGAAGGTCAGGGTCTAAAAGAGCAAGTAGAAGAGATTAAAACTGATCTTGCGGAAAAAGCTCCTGTAAATAACCCAGTCTTTACTGGCACAGTAACGCTTCCTGCCGATCCGTCTGGAGATATGGAAGCTGCTACCAAGCAGTATGTTGATCGTCTAGTTTCTGGGCTAAATGATTTTACTGTTGGCGTTGTTGATGCTGATACTCCACTTCCTACTTCTGACTACTCTGTTGGACAAACGTTCAGGGTTGCGGGAGCTGGTACATATGCGGGACAGGAATGTGAAGTTGGCGATCTAATTATTGTTATTTCTGATTACGCTGACTCTCAGAAAGATTCTGATTTCCTAGTTGTTCAGGCTAACGTTGATGGTGCTGTAACTGGCCCTGATGCTTCCACAGACGCTAATATCGTAGTATTTGACGGTATTACTGGTAAGAAAATCAAGGATTCTAGCGTAACAATTGCTAGTGTCCAGGACGCTATTGCTAAGGCTCACGAGCACGCTAACAAAACAATTCTAGATTCCTTTACATCTACTCAGTCCGAGATTGAAAGTGCGTATAAAGCGTATGCGGACGGTAAGGTTGCCGCACTCGGAGACGTTGTTACAAACGAAGAACTGACTACTGCTCTTGGAGATTACTACACCAAGACAGACGTTGATGGTCTACTATCTCCAATTACAACCAATCTAAACACTAAGGTTAGCACGAGTGAACTAGATGCCAAGATTGGTGATTTAGGTGAGGCTGCAACTGTAAAGGATTATGTCGATAGTGCTGTTGGTGCTGGCGGTGCGGATGTAGCTGGAGAAATTGCAGACGCTCTCGCGCAAGCTAAGGCGTATACAGACGATAGACTTACTATCACAGAATTCTAGTAAAGGAGTCTAAGAATGGCGATTGTGAAATGCTATAACACAGTCAATTCTAAGCTTGCACAGTTGCCTGTATCAGATGGTAATCTTATCTTTGTAACTGACACACGCACCATTTACTTAGATATTAATGGGACAAGATTAGGATATAGTGATATTAAAATCTTGCCCCAAGAGTCAGATAGAACATCTATCTTAGCTCCTGTTGAGGGTTTCTACTACGTAGAAGAAACTGATATATTTTGGAGATATAAGGAGGGTTGGAAACAGATCACCCCTGATAATCTCAACCCTCTATTCTTTGGAGCATATGAAGATTTTCCGCCCACAGGAAAAAATAATGTTCTATATATCTCTGATGACGCAACTTACAAGTGGGATTCTTTGACTTCTCAATATATATGTATTGCTAACAAAACTGAATGGGATGTTATCCAATAGAAAGGACTTATTCAATGGCTCTAGTAAAATTCCGTGTAGGGGATTATGCTTCTTATACTGGTCTAGGGACTAAGGATCAGGATACCCTTTATTTTATTACTGACCTTCGTCAGATTTTTAAGGGCGATGTTCCTTATACTGGTGGAATTTATAAGACGGTAGCAAGTTTTCCTGAGAGTGGCGATGTAAATACTCTATATGTAAATACCGCCAATGGTCAGGTTTGCTACTGGGATGGTACACAATATGTAACTGTAGTTAAAGCTACAGGTCAAACTATTTCTGGTGCGGGCGACAATAATACTCTACCTACTACCAAGGCTGTAGTTGATTATGTCGCTTCTCAGATCGCGGGACAGGATATTGGCAGCCTAGTAACTCGCATCGAAACTGCGGAGGGTGAGATTGATACTCTCCAAGGTCAGATGGGTGTTGTCCAAGGCGAAGGTGAAGGGTCTATCAAGAAGGCTTTTACTGATGCCAAGGCTTACGCTGACAGTCTTGCTCCTAATTACGCGGCTGCTGAACATACCCATGAAATGGATGATGTTACTGGCCTAAGTGACGCCCTCGGCGCAAAAGCTGATAAGGCTAATACTCTTGCGGGATATGGTATCACTGATGCCTATACTAAGGGCGACACTGATTCTAAGATTGCGGAAGCTGTTGCTAATGCTCACCACCTAAAGCGTGAAATTGTAGAAGAACTTCCTGATGTTGGTTCTGCAAACGAAGATACCATTTATATGGTCGGCGATGGCACTGGTGAAGAAGAGAACCAAAAGTATGAAGAATTCATGCTTATCAACGGTGCCTTTGAAAAGATTGGTGACAGCGCTGTTGACCTAACTAACTATGCTCTAAAGACTGAAGTAGACGCAGCTAAGCAGGAAGCTATTTCAACTGCGGCAACTGATGCTACTCAGAAGGCTAATACTGCTGAGCAGAATGCTAAGACCTATGCTGACGGTCTAATTGCTGGTCTTGATGTTGAAGATTCTGAGGTTGAAGGTCAGTATGTAAGTGCTGTTGCGGAAGTTGATGGTAAAATCAAGGTTTCCCGCAAGCAACTCCCTGCTAAGCCTGTAATTGCCGAAGGTGCTACCAATGGTACAATCTCTGTTGACGGTAGCGATGTTCCTGTTCACGGTCTAGGCTCTGCTGCGTACACCGAAGCTGGAGACTATGCTACTGCCGAACAGGGTGGCAAGGCTGATACTGCTCTCCAGAAGGCAGACATTGTAACTGGTACTGCTAATGGCACAATCGCAGTTGATGGCTCTGACGTAGCTGTCAAGGGTCTTGGTTCTGCGGCCTATACAGAAGCTAATGCTTACGCTACTGCGGCTCAAGGCACAAAAGCCGACCAAGCCTTTGAAAGTTTGACTTGGGGCGAAATCTAAACTGAATAAATAGGCGGGAGATAGGTTTTGGAAGTTCTTAAAACAGACTTCCGCCTTCTCCCTTTTCTTAGAGGGAGAACAGATGGCATTATTTAAACCTTATAAAATAACTAGTGATAAACTAGCTGACCTACCTGTGCGGGAAGGCCAGATTGTTATTACTACAGATACCAAAAAGTTATATGTAGATGTTAGCGCTACTGAGCGTATAGAAGTAACTAGTGATGCAGAAGTTGATTTAACTGATTATGTCACTACTACAATGCTTACTTCTGCTATTGGAGAAGAAGCTTCTGAGCGCGAAAAGCAAGACAATCTACTTGATGATAAAATTGATACTAAGCTTGATACTGCTCAGGCAGATACTAGATACGCACTAAAAGATAATCCTAAGCTAACAGGCAATGTTGATATTAGCAATGAAGATTGGCAAGGCGGCAAAATCACTGCTGCCCACTCCAATGGCGAGACTGACGATTTCTATAAGTACGTAATTGGCTTTGATTCATTGCATCGTCCTTATATTGCTAAAAAAGAGGGCGAAAATACCATTTCAACAATCTATCTTGATAGTGACAGTATTGTTTTTAGTAAGCCACTAAGCTTTACAGATAGTTCTGGAGTTAGCACCAATCCAGAGGCTGCCACACAGACTAGAGAGAATATTGGGGCAGCAGCCATAGACCATACTCACGATGTTGCTACTGCTGATACAGATGGTTTTATGTCTGCGGAAGATAAAGCAAAGTTAGATGGCTTAGAGCAAGTTGACGTTTCTGATTTTGTTACTAAAGAAGATGCGGATGCAGCCTACGCCGCAATTACCCACACTCACGATGATAGATACTATACTGAGAGTGAAGTAGATAGTAAACTAGCTGATAAAGCTAATGCCACTCACACCCATGCTATTGGAGATGTAAACAACCTCCAAGAGACAATAGAAGGGTTAGAAACAGACATTGCGGGGAAGGCCAATACATCACATACACATGATGATAGATACTTCACAGAAACAGAAGTTACTGATAAGTTAGCCACCAAAGCTGATACTGGGCATAAACATGCGGCCAGCGATGTAACTAGTGGGACATTTACACTAGATAGAATCCCCACTATTACAGATGCTAAAATTTCAGGTATGTCCGCAAGCAAGTTAACTGGTACAATTCCTACTGCTAACCTCCCAAGTTACGTTGACGATGTAGTTGAAGGTGCAACAACTGAGGATTTTCCTGAGACAGGCGAAGCTGGTAAAATCTATGTTGCTACCTCTACTAATAAAACATATCGTTGGGGTGGAAGTAGTTATGTAGAAATTTCTGCATCTCTAGCTCTTGGAACTACATCATCTACAGCATTCCGTGGCGACTATGGCAATGTCGCATATACACATGCTACAGCTAAGGGCGCGGCATTTGGTAGTGGATTGTATAAAATTACTACTAATGCCCAAGGTCACGTAACCGCGGCAACTGCTGTAACTAAGAATGATATTACAGCATTGGGTATTCCCGCACAAGACACTAATACTAATACTACATATACACTGTCCAAGAGTGGTTCTACAATTACGCTATCTGGCAGTGACGGTAGTTCAACAAGCGTTACTGATGCTAATACCACCTATTCTCTTGGGAGTTTTGGGATAACCGCTACGGCTGCTGAGTTAAATTATGTAGATGGAGTCACGTCGAATATTCAGACCCAGCTAAATGGAAAAGCAGCTAGTTCGCATACCCACACTAATGCTACAACTACTGCTGCTGGCTTCTTGCCTAAATTGGGCGGAGGAACGACCAATTACTTAAGGGCAGATGGTACTTGGGCTAAGCCTCCTGATACTAACACAAATACTACTTATACTTTAACTAAAAGCGGTTCTACGATTACTTTGACTGGCTCAGATGGTAAAAAAACGTCAGTTACAGACAGCAATACCACTTATAGTCTAAGTTCTTTTGGTATTACTGCAACTGCCGCAGAGTTGAATAAATTAGATGGTGTAACTACTACAGCTACACAACTAAATTATTTGAATACATTGACAAGTAACGTCCAAACTCAATTGAACGGCAAGGCTGCAAGTAGTCATACACACAGTTATCTTCCTTTAAGTGGCGGTACTCTAACTGGTAGATTAACAGCGAATGGCAGAATTGCTGCTCCTACTTCTGGGAGTTCTTGGATTTCAGGTATGACTGTAACCAATGCAACACTAGGAATTACAACCACTAACACTTCTGGAAGTTATCATCCTATTATTGCTTGTAAAACCTACGGTGGGCATTTCTGGAACTTAGGAACAATCACAAATACAGTTGGCTTCTATGGCTTTAAGTCTGGCAGGACTGAGAACGCAACTGACTGGGCGTTCACCATAGATGTAACTACGGGCAATGTCACTTCCACTGACCCGATTACAGCACCAACTTTCGTAGGTGCTTTGTCTGGCAATGCATCTACAGCGACTACTGCAACCCAAGCCAACTATTGGACCACTGCCCGCACTCTAACATTCACTGGTAACGTAACTGGTAGTGTTAGTGTTCGTGGTAATGCCAATATGTCATGTGCACTAACCTTAGCAAATGATTCTGTAACCTCTGCTAAGATTGCGGCGAATGCTGTTACAGCTTCAGAGATTGCATCTGGTGCTGTTGGATTGTCAGAACTTGCTTCTACTGTTGGAACTGTTGCTGTTCAGTCCGCAACCCCAACAGATACTCATGTAAAACTTTGGATAAAGGTATAAATTCAATGGGCAAATTTCTATGATTGATTTTTGCCCATTTTTATTATATATAGACTTAAAATTGGAAATAAAAGGAGTAGTTTAATGGCACAAAGTTTTTATGGAAATACTGCTGGACCAGGCCCTAGTTATTTCCAAGCATATATTGAAATTGACCCCTACGAAACTAGCGGTAATAGCCAACACATTAGATACAAATATTCTGTTTGGGTAACAGCTGGTTCTAACTTCTATGGCACTTCATTAAGTAGAAGCTGGGGCGGAAATGTTCTTTTGTATGGTTCCGGCTGGTATGGTGACTCTGGCTGGATGGACGCTGGATGGTATAATTCTGGCTCTACATTTTCAGCCAGCTGTTCGTGTAGCTACTACTCAACTAGCTCTGGTACTCATAGATCAAATTGTTCCGCAAGTTACACAGTACCTACATTTACCACTGCACCAAATGCTCCAACCAGTGTTACACTAACAAAAAATAGTGATACTTCCCATACACTTTCTTGGGCATTTTCAAGTTCTTCTACTAAACCAGTAACTTCTCAAGAAAGAGCATTACAGACCAATGATGGTACTTGGGCGTACACAACAATTAACAATGGCACTACAAAAAGTGCATCATTAACTACAGCCGCAAACAGTAAATACTATGCTGCTGTTAGATTAAAAAACAGTGCGGGAACTAGTGCTTGGACATATTCTAATGTAACATATACAACTCCCGCAACTCCATCTGCGGCAACTGCTATTAAAACTGGTAGCAATGTATCTTTGCAGGCTACAGTATCTAATATTAGGTATCCTAAGTCTTATCAGTGGCAACGTGCATCTAACAGCTCTTTCTCTTCTGGATTAACTACATTGTCTGGAACTGCGGCTGTTATCTCTGATACTACGTCGCTAGCAACTCCATACTACAGAGTTAGATGCTTGGGTCAGAGTGGAACGTATAGTGGATGGAGAACAGCTACGCTAAGTACAAACCCACAATTGTATGTACAAATTCCTAGTGGTAAAACCATTCAAGACGTATATATCAGAAAAGGTTAGAGATAAAAGGAGAAATTAATGGCAGAAGAAGAAATCAAAGAGCCTAGAATCTTAAATGAAGATGATGAAGAAATTACAATGGACGATGTTGACCTAGAACTAGGTTATCTACGTCCTGACCAGCTTCTAAAGGAACATCATGAAGCCATTGAATTCCAAGAGGAACAATGGCACTATGCTGTAACGTGCTATTACTTTGAAGATGGCACAGAGATGAAAATTACCAGTGAAGAAGACCCGCACATCCAACGCATTGATGCGGACAATGGTGTATTTGGCTTCATCCCGCAAAATGATGACGAAGAGGCTCTAGCTCTAAAAGGTATTGACCTAGAACAGAAAGTTGACAAAGAACAGGTTGATGCCAAAGAAGCTTGGGATGAATATGAAGATATTCGTAGATACATTCTTTATACCGCAGAAGAGTTAGAGGAAAAGAAGAAGCGCGAGGAAGAACAGGCTAAGCGTGAAACTTTCCTTGGCACTGGTCCCGAGCGTCTTGATACTGCGGAAGTAACTATCGAAGACTTAAGTGTTACTGTTTCAGATCTATTTATTGCTACAATGTCTATTTAAGGAGGATTAAACATGGAAGTTTCTGAAAGCATGTATCGTATTCTAAAGAATGCTGTAAAGATTAAGGTTAAGCGCGGCGCAGATGGTTATGAAGTTCTAGAACAGTATTCTGGTAAAATGTCTGCTATTCAGTTAGAGCGTATGACTCAAGAACTAATTGAAGAGGGCGTTCTAGAATAAATTAAAGAAAGAAGGTAATATCCGATGGACATTCTAGCTATGTTACAGGAGTACATGATTATCCCGATTGTAATCCTAGCACTGCTAACTGGCTATGTTCTAAAGCATTGTATCTCTGACGAAAAGTTTGAAAATCGTTGGATTCCAGTTGTAGTTACTATTGAGGGTATGATTGTATCCTTGCTAATCACTATTTTTGGCGGTGACCCAATCACTGCCAACGCTATCCTAATGGCAATCATTAGCGGCGGCATTTCTGGTGCTGCTTCCAGTGGTTTAAAGGATGGTTTCTCCGCATTCGTTGATGGAAAGAAAACAATTGAAGAGGAAGAGGTAACTCAGTAATGGATTGGAATAATGTAGTCGCAGACGAAACCAAACTTCTAACTGTCCATTATACCCCTGGCCGCACTCAAAACCTACGCGGTATTGTTCTACATCACAACGCTGGCAACCTAAGCATCCAGGATTGCTACAATGTTTGGCAGTCTCGCGAAGCTTCTGCTCACTATCAAGTAGACATTAATGGCCGCATCGGTCAGCTAGTAAATGATGATGACACTGCATGGCACGCTGGTAGCGCCAATCCTTGGTCTATTGGTATTGAACATGCCAACAATCAATTTGGGCCTTGGACAATTAGTGACGCTACTCTAGAAGCTGGTGCGCACCTAGTTGCCGCACTATGCAAATACTATGGTCTTGGTCGTCCTGAGTGGATGGTTAACGTTTTCCCGCACTCTTACTTTATGGCAACTGCTTGCCCTGGTGAAATTGCGGGAAGCCAGAATGCTGCTTATATGTCTCGCGCCCAAGAGTGGTATGATGCTATGGTAAATGGCACTGATGCAGGTAATGCTCCTAGTGGCACAGATCAGAATGCCCCTATGCCAGCTCCTGAGCCTGTCCAACCAGAAGGTTCTGATGGCTTCCAGGGTGGAACTTATGTCTGCAATGTTGACACTCTAAACGTTCGTAGCGAACCTTCCCTTTCTGGCCCAGTAGTTGCTCAGTATCATGCGGGCGAGACTGTCAATCTTGATAGTTGGTATACTGTTGCTGATGGTTATGTTTGGGGACGTTATACCGCCTATAGCGGAGCTACTCGTTATGTCGCGGTCGGTCCGCACACAGGCTCTCCTGAAGCTGACGACTATCTAATTCTACAGGGTTCTGCTCCTAGTGGTTCTGGCGCATCTTCTGCCGTTCCTAATGGAACTTACACCTGTGTAGCTGACACTCTAAACGTTCGTGACACTCCAAGCACTTCTGGTGCGGTTGTCGCTCAGTACAGCTACGGACAGACAGTATATCTAGATAACTGGTCCACTTCTGCGGACGGTTATATCTGGGGTCGTTATACATCTTACAGTGGTGCAACTCGCTATGTAGCAGTTCGTACTGTTAGTGGCGAAGCTTATCTAACCCTATAAACAAATAAAGGCTACTCCTTTGGGAGTAGCCCTTTTTTTATGCCCTTAATCAAAGACAATATCCTCTGAAAATTCTGCCGCGCGTATATTTTGACTGACCGAAACCGTGCTCGTGACTTCAAACAATTGCGAGATTGGTAGCATTGACATATAGTAAGTTTGAAAATACTTCATATCATTAGAAAGCGGATTCTGTTCTGTTCTTTTCACAAATTCCCGCATATCCCAAGCATATAGCGTCGGCTTCATCTGATGAAACCATTCTGGTAAAGAACTGTTGCACAAGCTCAATGGCTTTTTGTTTTTGCTCTTCTCGTTTGCGGCCAAAGGAAATCCCGCACCTTTCTTTTAGAACACTGCGCCAATGGCTAGGCGATAGAATACTAAACTTGATATTGTTATTATAACACCAAATAATGATAGTAGCTTGCACGTATGCTAGTTTCTTATATGTTTCATTGTTATTCTGGTTTTGAATATCCTCAAAGAATAATTCATCGAATTCATACTCTCGGTACAAATTATTCAATTCCCGCATAAACTCATTCAATCTTTGCTCTATTGGATGATGACTTGGAATTGTAAAACTACCATACTTCTTCAATTCATCATCTTCAAAGATTGCCCAGCCTGTTGTCCGCATTGCTTGGTCTAAACTCAGGTAAATCATACTTCTTCACCCGAGATTTTGTTAATTGCATTCTTAAACACCTTTGTAAATAAAACAACGGTTGCTAATTTACCAATTCCACCTGGGACAGGGGTAATCTTAAAGCTATCAGGGAATGAATTAAAGTAAACATCGCCGCACAATTTTCCAGATTCATTAACATTGATGCCAACATCTATAATATATTTAGTATATAGCGTTTCTGTATCGTCAAAGTAGTATGGATTATTAAAACTAATTTCTTCAGGCTGCCCCATCGCAGAGATTACAATATCATAGTCTTGTAATCCTTTTCCTTTAGAAGAACGAGTATGGAATACTGTTACTGTAGCGTTTTTCTGACAAAGAATCTCGGCAAGAGGTCTACCGACCCTAAGTGACCTTCCTAGAATTGCTACATTATACCCTGCTAGATCTTCTAATCCATTGTACTCTAGTATTTTATAGGCTGCAACTGCCGCACATGGAGCTAGTCTATAACCAATATTGGAAGTGCTAGTCATTAAACGCCCCATTGTGTTAGCAGAAAGACAATCAATATCTAATCTTGTAGGGATAGAATTATAAATCACCATATCTGCACTAGGAGAGTAATGTGATAGAATAATAATTCCGCACATTGCAGGATTTTGTTTTAGGAGAGTAATAGCATTTTGTGCCTCAATAGGGTTATCGCATTCCCGCACATCTAAAGTAACATTATACTTTTCTGCTTTCTTTTGGATAGAAGTAAAATAGCTTAAATCATCTGCAGGAGCATTTGATTTAATAATCACTCCAAGAGTGGGATTCAAGTGACGATTAGGGAGAATAACTTCATTCTCTAGTCTATCAATCGCAGGCTGTGGAGATAAAATTGTTGCCATGTTAATTTGCCAATCTTTCTTCTAAATATTTTTTATTGATTTTATCAAAGTCAGTATATGGGATTCTAATTAATTTAATATTGTTCTCTTGACAATATATCGTTTTTAACTTGTCATTATGTTCTCTAATTTCAAAATCATCATGAGTATAAAAAGTAGGACTAAAATGCTGTATTCCATCATATTCAATGCATATATTATAGTCTGGAAGATAAAAATCAAATTTTAATTGATAATTTTTTGAAGAAACTAAATCTGAAAATTTATATTGTTTATAAAACTTTATTCCTTCTTGCTGTAAAATATTTTGTATTTTATTTTCGCCTTTTGAGACAACACATCCACAAGAAGTTGTATTTCCAGATTTTAATGAAGAAGTTGGAACATAGCAAATTGTAAAATTGTCACAATCACATTGGCATTTCCATATTATATTCCCAGTATTGTCCCTTTTATTTGTAGGACACAATACTGTTAATTTTCCAAATTTTTCTCCAGATAAATCATTTAAGCATCCGCAACTAAGTTTATGATTATATTTTACAGTATCCACTCTAGCTTTAAAAGTATTTTTATTACATGCACCACATAAAAATATCCCATAGCTATTTTTCCCCATTTTATCTTTAATAATTTCTATTAATTTATGTTGATATTTTCCGTATCTATTTCCTATAATGTAATTATTATTTATACATCCACAAGAGTGTATACTTCTTTTATCTGTTCTTGTTACATCAGACAACCTAGAAATAAAAGAATTATTATGACAAATTCCACATAGAAATAAAACTTTTTTATCTTTAGAATAGTTTTTAGAGTATCCTAAAATTTTATGTTTATATGGACCAACTTCTTCGCCTACAGAATATTTTCTATTCTTATTTTTACTAATAGCCGGTGCTTCCAATTCCATTTCTGGCCTCTTTAGTTAAAGAATCAACTTTATTAAAATCCAATTTTGGTTGACAGGGGACAAGTCTAAATTGAAAACATCTAGTTCCCTTTGGGATAAAAGTTGGCTCTGTTGCATAAACTCCAGCTAGCCAATAATCAGTATCCCCTGCATATGAATTATCAATATATCCCACACTATTTACGAGTAGGATATGGTAACGCTTAAAAGTAGAAGAACGAGGAAGAATAATTGCATCATATCCTTCTGGAAGCTCCATTGCTATGCCTAAATTGATAAGCTTAAATTCTCCAGCTTGCAGAGTAACATCTTCATAGTTGTATAGGTCTACACATCCGCCCTTGTCAATTTGTTCAAGTTCTGGACTTCCAGGTAAATACTTAATCTTAATAGTTTCTGCCACTAAAAATCCTCCTCTTCCTCGAATACTTCTGGGTCGCCACTATCTGATGGCATATAACTCGCTGAATAGTTAGGGTATTCTACCTTGCTAAATGGATTCTCAGGGTCTTTTAGAGTATTGAAAATAAAAGTTGTTTTAACCTGGTAATAAGCGTCCACAACTTGGCCCTTCTCCTTTACTTCCTTTTCCATCCAAGAGAAAGAAGAAAGTGTGTACCCCTCATCTGCGGCCTTCTTCTGCATTTCCTTATGGAACTCTTCAACGTCTGTCATAGTCTCTAGTCTAAATTCATTCTGTGATTTAATTAGCCACTTAATCATTTACATCTGTCCAATCTCTACAGTAATATTAGGAAATTCATTTTCTGCATTTGCCGCGAATACCTGAACATAATCTTGCGGGCCAAGGAATGTAATCTTTCCTACTTCTGGATATTTTTCTACAACATCCATTAACGTTGGAATAATCTCATATCCCCAGCACATTACATCTTCTTGCTTCTCTTGCTTCGCATCATCTACAATAATCATTTTTGCTGCATCTTGCGGAAAAGCAGCTACAACAACACTAATCAATTTCTACTACACCCCAATCGTAAGGAAATAGGTAATACATTTCAACTTCACCTTCTGGATTTTTTACCCAGCACTCATATGCATCTTCCGCATGTACGTAATCAATATCAACAATTGTACCACGAAAATCTAGAGTTTTCTTCAGCTCTTGTACTGCTTTGTCGTAGTTCATTGACTTTAGATAAAATACTGTATACCAGCTAATCTCTTTGCACATACATAGAAAATACTTGCAAGGATACTTGGCGGAAAACCAAGCACCAATATTAGTTAGCTGCTTATCAATTCTTTCTTGGTCCAGTCCCATCTGAGCGTATAGTTGCTTGTGAATATCATAGTTATCCAATTCAAATGTTGGCTTGTCATCCAGTACAATCTTCTTTTTAACTGCCATACCATTCCTTTCTATCGTTTATAATAATTATAACAAAATTTTAGAAAAAAGTCAAATAAAAAATAGGCCACTTCGTTATGAAGTGGCCTTATATTTATATATCTAGTAAAACTATTTTGTTTTGCTTGCGGGATTCCTGCATTGAAATTACGCGTTGGTTTGTGCTACCCGCAAATGGATATGTTAAATCCTTCTTATCCTCTTGGAATTGTCCATCAACTAAAACGTCAATATTATTTAGGATATATCTTAAATATCTGCATTGACTTGGCGTTGCTTCAGAATCTTCTCCAATAGTACAGTAACATCTGCTATAGAGATTTTCTATAGTATATCCTGTATATACCCAGATTTTAATATCTGGTCGTTTACGCCTAATTAAATTAATTAACTCTGCTAGATGGAAAGAATTTTGTGGCTCTAATGGCTCTCCACCTAAAATACTAAATCTAGTAATATATTCTGGCTCAATTAATTTTAGAATAGTATCTACTGTCTCTTGAGTAAACTCTTTCCCGCCATCAAAATCCCAAGTTTCAGGATTAAAACAATTTTTACAATGGAAATGACACCCCTGGACGAACAAGGTAACGCCCCATCCTAGCCCATTTCTGCATTCAATTTTGTCTACTGAACTATATCTCATAGGTTGGCCTTTACTTCATCTGAGCGGCTCCGCATGTTGGCCTCTTGAATTTTTCCTAAGTTAAAGGCTGTTGTATAATTACCTGTTAAATAACCTGTTACTCTACGAAGCTGTTGGATATGTGTACTTCCACACTGAGGGCATCGGTCATCAAATTCATCACAATAACCACATTCCAGGCAAGTATCATTAGGAACATTTATTGCAAAGTAAGGAATATCTTTATCCATTGCATAATTAACTAGTTCTTCTAGTGCATCAATATTGTGTTTTACAGTAGAACCAAGCTCTACATATGTAATACAGCCTGCATTACTATATCCTGTAAGTTGTGATTCAATATCAATCTTTTCAAATGGACTGATTTTAATCCATACAGGAACATGCATACTGTTAGTAAAGTAATCATTTTCAGAAACATTTGGAATGATACCGTACTTAGCTTTGAAAGTTTTCATAGCCTTATAGCATAAATTCTCAGCTGGGGTATAGTAAACGCAGAAATTTAGCTTATATTGTTGCTTGAATTCCGCACACCTGTCTTTAAATAATTGTTCAATCCTCTTTGCAAGTTCCATACCTCTTTCTTCAGTCTGGTCACAACCTACTAAGAGTTGGAGAGTTTCAGCTAGGGCAATTTGACCAATTGCAAGACTTCCATGCTTTAGAGCACTTCTAATTCCTTCTTCTGGGATATACCCTTCCATTGTACCGTTCTCGTACATAAATTTAGCAGCTTCTGGAGATTGTGAACAAATATATTCAAATCGTTCAAGAAGCATATCTTTAGCTTCATGAATTTTCTTGTCCAAGAGAAGCATAAACTTCTCAATATCTCTATCAGCTTCCATCGCTAACGTCGGAAGAATAATAGTTACAGGACAGATATTTCCACGACCATCTTTTCGTTGTCCCATGCCATTTATATCATAGCCATTGTAGGTTCTACACGTTTTATCCGCAGTCGCCTGCGGCACAGACTATATCTTCTATCCTTTAGAGGATAGCCTTCCGCTTCGAGCTAGTGCCTATCTCCAGCCCTACTCCCTTACATTCATCGGGGATAGTCGTTACACTTTATTCTAAAATTTTTGTAATTTCATATCTATCTTTATAAATAAAAGTATTTTCTTTCTTATAGGCTTTTGAACTAAAACTTCTAGGATTTTGATTGAAAAATCTTTCGGCTTCTGCATAGCTTGGAAATTCTTTTTCTAAATTTGTTTGTAAATCTTTAACTTTAATCTTTTTTGCTCTTTTTATTTGTTTATAAGGAGTATATTCAGAATTGTAACTATCTTCTTCGTAAGCAATAGCCCACTTTCCATTATATAAGCTTTTTATACGACCTAAACATCTCCTTGAAATAAATTGATGATTAGTCTGATTAAAGAATTTCATCATATCTGCTTGAGAATCAAAATGATATTCTTCTAAAGTTTCCATGTTTTTGCATTTTACTTTAGTTGAATTAGGATTATTCCCGCTTAGTTTTGTTTCTCTAATTTTATTCCCAATTTGTTTTAATTCTTCTTGAGTTTTACTTTTATAAGTATTTCCTCCACATTTATCAATAGCATCTGTTTCATTGTATCCGTTATTCACTGAATCATAATATAAAATCCAAGAATGTTCTTTTTCTGTTAGCTCTTCTTGAGATTGTGCAGAGTCTATAGTTTCTACTATAAAAGATTCTATTGGATATTTTCTCAATGCTCTTGCAAAATGTGTATCAAGCCTATTGGATAAAGCATCATTTTTATGTCTTGACCATCTTGCTTGGACAGTCCCAGTAGTCTGTCCTATGTAGACTTTATTATTTATAGTATTTGTAATTTTGTAGATATACATAAGCCGAACCTTTCTAACAACCCTCTATATTATATCAAAATTACAAAGGGTTGTCAATAAAGTTCTGCCCAAAAATTTTAGAATCTTAGCACGGCCTCAACTCAGAGAGTCCTAGCCGTTAGCTTTGAACTTTTGTTCAAAACACCCTCGGGCGAGGTTCAAAAGGTTTTATATGAGCTAGTAGTTTTTACAAACCCATAGTGGCAGTGTACGTGCACGGGTCGTCAGGGTCATACCCTTCATTAACAGACCAATCTACATTTACATAGTTGGGGTAAAGTCTTTGTGCAGTAGACTTCAATGCTAGTCTGAATAAATCATAGTTGGGGTCTTCAGGTTTCCTATTTACACCTTTCATGCATTGGAAAATTCCGCATGGGAAGATGGAAGTTTTATGAAGCTTACCAAGACCTTCAATAGATACTTCAAGAAGAGCCTTTGTCACCATTCTGCCTTCTGGAAGGGTGCAGGTACCATAATTAATACTCGTAAAAGGTCAGTGTGTTACCCTATAGGCTTTTTATCCTATAGTTCTTATAGTTTCCTATAAGCTCGGCGTACATTTTCATCCTCAGCACTATCTGTTAGGAGTGGACACTCTTGGGCGGATTATATTTATTCACCGCCTACGCTCTACGGTACTTCTTAGCCTTTCGCAATCTAAGAAGTTACCTCGGTATTGGCTTATTGTAATGTTTACAAAATTCTATAAATTTATTTTTCTTTCTTTCAAGGTAAAAATGAGAATTATCATACATCCACATTCCTACTTTATACATATCTTCAATATTTTTGAACTTAGTTTCAGAAAGTGATTTATCTTTGTATTCATATACTTTAGATTTTTTAGAAAGATTTAAGGTTTTATAGCAATATTCAGAAATATCCTCCATCAGCTTTCTTGTTCCGCAAAAAGAAATCCAATGATTAAATTTATTAGGATTAGTTTTTAGTGGTTGAGCACCTATACTTCCGTCACTGTCGCATATTCCTCTTATTAAATCTTTCATAAAATTTTCTGGAATATTAGTTGGCAAATATGTTTTAAATGTTTTTCTAGGAACAACTCCATATTTTGCTAAGTCTTCAGCCATTTTATTGCTTCTAATAACAGCTTGCCTAGCGCCTCTTCCATCTTTTGCTATCGCGGTAGAAACTTTAGTTTGTTCTTTGAATTGCTCTAGAATTCTTATATCAGATTCGTCAACTGTAATAGATACCATAGCAGAATATCCATTATTGCAATATCCAGTAAAAACGTTTCCGTCTCCAATTATAAAGCCTAAGAAATAAGCCTTATCTTCACTGTCTATTTGCTCAAAATAATTTTCTCTAAGTTCAGGGTTAAATATTAAATTCTTTGGATATTTCTCAATTCCTCTTAAAGCCTTAACAGCTAATGGATGACTAATATCGAAATGATGTTCAATATCTTTTAGTCCCATCGGTCTTGTCTTATAATAGTCTTGAATTTGAGAAATAAGTTCTTCAGTAAGTTTCTTCTTCATAATATCTCCTTTTACTTTTATAAAAGTAAATTCATTTATTATGAAAAATTACAACTTAGCTTTTACCGATTTTGCCCAGATTATTTCTAAAAATTTCTTTTTAGCCAGCCACTTAGTCTAGCTGGTTGCCGCTACGAGACTGTAGTGTATTTAGATTATGATACATTCCTTCTACGGCTTGGTGACACTCTTGGATGGTCTTATCCATTGCATATTTGTAAGCACTTGGTTGAAGTTTATATTCTTCATCTTCAATACTTGCATCTTCGGGAATATGTTTTACGTACTCTTCAATATCAAACTGAAAATCTGGCTCGCAATATTTTAATCCATCAATAAAGTGCTTTCTAAAAGATTTCCGCACATATGGCACCATCGTCCAATCTAGATGTGTTGCTGCCACTCCACCAAACTGCATTAAAGATTGAAGCTGGAAAATTACTGCGACTAATTGAAAAGCAGTATTTAAAGAGTTCGCAGGCCGCACATCTGTCTGGCGAGTATTAAAACCGTTGGCAAGCAGCTTATCAAAAGGAATTGATAGACAATTATGGTCACCAACTGCATAATGGTCTAAGTCATGGATGTAAATTTCATTGTTTAGATGATTTTCTCTCGCCATCTTAGACATGCAATGATTTAGTGCGTAATTTTTCATTACTACGCTATTGGCTTCTCCCATTCTTCCGCCGAAAGAATGTTCGTCAATATTCGCATTTTGATTGTCAATTTGCTTTGCTAATAGCTTATCTTCGACTTGCTTTTCTAGCTCTTTCTGTCTAGCAAGTTCATGTTCATATCTATATCTAATATAGGCTTTAGCTTCTTGCCTATATCCAAAGTTTAGAAGCGTATCTTCAACTAAATCTTGAATATCTTCAATATCAATTGGGTCTTCATCCCAATTATACAAATCATCATCAATACTGTTTAGGACATTAATATCTTCAAATTCTTCATCAAAATCTTGAAATGCTCCACTAATAGCAATAGAAATTTTCTCTAGGTCGTAGGGAACAATCTCGCCATTTCGCTTTTTTACTTGCATATTTTCACCTCTATCACTACATCTTGTTAGTATAATATATCAAAATCACAATATATGCCTTATATCAAAATGCCCTAGAGGTATTATGCAAAGTTTAGAATAATTACAACCGCACATACAAAAGCGAATAGATAAATTGTCCACTGCCAGAATAGATTCTTGATAAAGTTGAAACGAACTGTCCACATACCAACTTTAGTCATCTTATCAGGATTATCATTAAAGTGCTGTAAATAAACAGTTGTTGTAATACTTCCTAGAAATCCAACAAAAGAAATAACTGCAAATACCGCAACAACTACAAACATCCAACAAAAAGTCATTCCATCACCATCTCTAAATATTTTTCAACTCTTAGCAATTTATTATTCAAAGTTTCAAACTCACCTAAATGGATATGATGATTAAAACTCCAAACTAAACTATTTATATTCTCAAAATCTCTGTGGTCAACCCAAGCTCTGCGGAAAAATTCTATCTTCCATTTATGTTCCCTATCGTGCGACCGTCGAAGTCTAGTTTTTAAACTAGCTTCTAAATATACAACAACAATTCTATAGTCTTTCTTGTATTCTAGCAATGATCGCAAACCTTGGACATTAAAAACCCCTATGTTAATTTCGTTTTCCTTAATTGCAGATTTAGGAGTTCCGTAGTACCAACCTCTAAACTTTGTATATTCCAGATATTCTTTATTAATTGCTTTTTGTAGAAAAGTAATTTTATCTAGAAAATTATAATCTACACCTTTTGTTTCATTATCTCTTAGCTCTCTGGTTGTATCACTTATAATTAGGTTTGCGGCGATTCCTTGTCGATTCAAATCATTATATAGCAATTTTGCTAAAGTATCTTTTCCTGTAGCACTCTTGCCGCAAATGGCTACTATAACTGGTTTTGACATACTATTCCTTTCTACTTCTGGAATATTATATCATATTTTTCTAAAAAAGTCAAGCGGGGCATATCGCCCCGCCACTACTACTCTTCTCCGTAGCGTTTATTAGTCATTTCTACAGAGCCATCTTTATTGATGTTTGTAATCTTCTCTAGCTGGTGATAGGGAGATTTCTTATAACTTCTTGTAACAAACATATTGTTTCGTCTAAAACCACCCAACATTACTAGAGTGCCTTTTTGGAACCAGCCTCCTTCTACAATCTTTTTTGTTCCATCTTTTTGGACTTCACTAATGCGGCGATTGTATTTAGCAAAATAGTCACGATTCATCTTTACATCTACAACACCACTTCCAAGAGTGAGAATAGAGATAGATGAATGCATATCATCTTTAGCAATCACTGTTCCCATTATCCGCACTGTTTGATAAATTGGAATATCTACTCCATTGCGGGAGAACGTATAATCAACAACTGGCTCTTCCGGCAAATCCTTGAACTCTACAACTTCATATCTCCCCGCATCCACAGTCTTTAGTTCATGGTCGTGATAATACATTCCTAAACTATCCATTTCCCATTTCGCATAACTACCTGCTGCATATTTATCCCAATTCTCTTGGAAGATAGATTGATTTAATTCTTCAAGAATCTCTTTTTGATGCTCTTTAAAATATTCTTTAACAGGCTTCATCTGTTCTTCATAGAGTTTCTTCCAAGTCTTTTCATTGATTGCTAACTTCATACCATAAGGTTCAAGTAAGTCAATATCGAAGTAATTACTATAAAACTTATAGTAATTATCAGACTTTAGAACATACACTCCATCAATTGCGCAGTTTTTCTTTAGAGATTTGTTAAACACAAATACTCTTTTCTGAAAGTTTAGTTCTTGCGGGACAAGATTCTTTTCAATTAAGCCATTAAAGTTTTGTAGAGTAATTCTTTTCTTAGTATCGCTAACTTCCCAGATATATTCTTTCATTATCTCCGAACGTTCACCAAATTGGTCAAATGCTCCACTTTTGATTAGCGATACCATTACTGTTTTATTTGGTTTAACTTTCTCAAAGAAGTCTTTCCAACCTGTATATGGTCTGTTGGAAATAATTTCATTGATTAGTTCACCATTAGTGCCGTTCAATGCTTTCATGCCGTATAGAATAGTATCTGATTCTTCATCTGGCTCAAACATATATTGAGATTTGTTAATATCAATTAGAGATACTTTAATACCTCTATCAATCATATTCCCTACTGCTTTAGCAATTTTATTATAATTACTAGAAGCATCTTCGTCTAATCCACTGTCTACTCGCAAACAAGCAGTATTCCAATAGACAGAAGGAAAATAAGTTGCTAGATAGATAGTTTGGAGGCCAACAAATGAATATGCAAGGGAGTGAATATAGGAAAAAGAATATCCCATTTGCGGCTTAAGTGCTGTTTCCCAAACATATTCTCCAAAGTTTTCATTTGGAGCCTGCTCTAAAACTTTCTTATGAAGTTCTGGGACTTTGTCCATTTGCTTCTTGCCGACAATTTTGCGGGCTGAGTTAGCTTCTGCAAGAGTAAAATGACAAATATCTTTATCCATCAGAATCATCATCATATCTTCCTGCTGGGCTGGAGAAGCATATGTATCAAGATAATATTTCTCTAATACCTTTTGCTCCTCTTTGGATAGATGCCATTTATTCATTTCTGCATACCACTGTGATATATCGGACTTCATTCTCACATATCGTTCAGTTGGTGTTTCTCCGCCCTTTTCCGCAGCCATCAACCGCATAGCTGAATTGCAGTCTGCCATTTCTTTTGGAGAATGCGGCTTAACCATTCTAATTGTTTGACCTCCAACTTGTGTATCAAATTGGAAGCATTTTAGAACTTTGCCACTAGCTGCTGCATTCCAAATTTTATCATCCTTTATTGGAAGAGCGTCTGGGTGAATATATTTGTTGTAAAGTTCACGTAATGATAAATCCTGTTCAATTTGTCCATACTCTTGGAGCATGTTCAAACATTGAACAATAACATCTTGGATTTCTGTTACTAGAAAGTCAAACTTTACATCTGAGCAATACTCTGCATCATGCAGAGAGTATTGCGTTGTCATTGCTCCATTCTTTGCTTTCATAAAACAAGCAGTTTCAAACGGGTCTTCTCCATAGAAGTTAACCCCTGATGCGTGAATACCTCTGCGACAAATTAGACCTTCAATACTTTCAATGATAGAAAGCAGCCCTGGATACTTATTAACTTCATTAAGAAAACTTTTTACTGGCTTTCTATCTTTCTCTTCGTTACCATATACAACATCATGAATATCCCAAAGAAAACCTCGCTCTTGCGGAATAAGACTTGTCATATATTCCGCAATATCAATATCAATACCTTCTGGAAACTCTTGGCTTCTATATCCTCGACAAGCAGTTTTAATTGCAGACTTTGTTGTTTCTGTCCCATACGTGCAAACTTGAACACAACCAAGTTGTCCACGTTCTTCTCTAATCTTCTCAAAGATTAATTCTCTCTTACTAGGACACAAATCTATATCTACATCCCCAAGCTCCACACGGTCTTTATTTAAATACCGCCAGTAAGGAAGTTTCCATTGAATAGGGTCAAGCTGAGTAATTCCAAGAAGATAATGGTTAAGCCCTGAACACGCAGAACCTCGTCCCGCACCTACTGTTGAACCACATTCCCAAAAAAGATTGATATAGTGCTGAAGGAAAATTGGATAAGCAAACATACATGTTCCAAGTTTTTCTCCAATAACTTTTTGAATATCCGCTTCTTCTTCAAGTCGAGAAAGGTAAACATCATTGAATTTATCAATTTCTTTTAGTTTATCTACACAATAGTTTACCCAATATCGTTCTTGCAGATTATCACTTTCATATAAGCTATCAAGAACTTTGTATCCAAGAGAAGAATGAATCTTTGGGTAATTTGGGACTTCTACTTGCGGGACTTGCTGATTTCTATGAAAAGTATATCGTTCAATCTTATCATAGATTTCCCAAGTATTCTTTTCTAATTCATAATAGTCTAAGTTAGTATTTTGAAGATTTTCAATCACTTCTTCTGTAGTTTGTAGGTAGGCATATTCATAGAAAGAATCAACTTCCCTTTCTCCACCTTTAGAGTTTAAGTAGGCTTTGTGCACTTCTCTATCTTCTTTGCGGAGATAGTGAGCGTCAGTTGTGACAATCATCTTAATGTTAAAGTAATCAGCAATTGCTTTCATCTTATTATTTACAACCAACTGTTCTTCACTCTGAGCAGGCTGGACTTCTAAATAAAAATCTTCTCCAAATAGATCAAGGCAATATTTGATAAACTCTACTAACTGATTATAATATTCTCGTTTGCGGCGATTATCTCCAATCTGTTCTGCTTCATGCATCTTTAGAATACAATAATCAACTTCTGACCCCAGACAAGCTGAACTTGCAATTAAATTACCTTTACCATACTTTTTAACGATTTGCCACAAATCACTCTTTAATGTTGGAACTCTTTCCATTCGCCTATCAAAATAAGAGTTCATCCAAGCAATAGATGATAGTTCTCGCAACATTTTATGTCCAGTTGCATTTTTAGCAACTAGAATAAAGTGAAAATATTTCTGTCCTAGCTCTCTATCTTCTGTTAGATAGATTTCATTACCAAAGCCAATCTTGAAGTCACTTCCCTGTTCAATTAGTTCTTGTTGGATTTTGTCCAATTCAACATGTCCGCCTAATGCTTCGTGGTCGGTAAGACAGACACCTTTCAATCCTATCTCTTGGGCATAATTTACTAGTTTCTTAGGCGTATTAATACAATCTAGCAAACGAATATTGCTATAATGACTATGTGAATGACATTCAAATCTTCCCATATAACTCCTTTATAAGTGTCTACTATACTATTATTCTATAATATAGCATTGTCAAGTTTCTTATAAATATATTATAGCATAAAAAAAGAGTAGCGTCAAATAAACGCTACTCTAACAATTAATCTATGTCGCAATATGAAAGATTATCTACCCAATCATACAAATCTAACATTCTTTCAAAAATAATTTTTTGTCTTTCTGTCTCTGTTGCGTTGTTCCATTCCTTATAATTTAAACCCTTAGCTCGAATGCAGAAAAAGTCTCTTTCATAATCTTCTTCTCTTTTCCAATTTTTTGGACAGCTATTTGGTCTATAAGTAGGATCAAAAACTATATAAGTTTGTAGCATATTATTATAAGAATGGCCCGAACAACAATAACGTGTTATATATCCTTTTTGATTTAGTGTTTTAATTGGATAAATCATCAACTCGTCAATCTCAACTAATTGTTGGTCACAGCTGTTACAGTCTAGGTCTGGACAATATGGATATTTTAGCAAATCACCATCGTATATTTTGAAACAATCTAAACATAAATAATATTTCATACTACCTCTCAAGCTTTTTCTTTAGAGTCGCAGCGTCTAGTTCTGAAATAAACTGAGAATTGATACTAAGAAGTTTATATCCATTCTTTTTACAGTAATCAGCTTTTACGCAATCTCGGTAGATTCTTTGCTCTAAAGTGTCAGAGCTAAGAGTCCACTTATAAAAATGTTGCGACCCATGAGCTTCAATAAAACAATTATAGGCAGGAATCCAAAAATCAAATCGAAGCGCTCTACCTGTGCGGGGATTCTTACAATCATAGACTGTCTTCTCCCGCACATAAAAGATGCCTAGCCTATCGAGCATCTCACAGATAATAGATTCATTAGAGCTTTTCTTCTTTTTATCTCCTAGACAACGAGTACAAGTAACATCGTCATCATTGAAGTTTCTAAACTTAGAAACGCAAACAGTTTCAATCATCCCGCAATTTTTGCAGTATACAGTTACAAAAGCATCCTTGCCCATTGGCTTACCGTTATATTTACATCCGTGGTAATCAATAATATAAAGGCTCCCTAGGGAAACCCCTGGCTTATATCTAGACCTATTGGGAGCCTTGTTATAGTTTTGCGTCGCTTCAGCTACTAAATTCTGTGGAACCATATATTATTACCCTTCTCTTATTTCTTATATTTATATTATATAAGAATAAGGAAAAGGCGTCAATGATTATTTTATATTTTGAAAAAATGCAACAATAACGTCAACAGTCCAACCATCACCGATAACATCCTGAGCGTCAAGCCACTCTAGAGACTTGGTATATCCTTCTGGAAGAGTTTGGCAACGTTCTTGCTCTATCTGAGACAAGTATCTGATATTGTTTCTGAATATAGATTGGAATTCAGGATGCTCTTCTTCAATCTCTTCTAGCTCTTTAATTTTCTTTTTCTTGAAATAGGTATCGTAGATAGTCTTACATTGCTCATATGCTTCTTTAGAAGAATAAATTAGATTGCCAAATCCTTTTTCTTCAACTCTTCGATAAAGTTTGATGTAGTCTTGGTATCCATGAATTCCTCCACCAGATCGCATCAGCGCTCTAGCCTTTTCTCGTTGAGTATATCCATTTTCAAGAATATCTTGTAGGCAAATATCTTTCTTTTCAAGTAGAGTATATTCAATATTTGTCCAATAGTATCTATCACGCATGGCTGGCGCAACTAGCTTAGAGTTGATTCTAATTGGCTGCACCCCAAGAGAAGTAGAAAGAAACTCTACATCAGCTTCTTTCATACTCCCCACATTTTCAACAAAGAAATACTTAGGATTTACTTCATCAAGAACTCTCTTGCATTCAAAGTATAGACCAGACCTAATTTTATCTTCTAGTCCAACTCTACCTTTTGTATTCATAGCAATGGAGAAAGATTGGCAAGGAGAGCCAAAGCAAACTAAATCAAATGTAACTTCCCAAGAATCAACTCCATTTGAAAGAACCCCATTTTTATAAGTTACTTTATTTACATCACCAATTTGGATTGTATTAGGATAATTGTCTTGGGTAACTTGAATAGCTATATCTTTTATTTCTGAAGCAAAATAATTATCTACTTGAATTCCAGCTCTATCTAAAGCAATGTGTGCACAGCTTATACCATCACACAGAGATAAAACATTTATTCCTTTAGTCATGTGTAATTGTATCCTCTTCATTTAGTGGCATTGGAGTTTTCTTTTTGATCTCTTCAATTTGCTTTTCTACACAGTTCACAATAAATGTATATTCAAGACTGCCAAAAATTTGAATTCCGTAGTTTACATATTCTGGCTTAGTCTTTAGATCTTCTAAAAGTTTATCAAGGTCAATTTCTTTCTTTTCAACTAATGTGTGTAAAAACATTTATTCTCCTTTTAAATAAATTCTGGATTTCCAATTTTAGAATAATAATCTCTGATAGCATCACTTAACATCCATATATCATAGTCTTTTAAATTAGAAGCAATTAATGAATCAATAAAGAAATCGTACCTTGCTTTACTTCTAATTAACTCATTATACCAAGATGTATCAATTTTTACATATTTAGGTTCTTCCATTTTAAAATATCCATTCTTCCCGCAAATCAAAATCTTCAATAATCAATTGCGGACTGACGTTTCCGTTCCATTCATTTTTATTAGGCTTACAAACACAAGTAAGCACCATGTTTTCTCCGCACATTTCTTCATATAGTTCTTCACTAGCTTTGAACCTTATTAGACCAACATCGCCAATTTGAATTTTGATTGTTGGGTGGCCTTTTTCTAATCCCATCAAAGTAACCATGCTTGGATTCAGGGCAACATCTTCAATAACAACTAAACTTTCAGGAATTTCCTGTCCATAGATATTCAAATCTGCTATATCTAGAATTTTATTTCCATCAATTGTGCGGGAATTCCATATATAATCAACCCAATAAATAGGAGTTTGGTCAATATCTTTATACTGATTATTGAATTTCTCTAAGAAAGAACCAACATGTGATAATGCAATTCCTAATCCTGCAGCTCCTTGATGGCCTGCACAAAATTCAATTTCTTCTGTCTTTTCTAATTCATCTTTTAGATTTTGTATTGGCGATAAAGAATAATTCCGCATACTACCACGATAATATGGTTCATCATCATTTATTGTTTTACTGTAAGTAAGAATTGCCGCAGGTTTTTGATATTTAGCTTGTAGTTTATTTGCGCACAAACCAGAGATATTCTTTTCTACTTCTCCTGGTTCGCATAAACAGAGGATAATAGCATTATCTAAAAGATTTTCTTCTTCGATCTTATTCTCCAAAAGCTCCATTGATTCATCTTGGAGTTTTGTTTGTCTGCGCTTTACTCTTTCTGCGACAGTCACAGCTTCCTCATATAAAGGAACTTTTACACCTTTTGCACCCCTCTTGGACGATTCAGTATCTTCAAATGCATATTCTAAGAGCATAGAATCAAAAACCGTTTTCTTTTCTTCCATTGTGCCACTGCGCACTACGGCGTTGATAAATGGGACTACATAGAAAGCCATAGAATAATAATTGATTCCATTCATCTTCTGGATTGAATAATCATTTTTTTTAGCCATAGAAAAGAAAAATGGATTCTTAATATTAGAAAATCCAATATTGCACAGTGCTCTAATTTCTAATTGTCTATAATCTGCCATATCGCCGCAATCACCTAGAGCAGCCAAATCAATAAAATCATTTGCGTGCGGCTCGTCCGCATATAAATCATCAAATGCTCTACAGAATTGCCAAGTAACTCCTGCACCAGTAAGTGATTTGTTTGGATAATCGCAAATCTGAGGATTTACAGTGATAGCATAATCGTTGCTATACTCACTTGCTTCGTGGTGGTCAAGGCAGATAACATCAATACCTTTTTCTTTTAGTTGCTTATGAATTTCTATATCATTGCTCGCAGCGTCTGGACAAATTACTAATTTAGTATCTGACAATATTTCATCAAGAACATCTGACAGTCCATGCTCTTTTCCTTTGTGAAGGGTATGCGATAGATGAAAATGTGTCCAATCTGGATATAAAGTAAAGAGATAATTTGTCAATATTGCCGAAGAGGTGTAGCCATCAGTATCGCAGTCCACAACTACCTGGACTTTTTCGTCATTTTTTACAGCATCATATACTCTCTTGACCGCAGATTCCATTAAATCAAATAATCGCCAATCGTTAATTTCATCCCATCCCGCATTTAACCATTCTTTCTGTTTTTCTATTGGAATATCTCTATTGTAAAGTATTTGCTGAGTAGCAGACAATTCTGAACGGGGATCTTTATAAAGTTTATAATTCATCTATAAATATCACAGCCTTATTTTTATTATATAGTTAGAATCTGCGGGCATTCTCTTCATGATGGAAGTATTTTTTGCAGATTTCTAATATCTTTCCAAGCACCTAAAAAATTATTATCTACAATAATTACATCCCAATAAGGAGTATCTTTTATATCAAGCAAATCATAATCAATTTGTTTAATATCAGGTGCTGAAATTACAACATTAACCTCTCCTGCTGGAGACCCAAATCTGTTATATGAAAATATTTTATCTTTTTTAACTATTAGTATATCAACCATCGCTATTTACCTCAAAATATTTACAAAACATTCCTGCAATACTATCATAGAAGTCGTATTTAATAATTTTATCTTTTAACACACACTCATAATAGTTATGAGAATCCCACAATAATACAGGAACTGTTACATACTTAGAATACTTGCAATACCTACACCTAGGATGCTTATTTCTATATTCTATTATCTTATCCATTATAGAATTATCCTATTTCTAAAAAGATATAAAAATTTATCCTTCCCGCAATCGAGCGGTGAATCTTTGTAGCCAAGTACATTACATTGACTATCAAATAGAAAACTCATATTAACCATTGAACCAAACTTATTATATATCTTCATTAGTTTTTGTTCAACTTTTTCACGCTCTTCTGAGTTAATCTCTTCAAAGTCTTTATCGAAAGCAATTACCACTTCTTTTACTCCACAGTCCAAAAGAAGCTGAAATTGATATTTAGATAACGAACTGCCGCACACAGCTACGCAAATGTTATTTGCCAATCCAAAATAACTAATATATTGCATTACCGATTTTTCAGACTCTACCACTACAGCTATTTCTTGCTCTTGGATATTCTCCTTCGCCCAATTTAAGCCGTATAGATTAAATGCCAGAGGATGATTACATAAAATGTATTTTTGCTCTTTATCATCCCAATATTTCCAAGGTCTGTATTTGCCCCATTCTTCATTATCTTTAACTAAGGTTCTTTGTCTAATTCCAACGCACCTATTGTTTTTATCAAAGTGCGGAATTAAGATATTTCCTCCAAGAGGATCATAGTGAATCTGACAATAGCCACAAACTTCTTTTGTTATTCCCTCTCGTTCCCAATTTAAGTATCGTGGTTGTGGGAGATATTTTATAACGTTTATATCATATTCTGGCAGAACTAACTTCTGTTCTTCTTTTTGTTCTTCCTCTTGGATTCTAGCCTGTTGCTGAAAATATTTCCAATCTTCGGAATATTCTTGTTCATCTACCTCTTCTAGTTGACTCTGTAGATTCAGAAAATTGACTACAAAATAAACTGCGGCATTTAAGTCTTTTAAATGTTTTACCTTTTGGACTAATTCAAAAATATCAAATGACCCGCAGTGTGTATAACATTGAAATAGACCCAATCCATCATTGTTATAGTAATAAAGTTTTCTACTATCTCCATCATGACAGATTGTGCGGGCAACGATATAATCTCCACGTTGTTCTGGCTCTGCTCCAAAATAATCAAGGAGGGTAACAATATCTTCAAGTTCAAGCTGTTCTTTTACATCTTCAACAGAGTAAGCCAACTATTCATCACCCTCCTTTTTTCTATCTAAGATTCCATCAATTAACTTAAAATTATAATCGGTTGCAAATAATGTTTGATACCTACAAGTTCCTTTATCAGCTTTCATCCAAAGAATCAGTCTGTTATATTCTCCACGTCTATTTTTATAGATAGAAAGTTTAAGATTTGGAACGCCTAAACTTGGATTTGCTTTTACTAACCCCTCAATATCTTGCAAATCTTCTGGAGTAGCATCAACCATAATAGCACCAACGTCAACTCTGTTGGCGATTGATTTTGCTCCAGAAAGCATATTTTGGTCTAGAATTTTACTGTTTCTATATTCTCCATTAAGCTGAGTACCAGACATAATAAAAACGTCATAAGTAGTTGCAATATCTTTTAGCTTTGAAGAAAGTAAAAATAGAATTTGGTCTTCACGGATTTTCATACCGCCACTAGCACGACTTACTTCTTCAATAATGCGCATTGAGGACGTAATATAGTCAAGAAAAACGTATCCAGTATGATGAACTCTAATATTTCTTTTAATGCAATTTTCAATATCCTTTAAGCTATAATCGGGGAAGTATTCGATATATAACTGAGAACGTCGAAGAACTTGTACTGCCATCTGAAGTCGTTGTTGTTCTTCAAAAGAAAGTTCATTGCGGATGATATGGTTTTCTGGGATACAGCCTATAAAAGACAGAGCCATTGTTTGGAGTTCTTCTTTATCAAGCTCTACAGAGATAAAAATGGTTGGGCAACATTCGCCAAGACTTACCCATTCTTTCTGTTGTTCATCAAAGTATTCATCGCAAGCGAGTGTACAGGCATCGGCCATTGCCGAACGACTTTTTCCTGTCCCCGTAGAGCCACTTCGCAAATAAAAGCATCCTTGCCTTGCTCCAAGAGTAATGGTAGAAAAATAATCATCGAATAGACGATTACCTTCAATTGGCTTTTGTTTTATCTGCATCAGCAAATCTTCAATACCGTCACCTAGCTGGCAAGATTCATCTTCATCGTTATCAATAATCATTTCCCGCACTCGTAAGACTTTATTATCAATTTCATCTGCAAGTTCAGTTAATGTTTTTTCTTCTAAATATTCTTCTTGACGTTTTTTCTTCTTATTGTCTTCAATATTGTCTGGGTCATATATCCAACTAACATCTAAACCAATTTCATCATATGTGCGGAGTAAAGTCATTTTCTTTAATCTTTGATAATAATAATCAAAGTTTTCAACGTCCGCATTTAACCAAGCATTGTGCATCCAATCTGCACCATTATTTGCCTGATAAATTCCATAGCTTTTAGGCTTATCTTTAAGATAGTTTTCAATTACTTTTCTAGTAATCTTTTCTGCCCCGTTATTCTGTAAATAATGTGCAGCTCCAAAAATTACTTTGTGAAGTTCATTACAAAAATCCTCTTCCCTAAAAGTGTATTTATCTTCTTGTTCAAGAAGTCTAGGATTATTTAATATACATCCAATTACTTGAATAGCCGTAGGAGAATCATAATATTTACTTCCCATACTCTCCTTTCCTATTCTAGATTAAAGTAGTGTTTACGTTTTGGAGACTTAATTTGCGGAGCAACCATTGTAATTTCTCTAGGTTTATCTCTAAGATCTATTTCTTTTTGCAAAATATCTTTATTTAAATTGTCGTACATATGCTCTCTTCGATATTTAGTTTTCATATATTTACTGGCATCTACATGAACATATGGGACAATACCGATTCCACCCTTAGCTTCTTCTGGATTGCTTTTTTTCACATCATACCAGTAGATTAGGGTGTTATAGATTTCTCTTTCACTAATTCCATTTTCCACAAAAGACTTTATTTGCTTACTAATTTTTGTTTTTAGATAAGTATTCCCGCATACACTTTTCATCTTCTGATGAATTAATTCTATATATTTTTCACTTTCTACATGCTTTTCATAACATTTTTTGTGAGCGTATCTGGTTTTAACTGGAACATATTCTACCTTATCTCTATCAAACAATTGATTACAATATACACATTTGACTTCTCTCGCCATTAAATCTCCTTACAATTTAAGATAGATATATTATAGCATATAAATATTCTAAAGTCAAATAAAAAAGGAGAGTATCTCTACTCTCCTTAAAAAATTTTTAATTAAAGCCCAAGAGCAACTAAATCTTTAAGGTCAGAAAGAATTAGTTCAACTTGCTCAGATTGTGCAGCGGTACAGTCATTAACCTTCTTACCAACACCAAGATACTTGTTAGTGATTTCTACAATCTTAGGTGCCCACTTAGTTTTAAATTCTGCCCCAGTAGCCTTTTGAATCTGATGAGTTAGCTCTTTGAACTCATCCATCATTGAAGCAAAATCTCTCTCAGGCTCTACATCATATGCATCGGTACGCTTGTCAGTAACAAACTTACCATCATCTTCTGCGGCCTGCTTATCAATAGCATCGCTGATTGCATTTACTAGATTGTCATATGTAAATTCAATCTTGTCTGGTGTATACTTAAAACGACTTCCCGCAATAAATCGAGGAGTGCCACGCATATAAAGGACAGTATGCGTAGTTCCATCTTCCTCTTGGACAGGATGTGCATATCCAATAATATCACTCATGCGGTCAACGATTAGACGAGGACGATTGGCTAGAGTAGGAACAATCTGATTGAACTCTTCGCCGTTTTCGTCTTTGAAGGTCTTGTCTTGTGAATGGCTAATCATTACTAGACCATAACCCATTTGCGGGATTGCACGTAGAGCTTCATCAAACTCCTTACTTGCCTTCGACCATCCCTGACCATAAGGAAGTTCGTTGATTGCAGAAACTCCAGCCTGATTACAGATATACTTTTCGCAAAGATCATAAGCAATGTCAGCAGTATCAATAATGATATTGGAAAACTGCTCATGGGCTTTGTCTTCCTTTAGCTGCTTAATAACCTGCTTAAACTCTGACCATTTGTTAATTGGAAGAGCCATAATGCCAGGAATTGCAAGATAACCAGTTTCAAAAGCTAGAAGCAGAGCCTTTGGAAACTTAGAAGCAATTGTTGTCTTCCCAGTTTTCGGTTCTCCATAGAACATCACGGTATATCCGCTTAAATCCTTACTCACCTCGTGGGGAGTAATGCTAAAAATATCAATAGCCATATTTAATTCTCCTTTTCTAATTTAAGTTATTCTACAATATCACTTATCTTAGAAAGGAAAATCATCATCGTCGTCATCCTCTTCCTCAACAATTGCTGTGGAAGTTGCTACAAAAGCAGATGCTGCACGACTACGATACTCTTCATCACGCTTCTTCTGCTCAGCTAGACGAGTCTCACGCTCACGAACCTTTTGCTTTAATTCATCACGAGTAATTGTGGATTCATCGTCCCACTCCATTGGTTCAGCCGAAGCACCAATTACATCCCAAGCACGAATAGAACGAGTAGTTACATCTACTGTTGGAGCGCCAAAGGCAGATTCGGTAACGTGCTCAATCTTTACAATATTGGAAACAATATCGCCCCAAACCTTAGTAACCATTGGATAATCCTGATCTAGAAAATACTTCATACCAGCTTCGTTACGAATGGTTAGAGTGATTGGAAGAACGTCATTGCGGAAATTGAAGACATAACCATTAAGATTTACATAATTATCCTCTTCATTCTCCATTTCACGCTCTGTGGCAGAAGAAATAATCATATCAGCTTCAAAGGTAGAAGCTCGTTCCGCAATCTTTTCAGAACCATTCATAAGATGGATAAAACTGCCTTCAATTCGCTTGTTAGAAACTAGCTCTCCATCACGGTCATACCAATCATTTACACCAATATTACCATCAATGCGGACAGTGGTTGCAGCCTTTCCAACATCCTTATAAGTAGTGCCGTTATTAATAATAGTCTCTAGTGTCTGGAAAGTCGGATTTGGACGCTCAGGCTTATCGCCACGAGCAGGATAAGTAGGAGCCACATACTGGAACCAAACAGTTACAACATTAGTAGCATCATCATCAGTTGCGATATTTAGCTCACCCTGAATATATTCCTGACCAGGATTCTTAGAATTTTCACCAGTTACACGCTTCTGAAGTTCTCGACGGCCTTCGCCCTTATCATATACATATCCTTGAACAGAACACTTATTTACCCATGACTTCTTCATCTAATCTCCTTTTTATATACTCTTCATCAATCAAATCTAAGTCTGTATATGGAATTCTTATTAATTTAATTCCATTCTCTCTACAATATTCTTCTTTAATACAATCCTTCTTTTTCCTTTCTTCAAAGTTGTCATGCGAAAAATTTGTTGGTTGAAAATGTTGAATTCCATCATATTCTATACAACAATTATAATCAGGGAGATAGAAATCAAATCTTAATCGTCTTTTATATAAACAATTTTCAAAAGTTTTTTCTTTTTGATATTTAATTCCTAGTGATTCTAATATTGTTTGAACAACACTTTCACCTATTGAAACAGAACTGTTTTTACAAAATCTACAGGTTTTTATTTTACCCCAATTACTAGTTGTAATAGTGTTATAATGTCCATTCTCACATCTGCAAAGCCAACTAATTGCTCCACTACTTTTTTCTCGTTTTTCTAATGGAGCAATTGCAGTCCAAGTTCCACATTTCTGTCCGCTTAAGTCTTTTCTATTTCCTTCTGCCATTCTTTTTTGAGCAGCTTTAGAAGTTTCTTTTCTTATACAACCACAAGAAGTAACTAAATTACATTTTAAATTACTCGCGGTGGTTTCCTTATAAGAATTATCTGAGCAAGAACATTTACATAAATATACAACAGACCCATGTTCATTTACCCTTAGAGGTTTTATCACAGTTAAACGATTAAAAGTTTTGCCTAATACATTATCCTGCTTAACTTTTTCCTCTAAAGTCTTTTTCTTTCTCTTATCTCTTTCTCTAGCGCATCCACAACTTCTAGTTTTTCCTGTTCTAACAGAAGTTATGTTACACTCAAAATAATGCGGCAATCCATCTTCATGCTCATATGGGCATAAGAATTTCCCACGTTTGTGGCCTGTCCTATCTTTACCAACTTCTTCGACCATAAGAATATTATATGGGCCAATTCTATCCATATTTTCTCCTTTACTTTATTTTTCTATTTTGTTTTCATAAATAAATGAAAAATAAAACATTGAAGTAATTTATAATTGCCCACTACTTTCTCAACTTCTTAAAACATTATATCAAAAAATTTTTTAACTGTCAAATTCATTAGGGCTTGAATCTTTTTCAATTGGCACTACAACTATATCTTGCTTCTTTGGATATATGCCGCAAGAAAATTCTTCTTCACACCAGCCAACTTTATCACACTTACATTTCATAATTGTAGAACAAAGAATATACCATTCTTCAGAATACTCCTTTAATGCTTGGATAATATCTCGCATAAGTTGACGATATTCAACATAGGCTCTAGTACAAAGACGCTGTTCTGCCATCGACATTAAAGTGCGGGCATTCATCCTAACCGCTACCGTTGTTGTCATTCCAAGAGGAAGAATATTGGCCGCATCCTCTTTAGGAATACCATTGTCTATTAGCGTTTTATATGTATCTTGGATATTATTCATTGTATCTATATATCTATCCAATAGCCACTCTTTATTTCCATTTTCAATTCTGAATGGAATATAGTATTTAAAATCGCCTTCATTAATATACCGAGTGCTTGCCTGAGTGCGAGTTGGTGCTCCACCAATATGAGTATAAAATTCTCTAATAACCCTTGCAGAATAGCCGTCTAAAATAAACCACACATCGCTATATTCAAGTACGCGCCCATGTCCCGCAAGAATAGAGTTCATACCTCGTTTATAATTCTTCTTAGAATCAGAGGTATCACTACCATAACAGGGACCAATCATTTCTCCGATTAGCGTTATTGGATTTTCAGGTGTTACATCTTTAATAATAACTTGACCCATTAATTATTTCCTTTAGTAATATTTAAACCACAGGTATCAGTTTGATACAGAGAAATATAGTATCTTTCTTTTTCGTTTAGTTTTTCCTTTTCACAACTTTCCAAAAGCTCGAAAGAAAAGTTTTCAATTCCGTCTCTACGCATCGCCGCATATAGAAGATTGCTAGAACTTACTGGGATTGCACCTACTCCACACTTAACATGGTCAGTAAATCGAGTATGAACATCTACTGACTGTCCAATATAAGCTTCTTTAGTTAATTGGTCTGTAATCTTGTAAATCCCGCACACCTTTTCAGTTCCGAGAATATTTGTAAGGAAGTTATTCATCTTCTTTTGGATAAACGATGACCAAATAACTTTACCAACTACTTGCGGGAATCGCATCTTTGGACGAATTTGATTTAGGTATTCAATATCATGAATTTCATCATCTTGAAGTGGAAGATTGTATTTTTCAGGATTATCTTCTACTTCATGCTCTCTCCGCAAAGCTTCAATAGTAGATTGCTTCTGAGATTTTAAAGATTCTAAATCTTTATTTAGAGTATCTACTTCTCTATCAATAACTTCTTTTTCAACAGACTTTGAATACTTATATCTATCAAAATCCTCTTTATATTTTGCAATCCACTCTCTATATTGCGATTCTGCTTCTGACTTGAATTGCGAAACATACTCTACTTTTTCTTTATATTCTTTATCTAGCTTTTGGAGCTGTTCTTCCTTTTGTCTAACTTCTTTTAAAAGTTCATTATTTTGTTGCTTGATTTTATCATCTAAAGCTTTGGTTACTTCATAGGATTTATTAGAACCAGCTTTATACGCAATCCCGCAACCAACTAAACAAATAATAAAGAATACTATGCCTAATACTAACATCATTTCCATAAAGAAATAGGAGGTAACTTAAAGTAAATTACCTCCTTCTCCTTTTATCTCTCTTGGAACTTAGTTAGCAGCAGCCTTCTCAGGCTCAGGCTTCTCCTCACGGGGGTCGCAAGCAGCACCAGCAGGAGTTAGACGGATAACCTTCTTCTCGATGCCCTCTACAACCTCGCGGAAAAGCAGCTCCTTCTTCTGTAGAGCATTAAGAACGCCAGTAATAGACTTGCTCTCAATACCAGTGGCAGCCGCAATATCAGGAGCAGTTAGGTCAGCACCCTGATTTGCCTGTAGATAAGAAAGAACTGCCTGTGCCTTTTCAGAATGAACGTACTGTGTCATTATTTTCTCCTTCTAAACATTTTTCTCTAATATATTTTATATCTATTTTATCAAAATCCCAATAAGGAATTATTACTAACTTTATATTATTTCTTGAACAATATTCTTGTTTTATTTTATCGTGTTTTTGAGTTGTTATAAAATGTTCTTCTGTGTTCCATCCTGCGTTCTTATACCAGTAATGCTGTTCTCCATTATATTCAATACAGCAATTATATTCAGGTAGATAAAAATCAAAACGCAATTTTGTATTGGTTTCAGAAACACACTCTTCAAAAACAGCTTGTGCTTTATAACTAGTCTTTAGTTGTCTCAAAAGAGACTCAATTTTAGCTTCGCCTTTAGAATAATTGCATCCGCAAGATTTTACTTTGCCAGATTGTAAATCACTCAAAGACACTTCTTTATAACCTTTATTTTTGCAGTTGCATTGGCATAACCATATGCAACTTCCTGTAGAGGTTTGTTTTCCTGTAAATTTTATAGCTGTTAGCTTTCCGAACTTTTGCCCAGTAATGTCTTTCATTCTCTTTTTTCCATTTTCACGAAGAATCTTTTTATTATAGCATCCACAAGAATTTGTATTTCCAGTTGCGACACTAGATATTTTAGTTTCAAAAATTTTATGTTCGTCACAATATGAACATCTAAATTTTCCAAACCAATGTCCATCATTACCTTTATGTGTTCTCTCTAACAACAAAGATTTACTCGGGCCAACCAAATCTCCAGGATTATATTTGAATTTAGACATACCTTTTATCTTCCTTCATTTGTTTTTCAAACAAACGCCATAGTTAAATCTCCTTTTATCTCTTTTATCTCTTAACTTTCTTTGATTTATTATATATCTTTTTTATTTTATTGTCAATATTTTTTAAAAAATTATTTGAAAATTTTTAGGCCCAATAAAGAAACAGGTTTTTTGTTGACTGGGTAATGGTATACTCATATCCAAGAGTCTCTAGCATAGATAAAAATACTTCAATCTCTACCTGTGATTCCATATAGGTATACCAATGTTCTCTATTGATGGTTACGTTCTTCCACCCAAGATTACTAGCCGATGTAACTTTTTTATCAATATAGTCAAATAATTCTTTGTTATTTTTGAGTTTATTATCAATCTTGTCGCGCACACTCTTTACATTTTTCTTCGCCTCATAGGCAGAAATCATTATCTAAAAATCTCCTCTATTCTACATTCTTCTGGATTTTTATCTTCTCTAAGTCTAATAAATCTTGGATGACGAAGAGTGCAGTTATCTTTATCAACAGACATGGCTTGCACCTCACACACTGAACCAAGATATTTGTCTGGATGCATTGCAGAATGTTCTTTCATAGCATCTGTTAATCCAGAAGCAACCTGACCTATCTTTTCAAGTTCTCCATTTTCATTATATGCAGACAACTCGAACGAACCTGTCCAGTTGTAATAGCACCCCTTAGTTACAGGAATCCAATGTTCATCTACTCTATTGCCGCCTTTTTTGGGGTCAAATCTAACCTTTGCGCCATCATCTTTGCGCATCCAGTAAGGCCAATATTCGAGTTGCTTACCAGTATATTCTTGCTCTGGTTCCAAAAGTCCAGTAATAACTAGGTCAATAGTATCTGTTTCTTCCTTCACTTTAAAACTAATATTTGGTCTACGCTTTCCTGGAAGATACAGTCCTGCCTCTGTGCGGAAAACCATACCTTCTTCTCCAGCTTCTAATTGCTGGTATAAAATTTTTTCTAAGTCAAGATAAGTATTATCATAACATTCTGCCACTTTAATTTGCGGGATATGCGGAGTTTCAATATCAATATGCTTGCAAAGATTGCTGTATCTGTGAGAATAATCTAGTTGATTTAGAACATAGTCTTCACCATTATACTTTACAATATCGTGAATATAATAGTGGATATACCCATATTCTCCTTCTTGACGCTCTATCGCCTTCTCAGGTAAGCAACCCATAATTTTAGTAGCATCATTGGATTTGCCGCCAGGATAATAAATTTCACCAATTAGATGTGTGCCATTGGGGAGATTCTCCATAGCCCACTCTGCAAGATGCGGGACATTGGCAATCTTCTCAGAATAAAATCCTGTGACTTTTGATTTAGAGCGACTAAATAGATATACTTGATTATTTTCTTTTACTAATTGATACCATGCTCCATCTTTTTTAGTTGTTGCAATAATCTTTTCTGTTTTTAAAACTTCTTGCCAATTCTTTGGAGCAGCTCCAACAAGCATTGCAGGATAAATTGCAGGATATTCCACTAAATAACCCCTCCTACTGTTAATTCCCAAGCATATGTTTGACATAATTCTATCAGCTTAGGTAAATTACAATTATCGCAATCTTGCGGGAGGAAGTCCCCAAAGTAAGCTTGTTTGCATTTATTGCAGACTTCCTCTAGATCTTCTTTTTTAGCATACCTATATTTGCCAGTCCAACCACTAAGAGCCATATCTCTTACCTTTTCCACCTCGACCCTGTTTTGTAATTGTTAGTTCTCCAATCGAAGTCTTTACTGTTTTATCTGCAGGCTCGCAGATAACCATTTCCCGCACGCTATCTCCATCTGCTAGATTGATAGCTTTTACACCTGCGGCGTTTCGTCCCATTGGCCGCACATCCTCAGCAGAGAATCTAATAAACATATTATTTTCTGTGCTAAGAACAATATCATTCCCATTTGTTAGCTGGACACCTATTACGAAGCTATCATCTTTTAGTTTGATAGCGGTCATACCAGTTAGATTTCTAGTAGTTCCATAAAAAGATGTGCTTTCACTTTTTTTAATTATACCATTATTTAAAACAAAAGTCAAATAAGGATGCTTTTCATCTATGATAGAAGAGAACACTCCAATAATCTTCTCTCCCTGATTCAGTTTGATAATTGAGCCAATAGCAGTCCCTTTATCCTTCATACCGCAAGACTTAATATCCTTTGGCGAGATTCTAAAGAAACGTCCTTGGTTGCTAAACAATAATACAAGGTCTTCTGTAGTGCATTTGAAACCTTTGAAATTTGATTTGCGATAGTTTGATACGGGTATGCGCTGTAAATATCCAATAGGATTATAAGTAACCACAACGTCTTCAACAGGTTCTGGCTGTTTTGTTGTTCCATTCTTAGCTTTCTTAGTAATTGTTTTTTGAATTACCTTAGTGCGGCGAGCATCACCAAACTTTTCTGCTACTTCTTTAAACTTCTTAATCATTTCTTTCTTTAATAAAGATTCTGAATTAAGAATTTTTTGAATTCGTTCAATATTACTTTCTAGTTCAGACTGCTCTTTTTCAAACTTACTAACTTCTAGCTTAGCTAAGCGCGCAAGTTTAATGTCTAAAATAGCCTTAGCTTGCTCTTCATCAATAGATAAGAGAGATTGTAAACTTTCGTTTGCAGATTTTGTAGATTCAGATTCTCTAATGATAGAGATTACTTTGTCAATATCTTGAATTGCTAAAATAATACCCTTAACAATTTTTAATCTATATTGTAGTTGTTTTAAATCATACTTGTAACAGTTAATATAAACTTGCTTTTCATGGTCTAAATGTTGTTGTAAAGCATCTTTCCATCCAAACACTTTTGGAAAGCGACCATTCTCAAGCATTGTCATATTAATACTATATGACTTTTGTAAAGAAGTATTCTGATAAAGATAATCAATAATATGCGAAATATTACTATTCTTTTTAATGTAGATTTTAATACAAGCCTGTTCTCCTGTTAAATCATTAAATCCTTCAATAGAAGAATCTAATTGTTCAGAATCGAACAGTTTTTGAATTTCTTTACAAATAGTATTAGCATACACTCCATAGGGGAGTTCTGTAATTACTAAAGTAGTATCATTCTCCTGTTCAATCTTAGCTTGGATAACTGCGGCTTTTCCTTTACCGCCTTTAATGCTTTCTTTAACTTCATCAGCATTAATAATGGTTCCACCTGTTGCAAAATCTGGAGGACAGTAAATCTCGCTAAAATCAATATCTGGATTTTCCAAGAGAAGACACAGAGCATTGTTTACTTCTTTAAGATTAAATTGCGGGATGCTTGCGGCCATACCTACTGCGATTCCGCTAGAGCCATTTACGATGTTATAGAAGCCTTTAGAAGCTAATACTCTAGGATATTTTTCAGTATCATCGTAATTATCTACCCATTCGTCAATAGAATGCTGAGTAGTATCTTTTAAAAGATATTCCGCAACATTTGAAAGCCTTGCCGCTGTATAACGAGGAGCAGCCCAGTTTTCACTAGCAGTAAGATTGCCATAAGAACCTTCAACTTCTACTATTGGATAACGCATAGTGAATGGCTGACCGCTACGCATAATAATACCTTCACAGCTTGCGTCTCCGTGAATATAAAAACGCATAGCACTACCGATTGCTTTTAAAGTTTTCTTAAAAGGCTTATCGTATGTAAAATTGTCTGTATACATACTATAATAGATTTGTCTTGCAGAAGGTTTTACAAAATCTCTAACATCAACAAGCGAGCGAGATTGAATTACTGCTCCCGCATATTGCGTAAAAGAATCTGCAATAACTTGTTCTAGATTTGCAGTAGTCAATTACTCTCTCACCTCTCTAAAGTCGATATTATCAAAAATAAATTCTTTACGTTTCTCTACAGAGTTACCCATCAAATCTTCTAGAAGAAGCAATGCATTATATGAAGGTTCAAGAACATCTAAATGCTGACATTCTCCAAACATAGAATCTTTAGCTTGTGCGGCAGATAACGAACCAAGACCCTTATTGCGTTGCACTTCGCCTTTAATTTTACCTCTTGCTGCATTCATTTCTTGATCGGTAAAGAAATATTGCTCACTCTTACCATTTTTTACAATATAGAGCGGAGAACGCAACCAACATAATCTTTTCTCCTGGATGAATTCAGGACAAATCTTATAAAGTGCAGTCATTATAAGCAGACCTATATTATATCCGTCACTGTCGCTGTCAACACATATGCCGATTCTACCATATCGAAGTTTTGCAGCATTATACTCTCCAGGAATTACATTCAGTGCTTTTAGAAGAAGTTGTACTTCCTCATTATTATAAAATCGTTTTTCGTCATTAGTTAAAGCATTAATTAACTTTCCTCGAAGCATTAAAATACCATACTTTTGTGGGTCACGTGCAACGGCGATCGTAGAACCTGCGGAAAGCCCTTCTACTAAAAGTAAAACCGAATCCTGTCCAAGGTGTTCTGCGTCTTTTAGCTTATCAGGATTCATAATCTTTACTTTTTTATTTGCAGCTTTCGTTCCTGCTTTTACTTTTTCTCTAGCTTTCTTAGCAGCTTCTGCAGCTTTTCGCGCAAGTAAAGCCTTTTCAATAATAATCTTTGCATCTTCTGGATTATTATCTAACCACAGTTCTAATTTTTCTCCAAGTACCTCTGAGATAAAGGCATTATCTTCAGTACTTGTAACTCTAACTTTTGTTTGACTATCATATCGTATATTTGGAGAAGCAAGATTAAATATGACAATCATACCTTCCTGAATGTCACTGCCAGAAAGATTGTCTTTTTTTAATAAGCCATTATCTTTTGCCCATTTATTAAAGATTCTAGTTATACAACTTTTAACTGCGGTAATAGGTGTCCCTGCTTCAACAATACTATAGTTACAAAAACAATCAAATGTAGATTTTGAACTACTTGTTGAAGTCATAACGAAATCTAAATATTGCCTATCTTTAGTTTCAGTAAAAGTAAAAGGTATATCAAATAATGTTATTTCATCTCTAACCTTTTCTTCTAATAAAGATTTTAACCCAAGAGGATGATAATAACGTTTATCTTCAAAATAAATTTCTAGCCCAGCGCAAACACAAGACATATTAAAAAATTCTTTTCTAAGTGCTTCTAAATTGGGCTTAGCATTTCTAAAAAACTCTTCACTAGGCTGAAACGAAACTTCCACTCCATGTTTATCTTTATCAGTTTTTCCTGTCTTTCTAGAGTGGAACTTTCCTTCAATGAATTCTACAGTTTCATATTGACCATCACGACAAGTTGTTGCTTTTAGCCAATGGCTAAGAAAGCATGTTAAGGATGCTCCAATTCCAAAAGCTCCTGTTGAAGTTTTATATACTGCGGAATCTGATTTATCATATTTTCCACTAGTATTAATATCTCCATAGACCATTTCTAAGATTGTGCGGCCATCCTCTTTTTGCACATTCGGCAATATTCCCTGGCCATTATCAAGAATAGTAATAGAATTATCGTCTTGATTATACCATACGTTAATTTTTGTACAATTCCCTGCTAGAAATTCATCATAACAATTAGTAATAATTTCTCTTACTAGCTGTGTTGAATCTTCATTACTCCCTAGATAAGTATCGGGGCGAAGTCGCGTGAAAGATAATGGGTCTAATTTCTGGATACTATCTTCTGTATATTTACTCATTATCCCCCAATCTATTTAATAAATACTCTTCATCTAAGTTTTTAAAATCTGTATATGGAATCCTAATTAATTTTATGCTATGTTCTTTACAATAGTTATTTTTTATTTTGTCACTATGTTGAATTTTAGCTAAATTCTCTTCTGTATTCCATCCTCCATTTGCAGAAAAATGAGTATATCCATCATATTCAATACAAGTATTATAATCAGGCAAATAAAAATCAATTCTTAACTTATACCCTGTCTCAGGATTAATTAAGTCCTCAAATGTTTTTTCTCTTTTGAATCTAATTTTCAGATTATTAAGAATTTCTTTTACTCTATTTTCACCAGAAGATTTAGATGAACATCCACAACTTTGAGTACCATGTCGTTTATCGTTTCCATATAAGCCACGACGCAATTCTCCAACAGTTACAGAAGTGTCGTTGCCACAATCGCAATGACATTTCCAATAAATTTCACCATTAGAGCCTTTTCTAGTTTTATCAATTCCAATAGCTGTTAGCATACCAAATTTTTGCCCAGTTAAATCTAGTATTCCTGCTTTATTCTTGGCAATAACACTTTCTCGTTGCAAACAACCACAAGATTTAGTATTTCTACTTCTTAACTTATGCATAGAAGTATATACTATAGTTTTATCTTTACATGAACATTGACACTTCCAAATCCAACGATTATCATTGTCTTTTTTGTCTGTTAATTCTAAAACTGTCAATCTGCTAAATTGTTCGCCTGTTATATCTTCTATATAGGTTCCTTTGGCAGTCTTAATTTTCTTAGTGTACAATTTTATCCATTTCTTCTGGAGTAAGTGCCACCATCAGAATTGCAGCTTTATCTTCTAGAGGAAGATTATTAAAATAATTATTCATGCTATCTGCCGCATTCTTACGATATATAGCAAGTTCTCGATTAGACTTATAAGTTTCTCCATCAATAGTGTCTACAATATATTTTGTAGCTTTTGCTCCAGAAGGACAAGCAACTCCACTATACCAATTAACAACTTTTGCTACAGTATATGGAGAAACATTTTTGCGAGCATCATAGAAAGAATTTTCTACAACTACATATCTTTGAATATCTTGCATCTTAATATTGTCTGGCACCATATAAGTATATTTAGTAGCATATTTATCATTACTAAAAACTACAGTTACATAACCATTCATATACTATTCCTTTCTACTAATAAATATATTATACAATATTTATTGTAGATTGTCAAATAAAATAAAGCCCACTAGTTTTTTTACCAGTGGGCTAAAATTATTTAATCTTCTGTGCGGAATTTGCGGCGACGCTGGAGAACTCGTTCAGTGTTATCCTGATAATTAGCCTTCATAGCGTCGTACTTATTAATATCAACTTCAATCTGTCCTTGTACGCTATTCCGCAGGTCAACAAGGTCTTTATATAGATTATAAGTAATTTCTTCAGAAACTTGCGGACGGTCTAATAGGTCGATAAGTTGATCCATTCCGATAAGACGTTGCTTCATCATCTTAATCTTTTCATGTAGTGCCTGCATATCACATTTAAATTCTGCGAATCGACAACCATCCCATTCATTCATAATATCTTTGTCATCTTCATGACAATATGCAACATCTGTAAAAGTACCATACTTTGTGTGCTTAGTTACCTCTGAATAGCCCAGTTCTGCATCATAAATGGATTCTAAAATCTTCCCGCGCATTATCGCACCACCTCAAAGATTTCATTATTTGCATTTCCAGCCTTAGTTACCGTATATGCGCCAGTCATTTGATAGAGGTCTGACCACTTGTCAATAGCCTTTTCAACTGCTTCCTCTGGGGTCTTGGCCGCATAATGCCCTAGAACTCGTTCACTAAATGCGACTCGCCACTTATTAGACATAATCCTCCAATCGTAGAAGTTTATTATTAACAATTGTAAATGTATCATCAAGTTCTTTATCATCATGAAAATGACCAAAGAACCAATGCTTAAAACTATTTCCATCCAAAAGATGCTTATAATAAATATCTAACCACTTTTCTGTAGTTTTATCTACACTAGACTGGTCAATACTTGCCATGAACAGATATTTAATTAAAGGCTCCGCAGACATTGGTGCAGTATGCGAAATAACAAATTCAATATCATTACTATTTTCTACAGTTAGTTTGTTTAGGCGCTCAAACTGTAGATAAGTCAACTGTTCATTATATTCATAAGGGAGATTGTATGCAATTCTATATCCTTTATCTACAGAGTATGCCCCAGGATAAAAAATAATACAATGTCCATCTACATCATAGATTCCACCTGAATCATCAATATAATGGATATTTGGATACTTCTTCTGGTATAAGGTAATTTCAAAGAATTTGTCAGAGAAGTCCCATCCATCTTGCGGGAAAAGACCCTCCTTAGTTTCTGTTGTATGATTTTTCCAGTAGGTGTTATCATGATTTCCGCGCATGATTAACCAAGTGCCAGGAAATTCAGACATTACTTTTTTACAATTACCCATCGTATAGTTCCCATATTCAAGGGAAGCATCCCCGCACACAATGATAATATCTTCTTCTTTTGGATTTTCAATTTGGTCTATCGTATATTGATAGGCCATTTTATCTCCATGTTTATCCCCTGTTATATATACTGTCATACAATCTCCTGTTTAACTGCTCGCTTAATCAATTCATATAAAAGTTCATCATATAGTTCTCTAGTAGGTTGGTACTCTTCATCTTTATGATACTTGTTAAATTCAGCTTCAAGTTTATCCATCTTAGCAACAGTATCTTCCATTAAAAGCCTAGCTTCATCTAACTTAAGATCAGCTTTATGACGCTTCACTGCTAGTAGCCAGTCATGATCATCAACAGCTAAGCACTCTCTAAAAGGATAGTGCTTAGTGTACTTTTTTGCAAATTCATAAATTCTAAGAGCATGTTGTAGCTGTTTTCCGTCATATCCAAAAGTGTCAATGTAGTAAGCCCTAGATGGATAACGATGCTCTAATGCATGTTGTTTTTCATAGCACATACCTTTACAACACTTCAAAGTTCTATATGGATTCATGTGAACAAACTCTTCAGCATGTCGCATCATTTCAAGCCAAATATCTTTATATGGTTGATTTGCAATCCAATAGTTGGTAAAGAATACTTCTACAAAATTGATATTTTGTTTGCGGGCAATGCGCATGTACTCGCGAACGTCTTTAAAGTCCACGTGCTCCCCGTTATCCTTCATTTCATATACTTTGTTCAAAGGTTGCTTATTTTGAACAATATCTCTAAAGCTAGGAATAGTAAGCATTTTAGAATCTACATCAGATTCTTCGTCACTAAGTCCAGGATAGTTGATAGACCCCTGCCCGCAAATGACAAACCAATCTGTAGGATGAACAGATAGTGCTTCATTAGCTTCTTCTGCAAGCCTGGTCATAATTCGCTGGTCATTCTTTAGAGTTTGTAGTTGTCTTTCGTCCATTAGCAATTCTTTCGTTTACCCAATCTTTATATTTACAAAAGTTTTTAAAATGTTGTTGTTCAATACAATCAAGATCAACACCAGAATCGTTTAGAACATATATGAAAGAATATAGTATTTCATTAGACTCTCTCACGCACTCTTCCGCAGTGATATAACCTTTTTCATAAAGTTTAGCTGTAGTCTGCAACTGCGTCATAGCTCCATCTTTGAGAAGATTCACAGTGCTATAATTCATTTACATCCCCACCACATCATAATCAAGCCAGCTTTTAGAAGCAAAAGTTTTATAATGATAAAAAGCCTCTCGGAGAGGAACCATATCAAGTTCTGTTAATGCATCATAAATCGCAGAATCAATTTTTCTGTCAAATGCTTCCTTAGTAATTTTTTCATTAAAATATGATTCAGCAGCCTTGTGGATTTTTTGAATAGCTTTAACTTCCACTTCAATTCTATTCATCGTTCATCCAATCCTTATTACGACGATTATACCTCTTTTTATTTCTGTGCGGCCCATGACCCGCCGCAAATCCATTATACTGCGGCTTTTGGAAATCAAATAATTGCTCTTTAGTTATCTTGTAGGAGCGCTTCCCACGTCTCTTTGAGTTTTTCATCAGTAACATCATCCTCTTGATAGAACATAGTATTTGGATTAAAGACAAAATTCTCTAGAAGTTGACCCAACCGCATATCAGGATAGTTAATCCAGAGATTACGAATGTCAGTTAGAATTTCATCAATTCGATTGAAGTCTCGCATATCTACATCCTATCCTCGTCGATGGAATAAAGCGCTATAAGGAATAGAACAACTAGAACTATTCCTGCTATAATGTACTTCATTCGTTTTCCTTTCTTTATCTTCTATTATTATATCAGAACTGGTTCCAATTGTCAATGTTATGTTTCAATTTTCTCTCGCGCGTGATAGTGGAGCCACCGAAACCGAACTCGTGGTTCCACGATGATGACCATTATATAGGCACAAAAAAAGTGCGGACAAACGCCGCACTTAATTTTAATTTAGTTTGTAGTACCTACAATTGGCTGAGAGCCTTCCGGGACTACAATCAAACTTCCATTATCAGCCGCACTCTTTAGAGCATCAATGTACTGCTGCTGGAGAACTGCATCAGTCAGAGAAGCATTTAGAGTGGCATTAGCATCAGCCTTACCTTGCGCTTCAATTACTGCCGTTTCTGCATTTACACGAGCCACCTCTTGATTGTTATAAGCAGTTTGCTTTGCAATCTCTGCCTGCTGAGCTTCAGAATACTTATTCACAATATCTTGCGAATAACGAACTTCCTGAATACTTACCTGTTCAACATTTAGACCATAGCTAGCCCACTTCTCAGTTAGTCGCTCCTGGATTGCCGCAGTCAACTCACCACGATTAGTTAGAACAGTAATTGTGTCAAACTGTCCAGCAACTTCGCGTGGAATAGAACGAGCATCTACAGCTGCGATTGACCGCACAAAATTCTCCTGAGTACCATAGTCACGATAAATATCAATCGCCTTAGAGGGGTCAAGTGAATAATTCACCTGAATATCAATGTTAGCACTTGCGCCACCAGAATCATTGATTGTTACCTGCGGGCCATTTGCAGAGCCACCAAAGTAATCCTCTTCACCATCACCAACAAATGAAATTACATTATTGCGAATATCATAGGTAATTACATCTTGCCAAGGAGCCTTTACGTGAAAACCTGTCTCTGAAGAGCTGCCAGCGATATTACCACCAAAGTCACGTAGAACTTTTACATCACCAGCATCCTGAGTATATAGACACTGACTAAAAATTAAAACTACTCCAACTACAAAAGCAATAATTGAGGGAATAATCGGAATATCAAGCCTAAACTTACAAATTAGGAGAATAATACCTGTAATAATAGCAAGAATGCCAATAACAAACAGAATCAATTAATCATCCCTCCAATTATCATCTACTTCCATTTCCCTCACAACTAGACGCTCTTCCTCTTCCCGCATTCGCATCTTTTCCTTTCGCTTCTTTTGGATAGATGCTTTCTTTTCATCATTATAAATCTTTTCACGGTGAGTTAGCTTCTTGCCTGGAATATCGTCTTCAATATCCCAATCTTCGTCTTGCCACTTGGCAGGGTCGATTTTCATAATTTACCTTTCAAATATCTAAACAGCTTTTGCTGATATATCTGGCGCCCCTGGCAGAACTTGAATCTGCAACCTAGAAATTAGAAGTTTCTTGCGCTCTCCTGTTGCGCCACAGAGGCAATAAAAAGAAGATTTTCTTTTCGGACCTAAAGAACTAATCTTCAGCAAACCTAACCCCGCAACCTAGTAAGCTCGTATAGCGCCCTCAATTTAGAACTGCTGTCTCAATTCCAAGCCCTAGTAACGGTATCTGTTAACGCGCTCTCCAAATCATTTTATCTTAGACTAACAAAATGACAGTTGTTAGTTGCAGGACTGGCACATCCAATAGGCAGGGTTAGAACCATTAGCTTTAGCATTGACCTACAAACTCAAAAACCCAATATCAAAAGTTTTTTCCGACCTTCGCCGTACCTCCTATATTCAGCCAATTTTCAGTCACGTTGCAGATAAGACTGAACCATGCGGAGCGACCGCATAGCTTCTTACCCGTGCGCGGGATTAGCGCATCTACCCATTCAACTGCGGGATTTCTTTTCCCCGCAACTTTCACCCATCATTCAGTAAGTAAAAATCCATATAATTATCTTTATATAATCTTTAGTATATTGTTCGCTGATTTGGGCTACTCGAACCAGACTCTTGCGTTATAGGTGATTACTCACCATCAACAGCGACAAAACTCTCTTGTTGGTATTTCCCGCAGTTTGGTTGGCTACCACACCAGCCACTTACAGGATTATTCTCCACAGGAGCGTCTATTATGAAAGCCGCAATCTGTCTGTACCTTTTGGTTCTAAATATATTCAGCACTACAACTCACGTTATTCCTTGCGGAACTTATCTGTTTCACATTACTGCTTCATTTACTTTCCACTTTCAAAGTATCCCAAGAAAGCTTCAAGTCTAAGTTGCATCCTTGACCGCATGACATTGCGCATACACAAGGTTGAAAAACTTTTGGTATTGGGTTTTCAAGTTGCCTTTTATATTATATCAGATAATTACTTATCTGTCAAGGAAGATTTTCACTTCCTAGAAATATTTTCACAACTTTTTCAAGTTGATAAATATATTATATAATATATTTTCAAGTTGGTCAAGAAAGATTTTTACTTTCCATTAGTAAAAATAAAGTAGCTAGAATCACACTTCGGACACCACATTGCATTAGATGCCCAATCAGGATGCTCCATTACCTCGCCGCACTTGTTACACTTAAACTGCTTGCCGCGACGCTTCCGATCCTTTGGCTCCTCCGCAAGACCCGCATTTACTAGCGCCTTCTGGAGAGAATTCATAGCCATTTTATTTCCTTTCTTTTGGATAACTAACAAATATATTATATAATATATTTTTTATTTTGTCAACGATTAATCATACTCCTGAATTAGATGGACAATTACTTTGCGGCCAATCTTCTTTGCGTAATCAAAAGTGTACTTAGTACCTCTACTTTTGCCATCCCAAAAAGCAATTACAACATCACAAAAATCAACCATTTCTTCATCCCGCACCAATGGAGCACGCTTACCATAGATTTTATAGTTGGGTTCATAAACAATAGTTTCAATTCCATTTTGTTTTGCCCAAGAGTCAGCAATAGTATCAACGCCAATCGCTGCCCCATGCACTATTGCGGCACATGATTCTGGTCTAATATATCTTGATATTTGTAGATTCTTTATAGACCTTGAACCGCAAATTAGAACAACTGGTTTAGTAATGTTGTGCGGCATTAGTATAGTTCCTCATAAATAAAAGAATCATCGCCAGAGTAATAGATTTTCCGCACGCCCTTATCCCGCAAAGCAGCCATACAAGCAGGACAAGGACGAGCCATTCCCATACCCAGAGGCTTTCCTTCACAAATTCGATAGATATAAACCGACACATCACGCCAGTTTAGATTCTGCTCTATTGGATAGGGAATCTTAGTCAAACAGCGAATCTCTGCATGGGCTTTATCCAAGATACCTTTTACATCATGATTGAACTTGCGATACTTACGATTATACTTCTTCTGCTTAGGAGAAGTTTTATTAGTATTGCAAGCAGAAGCAATAATATGCTTCTTGTAAACAATCACACAACCGATATGGAAGTTATCAAAGTCAGATTGCAAAGCAACTCGACGGGCCGCATCAAACATCTTCATATCAAAATTTGAAATCTTAGACATTTACTTCCTTTCTCTATAATATATATTATACTATAGAGGAAGTGTATTTGTCAACTAAAATCCTCCTTCAACAATAGTAATAGTAGTAGTGACTGTTTGCGGGAACTGGATATTCTTCTTAGCCATAATATCTCTGACATTTTGGTCAAAATGTGTAAATTTTATTTTGTTCAATTCTTCATCTTCGCCAAAGTTCAAATTCTTAAGGACCAAATCTCTGCTGCGAGCGACCTCTAAAGCTTCTTTGCCGCACACACCATATACTAGCATCGTATAATAAACAACAAATTGTTTGGCAGGACTTACCCCACGGAATTTATGGTAAGAAGTATAAGTAAAATAATCAAGATAGAATTTTTTCATAAATATATTTTCAAGATTATCAATCTCTATATATGCTTCTTCTGGAGTCAATAATTCTACAGTAGTGGGGCTACAGCCAAGCTGTAGTCCTAGCGAGTGGCTTGCTACGCAAGCCGCTCGTTCTACTAAATCATGTTCAGATTCAGAACGCTCTGAATAATGTG